CCACGTCTTTGTTGGCTCCACGCAATCGCATCTATCGGCCTGCGCCAAGCCATTAGCGTAAGAGATACCGTCTGAATCGATGTGAGTTTAGCTTATTCAATGCGCATTGTTTATCTATTAATTAAAATCATTAATATTGTATCGTTAATATTAATACATTAAGTTATGGCTTGCAATAAGAAAAAGAAAATGGCTAATGGAGGCAAGGTCTCCGAGAAAAAGAAACCTCAACTGAAATGTGGAGGCAAGGTTAAGAAAAAGAAGTAATAACCGGAGGGGTATATCCCCTCCTCAGTATTTAGCATATGAAAAATTCAGAATTTGTATCTAGAATCATAAATGATATGAACTCCATCAATAAGGACGCTCATGTCAGTAGGAGATGGATATTATCCATAGGAAGACAAAAGGCAAGATCATATATAGCCCAGAAGTATGCTGATGGAACCTTGTTCGGCGAGGAATCACTGTATACTCATATCAATTGCATGGAGATGGATAGGGTTCGGAAAATTGATTGTTGTTTTGATGAGTTTAAACTATGCAGGATACTTATGAGATCCAAGAAAAGATTGCCCGATATGATATATACCCGTATAGGTCCGGCTATCATCAAAGTATCAAACATCATGGATGATATTATATTTACCTCCATATCGTTAAGAAAATACGCTAACAACAAGGAACGTAAATACGGGAATATAGATCAATACTATTATTATGTCAATGATGGATATATCTATATACCAGATATTAACATAGAGGCTATAAATGTTGATCTTATAACTCTCGACAGAAAAGCGGCGTTAGAGCTAGGGGGATGTGGAGCTGAAAAAGATAAGCCATGTACATCTCAATGGGATTATGATTTCATATGCCCAGACAAACTTCTTGAATATGTGGTTTCCGAAACATTAAGGGAAACTGTAACCAAATTGCAGATCCCTACGGATGAGAACCCGGATATGGATATTAATAAGAAAACACAAAAAATTCAATAACATGAATCTAATAAGATCAATAATCAATTTCTTTGGTTTCAATGACGCCATAGTTGACGGTATAGGCGAAAGAGGGATGAGAGACAGCTCTATTATAAGATATAATGAGGTGCACGATATGTATGACAAGATTATAAAAGATCTGGGAGATATGTCGGCTTACGTATCCAAGGGTTATATCTATGATAAGATAAAGGAAAGAACGGGATTAAGTACCAGACATATTAGTAGGATATTAAATCATACTAAGAGAAAAGATCTTAGGTTTATATAAAAAGGAGAGGATAATCAACCTCTCCTTTTTGTTTTTAACAGCCTCCACCTTGACTTGGATTAGATACATACATGCTTGTAGCATTGCTAACACAATCACTTCCGCCTGATATCGTTCCCGATCCGGATGGTATGGTGACTGTTTTAGTGGTAGAGAAATATTCTACATCTCCAGATGGTTCAGATCTAGTATAATACACATCAAATGATGCTGTTTTAGATTTACCACATGGATTATCATAGCTTACGGATATACTTAAGCATTGTCCATTAAAACTTCCGCTAGCGTAAGCGCTCCATGTTTCGAGGCAATCGCATCTATCGGCCTGCGCCAAGCCATTAGCGTAAGAGATACCATCGGATTGGAGGTTATTGTCGGCTATCCTATTTGCCTCATCCTTGGTGCAGGCGGTGTATTTTTGTGTATAAATTTCTTGTATTAGGATGAAATCGTTATATTTGTGATATGAAAACAAAGTCATTTAAAATACTTGATCAGTACTTTCTTCGGTTTTATAGATCTATTATGTCTAAGAACGGCAAGAGAAGGAAACATACGATTGTGGACAAGAATGATATTCTCGAATGTCAGTCCTTGATATGGAAGGTCATACGTGATAAGTATCTGGATAATGAGGGTGGGGTTTATATAAACAACATCGGTTATCTGTGCCATAAGATCAATCCTAATCGTAAGATATATCTAAATAAGCTTACCGGTACTATTAACAGACGTGGAACTGGTGGATATTCTTATGTCCATACGTGTATTGATTTTATGCCTCGGAACAAGTATTTCCATCTCTATATTTCTCCGGCGTTGAATAAGGAGTGTAGATTGGCTATGGAATCAGGTAGGAGGTATAAGTTCTTGTACCGGGAGGTTGAATCGGAGAGTAAGGTATTTGGAGTTAAATGGGTTTACAAACTGTAGAAGTTTTTGTGATCCAGTTAGCCCGTGAGGGTAGACTGGATTTTTTTTGTATCACGGATTCAAATACATATCTTTGTGCAAAAGACTTAAATATGACGATAAAGGGCTTATTGGCCGAGATCAAGGCCGATTTACATAAATACGATGATAGCGGGGCTATAGATACCTCATCTGTTTATAGGTGGGCTGAGATCGCCTTGAAAAGGTTCGGGGGTGTTATAGCGGTCATGTCTGAGGCGGTTGTCAAGACCAGCAACAAACAGGCGGTATTGCCTTCTGATTTTTTCGACATGCTTGATGCCTATAGGTGTGAGCCTCTTGTCTGTGAGATTCCGGGCGGCGACAAGGCTAAGGCTGACCTCCAACATGAGATCGGCTGGGTCGAGCGCACCGAGCGTGGGTTCCGTTGGGACTCCTGCACCGAGTGCTGCAAGGAGGAGTTTGAGAAGACGATCACGGAGAAGATCTATATCGGGTCTCACGAGGTTCGTTTTCATTACCATCATCCTGTAAGATTATCGATAGGTCGTGGGTTGAGGCGTGATTGCGCCGCTGACAAGTATCGGGATAAGTACGATTGGGATAATTATGATATAACTATATCCGGCAATATTATGTATACCGGGTTTGACGGGTTTATTTATATCATATATCGTGCTACGCCTAAGGACGATGACGGTCTTCCGTATATACCAGAAACGGCGTTAGGTTATCTTGAGGATTATGTTGAGACGTATATCAAGATGAAGATCTTCGAGAATGCCGCCGTGAATGGCTTGATACAAGGCGCTGGTGACGCTTATAAATTATATGCTCAGCAGGAGCCGGGTAAGTTCGCTAGGGCTATGAAGGAGCTTAAGATGTCGATGATCACGTTAAATGATTATCGGGAGTTGGCTGAGGATAATAGGAGAAGAATGTTGTCTTATGAGCGGATGTGGCCTAATGCTTTTGATAAGTATATCAAATTTATTTAGTTGCGGGGGAGGGAATCGAACCCTCGATCTTTAGGTTATGAGCCTAATGAGATACCTCTTCTCCACCCCGCGATTATGACGCGAATATACGTTTTTTAAAAAGAAAAAAAAGATAATATGGCAAAGAAAAATGATTGGATACATTTAGATAAGACAAGTGGTACTGGCCCTGCTGAGGTTAAGGTTACAGCTGATATTAATGAGACCGGCGAGATACGTCAGGTAACATACAAGGTTATAAAAGAGGGAACCAAGGAAGAGAAGACGTTCGTGTGCAGGCAGGAGTCCGTCCCGGTGGTGATCATCCCGGAGTTCGATTACCTTGTGCTTAGGTATATCTGGGCTGACGAGGACGGCATTGACTTTGACACGGCTACCGGTTTCGATAACACCGGCCTCCAGGATGTTGACGGCAAGCTGGTTGGTTGGAGTAAACAGTACCAGACCACGCAGGAACGGGTAGGTGATTATCTTATCCACGGTGGTGATAACATGGAATCAGGAAATGAGGCCGCTTTGATCCAAATGGGGCCGTTGTTGGATGGTGATAATTACGATAAATTACCTCTTGAGATCAGATGCAGTATATACGGTAACTGGTATGGTGGTCGTGAGAAAGGTGATGTCACTATCAGGTTCACGGCATATAAGGGCGGTTCTATGGAGAAACGTGGATATGATTTTGTCAATATCGGAGGCGAGGAGGTTTATACCGGTGATGCCCCTACCAACGTATCCGCCCATGGTGAGGATAATTGGCAAAATATAAAGACCTTGTATTCTAAGGTAGGCACGATGATCTATAACAAGGAATCTCGTGACTGTATTGTAAGAATAGGTGAATAGATTTTTCTTCATAATATAAACACATCGGCTCTCTTGTTCGTGAGGATAGGAGAGTTTTTTTATTTTTTTTAATCCTTCACTTATGACATATTTGATCTTTTATTGCGTGGGAATAATCTAGCTTTGCCGAAAACTAGGATCATGATAACTTTAAATGATGTAAATAACGAACTCCATGTCCGGTTATATATACTGGAGGTGCTTAAGGATTATATAAGAGATGATGATTTCGACGAGCTTTTAGATAAGGCGTTGGATTTTGTCATGGAAGGCGTTTCTATGCCTAAGGCTCCGGCCAAGGATACCACCATGAGTGACATATCAAAGAGCGTTTTAGCCTTGGTAGCGGGTGCTGGATTAGATGAGAGGTTAAGCAAAAGCTCTTTAGAGTTAGCTTATGACAGATGTAAGATGAGGTACGTATTCGATCCTCGAAATCGGGATATACACGGTGTGATCGTAGGTTATTCCAATGACTTCAATAGTCTGGTAGCTGTGTGTGATGAGGGATCGAAGAAAGGAGTGGATAAAGGATCTACTGATTTTGTGGATGTCAATGAGAGATACGTGACTAACGGTTTCTTTTACATATCTGTAGAGGATGCCGATAAGCAATCGAACTACATGGGTAAAAATTTGTAATTGTTGTGTTTTTGTACTTTACACGAGCGTTTAAAAGTATTTAGTTCTCCTCCTGACTTGTGAAAGTCTGGAGGATTTTTTATTTTTGTACGATTTGAATGTTTTGCATAATACGTACTGTTTATTAGAATCCGCCACATAAGTGATTATCTGGTGGATTTATTATATTTGCGAAAAAGATAATGTCGTGCAAAATAACTCTAACATAGCGGTTCCCGATTCCGGGATGAACAGGGATAAGCATCCACAGGATCTATCCCCGTCTGAATATAGTTTCGCCTTGAACGCTACCATAGAGGGTGACGATGGAAGCCAGCTTAAGATCCAGAACGAGCCTAGTACCCTTTTATGTAAGCGATTTGATGGCTATAAGGTTATTGGGTATAAGAATGATATAGCTGGTGATAACACTTATTTCTTTCTATCTAATCCGGATGATAATACGTCTAAGATCACGTTCATGCGGTCATTGGATTATATCAAGACCGTGGAGGATCAATTGGCTGGATCGGGAAAGGACATCCATCGTATCCTTGGCGAGAGGCTTGAGGAGTCGGATGGTCGTTTTGATGAGATATGTGATTTGATGGAGGTCCTGATAGAGGACGGGGTTGATGATCCTTGTCTTAACTTCTCCATCCATCACCCGATATTCGACATAGAGATCAAGGACGAGAAATGCGGGAAGGTGATATACTGGACCGATGGATATAATCCCCAGCGATATGTTATGGTCGATAAGGCTCTTAATCCGGATGATGATGGTGATTTTTGGTATCATTACCATGGGTATAAGACATGTGGGGATGACAAGCCAATAGAGAGGTGTAGGCTGGCCTGCGAGAAGCTGCTGGTGTTCCCGTTGCTGACGGCCCCGTGCGTGGAGCCTGAGGTCGTGGAGTTCGGGGGGAGCTTGCGTGCCGGGACCTACCAGTTCTGCGTGGCGTTGTGCGATGAGTTCGGGATAGAGAAGACCGGATATTGCTCATTGACCAACCCAATCATGTTATTCGACCGTCAAGATATGGTTATCCGCGATGGTTTATGGGGTAAGTCAACCAATATGGGTATCCGCCTTACTGTATCCAATATAGACAAGCAGGTATCTCATTATAAGATAGGTGTTATACAGAACACGGTTGGGTTTAATGGTGAGCAAAGCCCGGTTCTTGAGTATTTCATAGAAGGTATACATCCGATAACGGAAAGGACTATCTATTATCTTACGGATCAGTATAGCGAGCGTACGACCATGGAGAAGTTATCCAAGGAAATACCGGTATATAAGACAGCCAGAGGCATGACGTCTGTCGGGAATCGTCTTCTTCAATACGGCTTGACCGTGGAGAACGAATGGAATCTTCAACCGGTCGTTAACTTCTTGGGTCATTTCGTTAAATGGCAGACATCTATAGCCACGGAGAATTTGTATAAAGACGGTGTGGCTTGCTCTAAATACGCCTCTTTCATGCGTGACGAGGTATATCCGTTGGGTATAAGGTTCTTTACCAATACAGGATACAGGACAGCTAGATTCCCGCTTATCCCTCGTCCGGCCACAAGGGAGGAGATGGAGGTTATCGTTGATGAGGACGGTAACTCTGACGACCTGTCGGCTGCGTCGGTGCTGGAGAACAACCCGCAGTGCGCGGGGAACAGCCGCCGTCATCTTTGGCAGTTTAAGAATACGGCAAAGATCATAAACGACCCGTCTTGGGGATTTGATGATTTTGGAGGAGAATGCAAGAATCAGCTAGATGTCAAGCAACTCAGATATGTAGAGCAGGAATATGCCACGGTAGGAGAGACCCAATTCGTTATCAATACGATGGGGGAAGATGTTACGGTAGATGATGCTATTGATTATATCGCTGATAATATAGAGAACCTGTGTGATATCATAGAATCTAATGTAGGTATTACTGACGAGTTATGCGCTGCTATATCATTGCCAGAGGATCAAGACGGTATAAAGGCTCCCGATTTCCCTAGTGGATGTGATGATATCGAGAGGATAGAGACCAGGACTATATTGGATAAAAACTCTTTGGTGGATTCTAGGATTGATTTTACATATAAGCTGGCTAGTGATTATACGGAGACCGAGCCTACCACCTTAATACAAAGTAACGCCGAGTCACAAAGGAAATTCTCTGTATTGTGTGATTTCGATAATTACTCCAGTGGAGGTAAGAATATCATAGATCTGGTTCAGGAATGGTTGGATGGTCAGGATGAGGATAAATTCCCGTCTGATATAGACTCCTCCGCCTTGGTCTTGTGTCAGGATATGTCTAATGTCCGGCAGTTATATGATGAGGGTATATGTACTAATGGGTGTTCGGTAGGTGATCCTCACGTGAATCCTACTATTAACGATGTTCAACTTCCTACATTCCAAGGGGGTAGGTCATTGGGTAAGTGCACATATTTGTATCAATATCCCGGATGGGAAGGAAAGAAGCATACGGAGACGATGCTTGATCAGTTAATGGATACGATGGAGGCTTATTTCCCCCAATATGAGAGTCAGTTTGGTATCGAGAACGCCATGTGTCTTTTTGGCGATGGTGATAATTCTAAGTTCAATACCAGCATATCTACTGATTGGGAAAGTCGTGTGTCTGTGCAGAATGATATTGACGCCAAGACCAATTGGTTCGGTAGAAGCAACTTGACTTATTTCAAGTTCTATCCACATGTATCCTCATACGCCAGATGGGTGGAGTTGGATTACGAGAAATACATAAGTGGTTTATCCGATCCTGATAACGGTATTATGTATATAGAGATGATGGGTAACTATAATTATCCGATCGGCGACTCATCATCATACAATAAGGTTCGTATAACGTTTTTCTCGGACAAGGAAGGCACCGTGGCTCCTAATCCTTTGGCTAATGATGCCAAGAAAGGTGTTATAGTGAATTACGTGGATCATAAGATATTTATGATGCCAAAGTACTTGTTCTGGAATGATGACAAGACTACTTTCCATAAGATATATGTTTGCATCGAGCCTGCGGTATGCGTGTTCTTCACCGGTTTCGCCATGAGGCAGGACATGAAGGAGCTTGCCGGATTCTATACGGCCGGCACCGCCATCTTCCCCGCCCCGTTCTGTTTTGGCATTCGGCCACTGGAGGTGAAATACGTGTTCTTCTTCACGAAAGAATTGAAATTAAGGAGATTTGTTACCTATGAGGCGAAATGTGTCTCATGTGGAGATAAACCCGCTGACTGCGCTCCCAGACCATATCAGTATGGTGATTTCGGATATTGGGAGTCTGCCAATAAGTATCCGGCTAATTTTGAGTTGTATGATTCAAGTAAGATCGGGATATCATCGGGAGGATCAAAGAGGAAGGATATAATAGATTCTTTGACGAAATACTATGGGTCTCCTAAATCAGTTGGGGGTAAGTCTTATTTCACCGGTAATGGGGATAACGCTGAGTACCCCAATACGTCAACCACGTTTTGTCAGAAACCTATACGTCATTACAAGTTTCCGGATAACTCTGTCGCTCCTTTCATGGGTAATCCGTCTCAACTGACCGGTCAATATGGAGTTGACTCCTATATTTATCCTATGGGGGTGATGCTTGATGACGATATCGTTAATGAGTTTCTGGATATAGCGGTAGAGAACGGTCTTATAGATAAGGCTAGAAGAGATTCTATAATAGGATATGAGTTGTATAGGGGCGATAGGACGTTGGATAAGAGCGTTATCGGGACCGGTCTGGCTTATGATATGTTTAAGTACGATGATCCCGACGGATCGGCTAACCTTTATCCTAATTACCCTTACAACGATTTGTCTGATGATATGTATATCTATAAGGATATTAATCGTGAGAAATTTATAACGCATCCGTTTAACAGGAAGGGTAATATCTGGTATTCATTCTTAAGTCCTGATATTGCCTTTAACAAGCCTGACGCTCCCACTGAGTGCCTTGTTGATGGTTATCAATTAGGTAAATCCTCAGGTATATTCAGGGAGGTGGAGGATCACCCTAAATGGACGATATTAGGGAGTAAGGCTTATAGTATGGCAACATCATTGGCTACGGTGGAGGCTATGGCTAATTTAATATCCGCTATAGCTGAGTATACATATCAGTCGGCTTCACAGCAATATGTCGGTGGAGGTGTGTTCTTTTTAGCCAACCCTGTCGGCATAGCGCTGACGGCTATCCGTCTGGCTACAGGTATCGCCAAGGCCACAGCCCAGTCCGTGGTGGATATAGGCAAGTATAGGTATCAGTGGTTAACGGCATTGATAGATAGGGGACCTAGACGGAACTATGCTTATTACTATACTTCTGTCGCTCATTATAATTTATTTTACCAAAAAATAGGGGAGTCAGAGTTACGTGGATTGTCAACGGCTAAATATATCAAGAGCGGGTTATATCCGGTAACAGATATCTCTTCGCAAGGGGAGACCGTAGGCGGTAAGCCTATTATCATAAACAACCTCGATCGTGAGCATTCATTGTTCATGTCATTTGGTATGGATAAGTATATGCTTGAATATCCGGAGTTGGTTTCAAGTTACGATACCAGCCGTATTCAGGATGAGTGTAATATTCGTAACGATGAGGTGGCTGGTATGACGCCTCATTTTATGACACGTGAATCTTTCGTATCCTGCCCCTATATGAGGATAAAGAAATATTCTCCGGCTCAATACGGGCAGATAGAGGATATCAGGTGGGTATCGTTAGGTGGTTGCGGGTTGATGGATAAGGATAAGCGTAAACCTGTTTTTGGAGGTGATGTATTTATATCAAGATTCTCGCTTAAGAGGAAGATGCCTATGTTTTATTTGACTCAGTTCGGTCAGGGGGACATGATACCATTCCCTTATTATGATTATCGGAACATCGGGTATCCCCGTTATTTCGTTAATTACGATACCGGGGAGGATTATCTTAATAAGACCGATACGGATACCGGATCGCTATACTCTTTCCCTAGCCGGAAGAGCGCTTATGAGATGGTTTGCAAGACCGGAGATATGTATCTTAGCGGTCGTTTCTTCCTATATTTCTATGGCATACCTCAGTTTCTTGTGGAGTCTGAGATCAATTGCAATTTCCGTATAGCCGGCCCTGAGCCTTACGAGGGGTTCTATCCGGAGGTAGGGGATTATATATCATGGACTCAGGAGCGTAATGTCCCTATATCAAGGGATAATGTGTTTAAGATAAGTCCTGTGTATAAGAATCGTTTTACGCTAGGCGGAAGGTCATTACCAGAGACGTATGATAGCAATTTTTGGGACTGCGCCTACCAAAGACCCAACGGCGTCATATGGAGCACCGCCGACGTGTCGGAGAACGGCATGACCGATCCTTGGCTGTCGTACAAGCCTATGGATTACCATGAGTTCAAGACCTCTTTCGGGAAACTTATAAGCATGAAAGGGATAGAGTCGGATCAGATACTGGCTCGCTTCGAGAATCAGGTAGGGCTGTATAACGCCATAGACGTGTTGGCGGAGAGAATATCCCCGGAGAATAGCGAGCTAGGGACAGGTGGTCTTTTCGCCTCTCGTGGTATCGAGTATAATAATACGACGTTAGGATATTCCGGGACCCAGAGTCGGGATATGATCAGTTGCGAGTTTGGGCATTTTTGGGTCGATTTAAGGCGTGGTCAGGTGTTTAAGGTAGATTCTAATGGTAGGAATCTTACGGAGGTCACACCGGGGCTTAGAAACTGGTTTAAGGAGCATCTTCGGATGAAGATCATCCGTAGCCGGATATATAACGCTGATACGGACGCTGAGTTGTCTTATTATGATATCGATAACAAGTTCTTTGGTATAGGGCTATCCATGGGCTGGGACAATCGGTTCAAGAGGGTTCTGATAACCAAGAAAGATTATATACCGGTAGGGAATCCGAGCGAGTACCAATTCCGTGGCGGCCGGTTCTACAGGAACGGGCAGGCGGTGGAGCTACAGGACGCCAGCCATTTCACGGACGTCTCGTTCACCGTTGGATATAACTGCCTGAAGGGTGAGTGGAAATCATATTTATCCTACACTCCTGATTATTATATCGAGCACCAGCATTATTTCCAGTCTGGAAAGAACTACTCAAGTGAAAGTCAGGAGATAGGGTTATGGTCTCATGGATTGACCAACCAATCGTATCAAGTATTTTACGGTAAGCTATATCCGTTCGTTATAGAGGTCCCGGTACGTGAGCAGTATGTGAATAAGATCCTCACCAACTACCAATATCGGATGGATGCCAGAAGATATCAGGATGAGGTTAATTACCAAATTCTTAGGACTACTGGATTTAATAAGGCATGGTTTTATAATGATACCAACAACAGCGGTGAGCTTCGGATGGTTATCGCCGACAAGAACGATATGAGCCAGCGGTTAAGGTATCCTGTAACCAATGACGATAGCCGTGAGATACTGGTGACGGAGGTTGATCAGAAGATAAATATAAATGACTATTTTAACGAGGTCAAAGACGATACGAACAATCTTCCGATATGGGTTAAGGATGTGAATGACATTGGCCGGGAGATCGACCCTAGGGCCGTCGATTATCATCGGAGGTGGCGGGATCGTCTTCGTGGCGATTGGTTCTTGGCTAGGTTCGTTAATGACATTGAGAGTCGGTTCAAGATGATAGTACGTTGGTTTAGTAATGATGAGAAAGTTTATTGATTTATTAACCTATAGGGGGGGGGGGTATTTTGCCGCCTCTCCCTTGTATATTAAAACGATATGGAAGATTTTATTGGTAAGTACGATGGTAATCAAATAGACAGTAGACTTGATAAGGTCAAGGATATGGTTGGCGCCACGGCGTCCGAGGCTGGTGCTGCGGGATTGGTGCCGGCTCCGGCTGAGGGAAATGAGAACAGGTTCTTATCTGGAGATGGTACATGGAAGGATATATTATACAATGATTTGAAAGATATTCCAGATTCAACTTTGGTAGAGGCTACTGATGGTAATTATTCTGATTATAATGTGCAATCAGTACTTTTAAGGATTATTTATAATAACAAAACTTCTATAACACAGGATGAATATGATGCAATTCTTTCAGCAATTCCAGTTGGTAAAATAGCATGTAAATACTCATACAATTGTGCAGTATCTATTGAGTTTGGAATAGGTGAATTTATATTATTAAGAGGAGAAAATGAAGGAGAGATATATGCTTATTCTTATAGTAATTCAAATTTTGATGGTAGCACAAATTTTTATAATTCCGCTCTAATTAAAAGTGATTTGTCAGCTACAGTAGGTGTGAAGTATACAGCAATAAGACCTGAAAATACGGATATAACTATACAATCAGCATATGATCAAAAAGAAATATCAATTTCATTACATACAGGAGGTGATGGTACTAAATCTTTAATGGATGATGGCAATTACCGCAAGCTGCCCGTGTACGGGAGGAACCTGTTGCTGGGATCGGGGAAGGAGGTGAGTAACTCGAATTATAATATAGCTAATTATTGGTTGGCGGAACAGATTCCGGAAGGTGCACAAGTGACGGTTACTATATGGGGAGAATTAGGAGGAGATAAAAGCAGTTTTAATATATATACCCCTGGTGGTTCTGCACCATTGACAGGATTGTCTAAAGAATCTTTTGCAAAAGGTAAGGCTTCTGTCACGGTTCTTTGGGGAACAACTCTCCCTACAGGAGGTTCAAGCGCAATAGGGATATATACGTATCCAAGTACAGTTGCCGCTATCTCCACCATCTACAAGATCAAGCTCGAGTACGGCGACATCTCCACCGAGTGGACCCCCGCTTGGGAGGATATACCAGATCTAGAGGAAAGATACGCATATGGTGTTGAATGGGATACTGCATCATCTAGTCCTAATGGAGTTAGAGTAGGTAATATGCAACTGCATAGAGAACTACCTATCCAGAGTAAGATGAGAAGGTGCATACTTGATAATAATGGCGGGGTTGTTAGATATATATACGATAGTAATGAATATCAAAGTTCAATACTTAATGAAGTCATTATGACAGAAATACCACAACATTGGTATAAATTATATACAGAGGGTACTAAATTTAAAATGATGTTATCCGCAATGCCACTACCTGGGTATAAAGAAGTATCCAAATTCTATATTAGTACTTGTGAAGCAATAATAGAAAGAAATTCTGGTACTTTGGGTTCTGCAAACATGTTAAATAACAACAACGTTCAATTTAGAGGTGGCGACAACACCGCTGACTGGGACGGTACCTACCGCTCCTTGTTAGGCAGACCTGTCACTAACCTTACTAGAGACCAATTCCGGCAAGCCGCTAGGAAACGTGGAAGTGGTTGGGAAATGTACACCTACAACGCCCACAAGACCCTGTTCTGGCTATTCGCCGTCGAGTACGCCACGCTGGACAGCCAGAAACCTTTCAACGCCCAGAAGGACGCTAACGGTTTCGCACAAGGTGGCTTAGGTCCGGGACCTACTCAAATGACGGATTGGACTAATTTCAACAACGCCAATCCACTTATCCCATGCGGCTATACCAACGAGTTCGGGAACGGCTCGGGAGAGAAGGCGTATGTCGTGAAGAACGCTTCCGGCGGTACTCACGCCACGTTGATGGCTAACAGGTATCGTGGCATAGAGAATCCGTTCGGTCACATCTGGAAATACACTGACGGGGCTAATATACAGGTCACCATGGGCGATGCCGGATTGTCTATTCTATGGACTACCGATGACCCGTCGAATTTCAGCGACACCTCTTCAAACGGAACAAAGAGATGAATATATTGGTTATTCTTATTATGAAGTAACTGTATGGCCCACATTAACTGCTAATAAGATATTGGAGGCCTGCATTAACGCTCTATGGGACAAGGACGTGGAGCAAAAGAAGCTGAACGACTACAACGCCGCCCAGCTAGGCATACTGGACTTGTCATACGTGGAGTCTTATAAGACGTTCCTTAACGAGAGGAAGGCGTTGAAAGATCGTGTGGATAGCGATTTCGCCGAGTGGGAGAATAGCTAGTTAGTATGCTTACATTCTTAAGGGCGGGTATGTGACGTGGATCATGTTCCCGCCTAATGTTTTAATCCGTATCTGATTATACTTATCTTTGTGAAAAAGAAGATTTATGGCAAAGAAGAACAAGCGGGAGGAGATCCCGTCGTGGATAAAGGATTTATATAAGGAGGATCTTGATCGTGTCGTAAGAGGTGATCGTCCCATGTATTTCAGGGGTATGGATGATAGTCCTTTGAGAAACGTGTCCCCGGAGTTTGATATCCTTAGCGGAGGAGCCGCCGTCAAGGGCATGAATGGGATAAGAAGTACGTTGTCCCCGTTGAATAACGGCATGGGTAATTATAATTTCAGTATCAGGGGTATAAATAAGAAGATAGGTGAGTTGGTTGATGAGGCGGGGCTATATTTACCTGAGAAATTAAGACCTGTATATCGGACTGTGGTGGATGCTATGTCGAGTTCCAAGGATAAGGGGTTGGGTCATATCACGCAGCCTCTGGCCAACGCCCTGTACCCTGCGGACGAGCGGCGGAACCGGCGTCTGGACGGGGAGCATCCCGTTGGTTATGTGGATGCCATAGACGGCATATGGCCTAGGGAGAAATATGGGCTATGGGGAGAGAAGATTGAACGGAAAGCTGATGGAGGATCTACTGGTAATGATCCACTATATGTAAGGCAAGATGTATATGATAAGGTTTCGTATTTGAAAGATATCCTAGGTAATGCCATAAGAAGAAGGTTGTACGAGAATGTCACCCCTGATGTGGTGGCCTCAAATGCTAGCCTTTCTGACAAGGTCAATGAATTTATATATGGCAGAAACGGGAAGGCTAACGTTGATGAATATAGTGATCAACTATGGGCGAGATTTTTATCTCAACCCAATAATCTAGATGGCAATAATAAGGAGATACGGATTCCTGATAATGTCATTGCTGACATTGAGAAGATGTTCAATCGTGACACTAAGGATGAGATAAAGAGGTTAGATAAGAAAATACATGATACGGAGCAAGAAATATATGGCTCTGATACACCGGCATCAGATGAGCTTTATGGTAAATTGGAGTTCTTAAAGAAATCAAGAGAGTGGGTAGATACCTTTGAGAAGAATCGTAATTCGGTAAGATCAGGGAAACCTACGGTTTTTTCTGAATATGATTTTTATCCCGAGGCTGCTGGTGATCTTACCCCATTGTCAGGATTTGGTAATTTTACAATTTATAGGCGTCCGGATGGGAGGCTAGGTGTTTATGATGTATATGATTTTTATAGCGATGATCAAGAGTTTCCTGTCAATATATCCACTAAGACACTGGATGCTATAGGTGATAAGTTCGAGGAGAGAGGGTCGTTTAAGGATTATAGTCCTCTCATAGAAAGCGGGAAAGACGCTCTTATTCGTAACGCTATTATGTCTAAGAATAAGTTGGAGGACAAGGCTGAAGGAGGTCGTATAAATACAGGGAGCGATTATGGTTCTGGAAAGTATGTGATTGATCCTCGTAGATCAGAGAATAATAAGATGGCTGTGTATGATGAGATATGGGATTATCTGACAGAAAAGAAGGGGATACCACAAACGCAAGCTATCGGCATCCTGTCTAACATCGCCGCCGAGTCAGGAGGGGACACCGAAGCCCTAGGCTCCGCCGGTGACTTTGGTATCCAGCAATGGCTTGGACCGAGGAAGAAAGAGCTACAGCGTAGGTATGGTAAGAAGCCTACATTAACCCAACAACTGGATTATCTTGTGGATGAGTATCAAGGTCGTGTACCGGGGCTAGGCTGGAACTACATGAACCAAGGCAAGTTCTTTGATAAGGACGCTCAAGGCAATGTATATAATTACTATATGTATTCGAAGGCTGATTTTGATAACGCTACGAATTATAAGGACGCTACCGTGGCATGGAATCAAGGATACGGAAGACCCCTTGGATCGACATTAAGAAACGAGAAGCGGTTTGAGTTCGCCGATATGTTCTCCAACAGATACGGTGTACCGGAGAACGGGCCAATGAGGTACGAGTTCGGGCAGCGGGATTCTGGTACGGGAGACGGAGGTCAGCAGCCCGTGCCTGAGACGGTAGCCCCCGCCGGTTCTTCTTTGGCTTCCCATCCTGCCATGGATAGCTGGTGGGAGAAGGAGGGTCAAGATCTGTTATATAAGATGCTAGCTCAACCCGGCGCTAACAAGAAAGCTATAGAGGACATCGCTAATAATATTAAGAATGATCATCAATCAGAGGCGCAGATAGCGGAGGCTGAGCGTATGCGTAAGGAACAGGCGAAAAGGCAGTTGGTGCTTAATATGATACCGGGGTTGATGCTGAATATAAAAGGAATGTCGTCAATAAAATCCGAAGGAGGTCCTATTGGGGATGATAAATGGTTTTATGATAAGGATCAACGAAAACGCATCGTGGACAAGCAAGAGGCGATAAGAGCATTAAGCAAGGAAAGGCATAAGATTCTAAATGCGTCAAGATCTGCTTTTCAACAGGGTCTTATAGATGAGGATCAGTTCAGGAGGATGAATAATCTTCCTATATTTAAATTGAGTGATAATATAAGAGGAGGCGGAAACAAGGATGTTGATCTCTTGAATAGTCTTTTTGATACAGCCATGTACGACACGTTTGGAGAATCTGTTAAAAAGGGGTCAGAAGAGGGTGAGATAAAAAGGAAGGAGAGGTTTTATCCCTATAAGCTTATGGCTGATACTTTACTTACAATAGGTGATATAGCCACAGCATCTCCTGGATTCTTGAGGTTAATAGAGAGATCAGGCGCTAGATTGTATCCGTTATTGAATAATATAGCCCATAGTAATTCTGTCCAAAAAATATCTGGTGTATCAGGAATAGGTGTTGATTCTTCTCAGATGGCACTAAGCCCGGATGATGATAATTTTTGGAATATACTAGGGGTGGCTGGTGCGGCCGCTGAATTGATAGGTGGTATGGATATATTAAGAAATACGAACGTGATGGGTAGGATCGGAAATAGATTGGATGATATTCTTGATATAGCTAATCCTGTCGTGACTTTAGGAGGGTTAGCTAATGATATATTGGACTAATTCGTTATATTTGTCTGTTTTTAAAAATATTTTAGTATGAAAAGGTTGTTGTTTTTATTTACTATGTTATTGACGCCATTCGCTTTGATGGCGCAAGAGGTAATCCCATCAGAAGGGGCTATCACCATTGATTTAACTACCTTCACCGGCATCATGGCTTTCGTCACGATGTCAGCTACGCAGTTAGCCAAGGTTGTGCCGTATATTGACACCCATAAGTGGGCTAAAGTCCTATCCGCCGTAGTCATAGGTATGCTGGTTTGTATATTAGCGTGGTTTCTAAAGGTGTCTCCATTGCTTATAGGGAGTGAATGGTGGGAGGCTCTATTATATGGAGTGGCTGTAGGTCTCAGTTCTGCCGGTTTCTATGATTTGGTTAAGGCTATAGGATCATTATTCATAAAAAGAATTTAATTCTGTACATAATAATAGCATTTGCTGAGAGACTCATCGTTGTGAAATGATGAGTCTCTATTTTTTTTAAACTATCTTTGTGTCAGAACGAAATTAATTTGATATGGGCAAATATGTAATCAAGAGGAAGATACCTAAATATCAAGAGGCTGGGGAAGTCACCCCTATCATGCCCGGTAATGTTGTTGGTCTTCAGGGTATTGGAGTGGAGCCTTTGGTTTCGTCTACCCAGATAGGATTTGATATTCAGCAGCCTGATATTAATACCATTGATACAAGTGATTTGAGCGCTTTGGTTGACAGTAATAAGAAGGTTGATAAGTCTGGTAGTACGGATGTTTTTGATTTTACCACCATCCCTTACTATGGCGCTGATGATATAGGGTCTAGATTCACTCAGATGGGTCGTGGTATAGGGCGTATGAGAAGTGAGGGATATGGAGATTTATCCACTGGGGCTAAGACAGACAATACCGTAAGTACCATAGCGTCTGGTATAGGAGGTGCTTTAGGTCTGGCTAGGAATATATTCTCAGGTATAGCGTCAGAGCAAGGTACTCGTACTAATATCAGGTTGGCTCAAGAGCGGGAGGCTAGGCAGAGAAGGCAATCCCAGATGCAGTATAAGGATGGTGGTGGTGTTTATCTAGGACCTAATAATAGGTTCGATAGCGGAAGCCTTACCGGTGAGTACCTGTATCCGTTACCTAAGTCGATGGAAGATCAAGCCAACGTAGAGGTCGAGAAGGGTGAGTACGTGACGCAGCCCGGAGAGGCGCCGATGGAGGCTATGGGGCAGAAGCACGCCGATGGTGGAACCCCCGTTTCCTTGGAGCAGGGAACGAAGGTTATTACCGACGACACAACCATAGAGCCGGATTTCGCTAAATACATCAGAGATACGTATGGGATCAAAGCCACGCCTAAGGATACGTATGCTACGTTAATGGACAGGTATAAGGCTAAGATAGGTCTTAAATCGGCTTACGATGACCAGAAGAAAGCGTTGAAGAAGCTGAAGAAAAATAATAAGATAGATGACGAGAATACAAGGCGTTTAAACGCCTCCGTATTATCAAAGGCTATAAATGATAGCAACGATACCGTTAATGGCTTAGAGGGAAGATTTACGGACTTCGCTAACGTCATATACAAGGAGCAGGAAGACCGGAAGATGAAGAAGGATGAGGATACGTATTTCGCCAAGGGTGGTGAGATAGATAACATCATATCCAGATCCATGAAAGAATACGGTCTTACGGAGGAGGATATAGCCGATGCTAAGAAAGAATTGCTTAAGAAAGTGGCTGGTATTCGCCAGAAGATGGAGATAGGAGGCACGTCTTTGTTCGGTCGTAAATTAACTTTCCGCCCGATCGAGAATAGGTTCAACAATGATCCTAACTATTTCGGTTATCAACGCCAAGGAACTGATGGCTCTTATGGAGGTATTAATACGGATGAGAGGTTGAATTATTATAAGACATTCAATCCGGTCGCTTACGATGCTTATATGGGAGCTTCAGAGGGCGCTAGGGCTAGGGCATTGCAAGACGCTATCTACGGTCAGACAAGTAGCTGGATGGGCTTGGCTACGGCTGAGAACCCGATCATCGCCAACGCCGAGGCGCTTCGGGATTACACGACGCTCGTTTCCTTTGGCGGTGAGGATAGTCAAGGTAATTACCCGGAAGACAAGAAAGCCGCATATCATGATAGGATGAGAGACAATAAATTAGGTTTGTTTACCACATCTCGCCCTATGATCGGTCTAGACGTTGTTACAGAGGAACAGCATAAGGCTCTTAACGATGCTGGTATCACCCATTTTAGCCAACTATTCTCTGACAAGAACAAGGATGTCGTTAATAAGATACTTGGCGAGGATATGCTTAAGATGCAGGCATTGAGATCCATGAAAGGAATGGAAGGTCTTGATTTTATACTTGATCCTCATAAGGTGGCTCCCGGTCCTATGGATATAGGTGATGTGGAGGAACCTGATGTTAAACTGGATATGCCTGAGCTGATTGATCCCAATACACTCCCTAAGACCAATACAAATGCCGGTAAGTCGAACAGCGGCAATGGAGGCAGGAATATAGTGGGTGGCGGTCTTGACTTTCCTGAGGTGTTCAGGATGACTCCGGGAGCCGTGACAACGGAAGGTCTGGAAAGGCATTACGCTCCTACCGTGGATCCGGTGTTGAGATCGGCTGATCAGTATATGGTTGAGGCCAATCGTGCTTTCCAATCACAATTGGATCAGATGGGTAATGTCCCGGATTCCCAGAGAGGGGCTTTATCATCCAACCTACAGGCGATATTAAGTTCCAATATAGGTAAGTATATAAATGAGGTAGAACAAGGGAACGTGGCTCAAAGGACTTGGGCTGATAATGTCAATGCTCAGTCATGGGCTAATACGTACGATAAGAATATAGCCCAACGTCAAGCTTACCAGCAACGTATATTGCAGGGATTGGCTATAAATGACGAGAACTGGGCCAGGTATTTCGATAGCGTAAATGACGAGATCCAGCAGAAGTGGAATACGGCTACGACCATGAATACATTAAGGTCTATATTCGGGGATGTCAAGATCGGTTCTAATGGACAGTTGATCGCTGATCCTCAGGGAGATATATTGAGTTATAGGAGATTATATCCTGCTCAGGAAGTAACTAAAGGCAAGAAAGGATAAAGGATGGCTTCACAATATAGTATATTAAGGAATTACGGCAAGTACGTATCACCCTACAACATGGATGTCATGATGCAGGGGATGGGGTACATGCAGCAGAAGATAGATACCAATCGGCAGGCTATAAACGAGTATGCTGATTATATTATCAATTCTGACATTATAAAACCTCAGGACAGGGAATATCTTCAGAACAGGTTAAATGGGCTGATACAGGACGTGAATAACGTGTATCGTAAATCTAATTTGGCTTCCGACGGTATAGCCAGAAGCATACAGGCTCGTCTTGGAGAAGCTCTGGATACCCGTGTGTTGAATGCTATTGCCGGTACTAGGGAGATCCGGGCTTTTAGCGAGAAGATGGAGGATATGAAGCTGAACAATCCCAAGATGTATAGTCCTATAAACGAGGCTGAGGCTTTTGCGGATGCCGTGGCTTGGATGAATGACGGTCAGGTAGGGACACGTCTTAATCCTATACATTATACCCCTTATACGGATTACCACGCTGAGATTGATGAGAAGATGAAGAATTTCATCTCCCTTAACAAGGGGAAGAAAGTCAATGTACCGGTGACTGATGCCAATGGCAACAGGACGGGCGAGATGCGTGAGATGTATATAGATGAGATGAGTTACGCTCAGGTCAGGGATATAGCCATGGCTTCTATATCTGAGAACGGTAAGGCTCAGATGCAATTAGAGGGAAGATATATGGCTAGAACGAATCCTGACTTATTTAATGTTCAAAGCACCTCAGATTTCCTTAAAGGGTATATTGATGATTTCAGTGTCAAGGAAGAATCCATACGAGCCAAGCTAAAGGGCGTTGGCAATGACAAGGCCAAGAGGGCTAAGTTGGAGTCGGAGCTGGCGGATATTATCAAGCAGAGAAATGATTTCGTGGAGGAGGCCGAGGGCGTTATCGGTAGCAACTACAGCCCGGAGCGAGCCGGCATGTTCATGGTACGACAGCAGTTCCTTCGTGGCGTTGGACTGAGATGGTCTTATAATAACTCATACGAGACGTTGGGTGTTGATGATTATTATTTCAAGGCCAATCAACAGATGATGGAGAGAGCTAAGTTCAATGAGACAAAAAGGCATAATCTAGCCATGGAGAAAGCAGCGTTGATGAGAGCCAGCAAATTGGGTAGGTCGGAGAATGGGGGTGACGGAGGTGATAACACGACCGGTCCTACCGTGGTTACTAAGAGCGCCAATCTTGAAAATGTGAATATAAGCGATGAGTTCATGAACGGGTTTATAGCCAATGAGAGGGCGGTAACTACCGGCATGAGTAATTTTGTTAAGTCACTGTCAGATGACGCTAGAAGGAAGATCGACGCATGGGCGTCTGATCCTGAGAATAGTAACGTGGTCAAGGATATGGATAACGATCAGGTTATCATGGCTTATTTCAAGGCCAATGGAGGTTCAAGGAACGAGTTGCTTGATTACAATGGTCAGGATAGTTACCTGAAGCTTCTTGGGTTAAATACTCAAAGAGGGAAGTATAATAAGATCAATGATGGATTCAATAAGGCGGAGAACGCTGTTTTGGATGGCGTTGACGCTATAGTCGAGAAAGAGGCTAAATCTTTTGGTGGATCAGGCATAGATGTTAGTTACGGATTTGGGACATTTAATCTTGAAGATATCAACAGCAATGGTGATAAGGTTTTTGATATAGATGGGATAAATGACATAACATTAAATGATTGGGCTAAATTATCGGCATATAGCTCTATTCTTAGTAATAGTGTTAAAATGACCGATCTTATTCATGCAGCCACTCCTGGTGTCCATAACCCTATTGTTTTAGGGGATGTCAATTCTGGAGAGGCGGCTGTATTGGTGAATAGGATAAATGATTTGATGGGTACGTCATTGACATTGGATGATATTAATTTATTATCTCTTATTCCTATGGATGTTTCTGATGACGGTAATATGATAAAGGTGCTGACTGATGGGCTGTCTGATGGCAATAAAAGGAATGTGGCCGTAGCTAAGGCCATGTATGACGAAATGCAGAAAGAACAATACGATGTGTTTAGGCACAAATGGAGTCGTGGCGATCTGGGAAGGTTGGCTGATGACGCCAAGCGAGCCGGCGAGGATTACTTGAGACAATATCGTCATGAGTACGCCGAGCGTGAGTATATCTTCTCCGGCGATTATCCGTCTAAAAGCCAAGCCGAGTATGATTATATAAAGATTAGTGACCTGTTTACCCGTGGTGGCGGTTTTATCCCCAAGGATGAGGATAATGCCAATACGAAGATAACGTTTACCATATCCCCTATAGGTGATGGTAATTATCAGATCATTGGCAATAATGGAGGTGATGGTCGATCTGTTGTTGAGGTAAGCGAGGCTGATCTGGCTGCGAATGGACTTACTTTCTACAAAGAGGATGTAAGCATCCCGTCCGAGACCTATGATTCCGGTGTCGTACCCATATCTTTCGCCAGCTCAAGCAACAACGCTTATGGGAAGATGGCTAAGTCATTGTTGGTAGCTCCATTCGCTTACGCTAGCGGGGCCAAGGACACGGTAATGCCTTATATAGATATGTTTACGAATATAAATGACGGTAATATCAGGAAGAATCAGATGATGATCGCTACTGACGTGTTGTTCGATAACGCTTCTATGTACGAGTTAAGGGCTTCCGGATATAAGTATAATAATGGTTCTTCTGGGATAAATGTTGATATATATAGCAAAGGAGGGGCTAGAGAGGGTAATACCCCGTTGTATTCAATTGATCTGGATGGCGTTAACTATGCTGATGAGGTAGCAAGGAAGATCGACTTCTGCCCGCAGTATTATTTGGTCATGGCATGGCAACAGATACTTAGCAAGGAGAATGAGGTGTATTGGAGGAGCGAGGGAAGATCTACTACTGATGATTTCGAGAGCTTCATCTCGCCCATAGCTGATATGATTGATCAGGAGATAAGAAACAGGAATAACGGAAATAGTGGAAATAATGGAAACAATGGAAATCTATAATAATACCTCTAACGGAAAGGATCTTGCCGAGAAGTACAGATATCCTACCATAAACGTAGATAATATAAAGGCTATTGGTACGGATCCCTATGATATACCGGATCGTGACCTGCCTCCGGTATTGGATCCGTATTCCGCTTCCGAGAGATCAAAGTCCCAGATACCGTCATTGTCGGAGAGGATCAAGAATACTGTTAAGACAAATTATTATGATGATATGAAACATATGTCCCCATTAGGATATATGGCTTCTGATCAAAGCTATAAGGGCAGGTTTAATCTTACTGGTCCGGAGATATCGTTGGAGGATTCAAGGTATCGACTTAGTAGCGGTACTTGGATACCTAAATACGAGTCTTATATCCCCGGTGTAGATAACGACACACGTTTATCTAGGAGTCAAGGTAGGACTGAGAAATGGATGAGAGGTTTGGGGAAATTTGTAGGTAAGGCCGCTTTGTATGGATTAGGTGGTGTTATTCAGCCTTTTTATGGTATTTACGCCGGTGTATCCAGAGGTAATTTTAACGCTGTTTTTGATAACGATTTCACGAGATGGTTGGATGATCAGGACAAGAAGATGGATTACGGTCTTGCTCATTATTACAATCGTGAGGAGCGGGATATGAATTTCCTTCAAAGCATGACTACGGCTAATTTCTGGTCTAACGATTTTTTATCCGGTCTTGCTTTTACTGTTGGAGCCATGTTATCATCAGCCGTATATTCCGGCGCTGGATTGATGAACTTAGCTCGTACGGGAGCTAGGGCAGGCGTGGCATTGGCTAGGATAGGCAAGGCGGCTTCGGATACCAAGAAAGCGTTCGGCGCTTACCTCAGGGCCGCCCGTATAGGACAGAGGGTAGGCAAGGGACTGGACACCGCCGCCTTCCTTGGCACGTCCACCGCATGGGAGGCATCTGTCGAGGCCAGAAGTATGCTGATGGAGGCTGAGGAGAATTTCAGGCAGTCTTACCGTAACGCTTATGGAAGGGAAGTCCCATATGAGGAGCTTATGAAGTTCAGGGCTGATAATGCCAATGCCGCTAATGCTGTATTCGCCGCCAACGTCGGCATATTGTCATTATCCAATATAGCTATGTTCGGTGATATGTTCGGCATGGATCTTGGCGTGGATAAGTTTATAAAACGCAATATATTTGGCGTAGGGGCTGAGAGGATGGATAACGGTATGTTAAGAACCATAACGCCAAAGAAATGGCAGAAAATAGCCGGGAATACGTTCAATATTATCAAGCGCCCAGTGTCAGAAGGTCTTTATGAGGAAGGTCTTCAGGGAGTGGCTAGCAAGTCCGCCGAGGATTGGGTAGAATCAAGATACAATCCTATGGCTATCCGTCAGAACATAGGTTATATGGAGGCTATAAAGAACGGGTTCAAGGAAACATACGGGTCTAGTCAAGGCTGGAAGGAGATCGGCATCGGTATGATTATCGGATCGGTTATGGGTGGAAAGACCTTTGGAGGTATAAAGGAATGGAGCCAAGACATGTCCAGGAACAAGGGGATGGTGGATGCCTACAACGCCAATGCCGGCGCCTTGACTACCGCCGCTATCCGTGCTATTCGTGGCAGTATGGCTCTTAACGCTCAATTATCTGGTGTAGACACATCGTACGAGAGTGATGGTAGGATCATAAATAAGGATTTTAGTGACGCCGTATTCAATCGTCTTCGTTATGATTCGGAGATGGGGATGCTGGATGATACGAAGGAGAATTTCAGGACGGTAGTCGAATCTATACCTAATAGCGATATAGCGTCCGATATGAATATGACGGATGAGCAGGTTAATGAGTATAAAGCCGATCTTGTCAACGAGTTTAATAAGAAGGTGGATAATTTTACCATGGCCAACAGATTCGCCGACTCACTTACTGAGGGTATCCCGAACAGGTCTTTTAACGCCTATATCTCCAATATGGCTTATAATGGCCTTGAGGCGAAGGATAATTTGAACGATATTGCCAATCAGTTAAGAAGGATATACAATACGGATATAGGTCCCGCTCTTGATATATATTCTCGTCTTAATCCTGATTCGAGCAGGGATCTTGAAGAATTAAGGAAGCTTACGGATGATATACAGAGGATGGAGAAGAATATCTTGAGGCTTCAACAAAGTGTCGCGTCGAAGGACGCTCTTGAATCTGATAAGGCTAAGTTGGTCAAGGAGAATGATAGGCTTCTTAAATTAACAGAGGATAGGATCGCATTGGAGAGGAAATTAACTACGTTAATTAACTCAGAGGCTGATATATCTAAGTTGTTCTTAAATAGAAATGATTCAAGGATCAGTGCCGCTGATCTTATGGCGGCTTATGATACTATAGCTGATTTTGAGAACGTCGTATCTATCCGTGGGGTTGATAATTATAAGGAGGCTATGGCATTGCTTAGTGAGTATCGTCATAATCTTGTGGCTTATAAGAATATAAACGAGTCTCTTCGTCGTATGCGTGACAGAAGATTCATCCGGGCGCAGGAGCGCGGGTTCATGAAGATATTATCGAACGTATGGGGTAAGACTTATGAGGAGGATGATAGCAAGTATGATTTCAGGAATACTGATAATCCTGATGCCAATGATCTTTACGCCAACGACCAAGCTATAGACAAGGCTTACCAAGATGGTCTTATAGGGGAGGATGAGGCATTTATGTTCAAGACATATAATCATATGATAGCCAGATCTATGGAGAACGAGATTAAGACCGATGAAGGTAGTATAGTCGAGAGGGTTCCTGATGATGAGGATATCATAAATCCTTCTGACGATAGAATCAATAATATAGCTATAAAGATATGGAACGGTAATGAGGATGTCTTATCTCCTAGGGAGAGACAGATATATGATAATAACAAGCCTCGTGTCGATAGTCTAGTTAACGGGTTTGGGGATAATCCTATTTCAAGGATCAATAAGGCTAGATCGATAATAGATAGATTGAAGATCCATGATAATATTTATGATAATATCAAGGACGCTGTTGATGATATTGTAGATATGAATATCAATGGTCTTGATCAGGATCAGATCAAAGAAGCTATAAAGACTTATAATGATCTTATGAATGAGGCTGACAATGGCAATGAGATTGATCAGGATAAGCTTAATGAGGCTATTGATATTATCAATAATTATTCCGATGGGCCTCTTCTTCAATTCGTGGAATGGATGAGGTTGTATGATAACGGAAGTATAGCTGTCAAGGATTACGATAAATCCATACCTATGGGTGATGTCCTCACAGAGAGCGAACCCGGGACATCCACCGGCAGGACGGAAGTTAACGCCGCCCAGAATCCGGTGGTGTTGATGGCTCAGAAGAGAGAGATCGGTGGGGTTATGTATTATGAAGTTGGCGGAATGAGACTTGACAGGTTTATGGACAGTCTTGGGCTTAAAAGATCTGATGCCACTGATACTGATAATGGAAGGGTGATGGATTTCACCAACGGAACCGACATATTTACTGTTATAGAGTCGAATAACCACTCAAGATGGATGATTAGCGAGGATGACGCTCAGGCTTTCGAGAACGCTACCGGTGTCATATTGGGGCGGCAAACCGCCTTGTCGACCTCCATCTGGTTTATGGTGTATCGCAAGGGGCATGATGGATCTATTGTCCCTTATTATACGGGTGATACGTTTGGATCTAACAACGAGTCGGTGAATCAGGAAGCAACGGCTAGCCTCCGCAAGGGTGATATGGTAAGGTTTAAGATGGATATGTTAGATCCATATACCAAGGAATTGTATGATAAATACAATAGCCTTAACGCCGTTGACCCTAATTCTGATGAGACTAAGTCGGCTTACCGAGAGCTGGTTGATAATATGGTTATTAAGATCGTGGATGGTGATGGTAATTTTGTCTCGGTGCTAAAAGCCAATGATCCAGACTCAAAAGGGAGTAACGCTGATTTAAGGAGTATGGCCTTTGAGTTGTATAGGGATAATGTGGGATCTGTCGCTGGCGAGATTGATATACCGTTTGTAGGTGCAGTTACCAGTGTTTTGCCGGGAAGACCTAATTTTAGCGTAAGTGATGACAATGGGACGTTGATGGTATCCGAGAATGACTTTACCAGCGAGATGGTCGACAAGGTAGAGAGCGTAGGATATATAGAGAACGGGGTGGTTACGATGAGGGATGATATTAAGTATAATATATTCCCGTTCTGTACGGCTATCGTCAGGGACAAGTATGGTGACTATAAAGATTCACGTATCCCGGTCGTAGCTATAAAGACAGGAAATGGAAGAAATTACCTGTACCCCGTAAGATTGAAAAATCAGGATATATCGTCATTCTCATCCATGATCGGATCGATGGCTGATAGGATTACGGAGGGTCTAGGCGGAGGCGTAAGTATTGATGATATAATGGATCTTAATAACGCTATAGCCAGATCAGGGTTGGATAATAAGGCATATATGATTCCGCTGGCGGGAGACGTGGATGTTATCAAGAACCGGCTTGAAGCTATCAAGGAAGCGTCTAGCAGGATGCCTATGACCGCTGACGTAAGAGGATGGATAGGCGATTCTAGGACTAAGGAGGATATTTTGATGAATGACGTTACGATTAATATTGATCTTAACAACGATCCTTTCATAGCACCTAAGTTTAGAATGAGTATTAGGAGGGATGAGACGTTCTTCGAGGATACGGAGACCCCGTTCGTCAACCCGTCCAGCTCCCAATCGGGTTCCGCTTCGCCTACGAAGGCGGCCGAGGACAAGTCTTTGGTTTCCGACGGCAACGTAGTATCCGGAGAAAATGAGGCGGAAAATCCTTGCTAAATAAAATATCTTGACTTATCTTTGCGGCGTCAGCCCATCACCTGACGAGTAAGATATTTAAAAGCTGGTCCCTGTCGGGTGTGTGATGGCCCCGGTGGGGACTCTTTATATTATGCAATTAGATGCCTTTTTACATCGGAAGATCATGCAAGACCTACGCATCCAGCGAGTGAAGGTCTTGATGATGTTATACACCAGTAACTATTTTGTCAAGGTCAGACAAAAGCAGTTGCTTGATCATACATACGCCTTAAGCAGGGATCAGGCTTTTGATTATATGACTGAGTTCAATAAAAGACTTAGTGATAAGGTTGGTATAAAATGTACGATGGATATCCTTCTACCTACCGATGATGATAACGCTAACATCATAATCGAGCACAATGGTATTATCAAGAAGTTGATGAAGGAGGCCGATAAACTGGAACTTGATACTGATGCTATCAAAGTCATGATGCGTGATCTTCTTGATGAGTTGAAGGATGATATTGATCTTAATATCCTGATATTTGACGTAACCCAGTTACTTATAAAATACAATCTATTTAGGTTGGAGGCTATAACCGAGCAGGAGTTCAAGAACTCTTTTGTCAGAATGGATAGTAGGAATATGGAGATAAAGAAACTAACTTTATCTGATATCAAGGAGGTGGTGGAGATGATAGAGGATAGGTATAGCTACGCTTTATATATGACAGAGGAATGTGACTGATTACATTTTGGGCTTTAGTAAACAGTGATCAGTTTATGCAAGGTATTGATTATGAGATTTTAGCCACAAATGGTGAAAATACGACAGTTTTATGGAGCTAACACCGTCTATGTGACCCATAAAGGATTTCAGTGGATTGTGTCGTAGATCGGATAAAGATATTTTTCGCTAAACGATAAATTCCATTTTTTTTGTAATTTAGGATTGAGTTTTTGCCTGTCCGTGAGGATCGGCAAAATGATTTGTACTTTTCAGTAGAAACATAAGGTTTGTTATTATGTTGTTATTTAGTATCCCGTCCGCTCGTGAGAGTAGGCGGGATTTTCTATCTTTGTGACAAAACGATTTAGTAATGGGCAGATCTTGTTATGTTATAAAAAATAAGGAGGGTAGGGTAGATAATGTCCTTGCCCCGAACGACCAACCATCCGGATTATACCAAAGGGCGATGGAGGTGCTGGGCGACCAGAAGCAGGCCTTATCGGTCTGGGGTACGGCCTACTCCCCCGACTTCGTGTCTTTCTTTGGCGATTGGATGTCCATGCCATCAGAATATGATCTGGATAGTAATGGGGAACCTAGGTATGATGATGTCATGTCCTTTATCAAGCGGAAGAACTATTTCGCCGGCAATTTCATGGCCGATGAGGTTAAGGATATCAATAACACCCTTACTTCCTTGGGGGTTGATAATATCAATGATCTTAATGATATGATTGTATCTAATTTCCTCTCAGGCGGTGATATATTCATCAACAGATATAATCTTGAACGATCCGGGATGTATGACGCTGATGAGATTGATAATATCATGACCAACAGATCAGCGTATGAGCGGGTAAGGGATATGATGAGGAGGATTGTCGATTTTATGTCTGACGGGGATCTTAATGAGAAGGATATGTATTTCCTATCCTCCGAGTCAGGTCTTGGTGATGATTATATGATATATGAGGATACATATGACTCGTTAGGGAAGAGAAAGGTCTTGAATCCAATAGAGGTAAGGGATACGATCATGAGGGCGGTAGGCGGTATCAGCGACCGCCGGGAGTTCGATCAGGCTTTCACCTCCATCCCCTACCCTTCCTTGGCACTCCGGTATCAGGAGGATCAGGATTACGCAGATCGGATGTATGACACGTATCGTAATATGACCCGTATGGAGGTTCGGAGTCAGGACGGAAATACGATTACCGACTCGTACTTCAATAGTACCACACCGTATATCAGTATGCCTAAGGATATGAAGGGTCTAAGGGATAAGGTTGGGGAGATAATCGATATGGATGATTTTAAGGACATCAAGGATGTTGCCGGACGTCTGCATGACATAGCCATGGATCTTGCCGACATGGGCGTGGATATAAGCGAGGCGATCAGCGATGAGATGGTTATATCCAGACCTGAGGATATCCGTGATCTTATGGCGTCGCTGGACGTCATGTTGTCTTCCATACAGGCCGGCAATTCGGTATACGATAGCTTTATCTCCGATCTTGATAGGATAACAGGAAAAGGGAATCCGATATACGAGGTTCAGGATACTTATTCTACTGGGGATAGGATGGTGTATGTAAGGTCCGGGAATACATCCCCTTCCGATATGTATGATAGGAGCATGTTGTATATGGGTAGGAATACGTACCATAACACGGCCCCGATAACCGACACCGATCAGGCCTATGAGATGTTGGCCGATATCGGGATAGAGCGGCCCTCGTACTTGCCGGCTGGCGTGGTTCCCGCCGGGGCTTCCCGTTCTGATATTGGTGTGGTCAAGGATAACATAAAGAAGCTAGTTATGTCCAACATCTCATCCTCGAATACCGAGAACATGATCCTTACCAGATTAATATACCAACATCCCGTGACTCCTGAGATGGATGATGTCGATATTGATCGAGAGTTCAGGAGATACGAGGCTAGGCAGGGAAAGGATCGGGATTTTATCAAATCCTGTACCTCGTTGAGGAAGATCCAGATCAAGGAAAGGTTAAAAAAATCGGATTTATATAATAATGTCTTACGTTTCCTTGATTTTAATGGATTTTATAATGTATCTTTGAACCACCATGACAGAGGTACGTTAAAAAGCATGGAGATGTCGTTGCCGGAAGGTCAGGTAAGGGATCTTCTGTTTGACGTGGCTATCGAGTCCGGTGACAGTAGCATGAGAAACCTTTTCTATCTGGATGGTCAGGATAGGATGATGGATGTCGGGTTTTACAGGTATCTGTACCAAAGGAATCCGGGCCTGCTCCGGGAGGTCAACGGCGGCGTCGAGGCGAGACCGGACGGTTCGTTCTTGGCTCGTGAGAGGTATGATGATTTCGTGTCATTCCAATCCGGCTTATATGAGAAGGTAGGTGAGACGGTTGATGGTGCGATATACAGGTTCGTTGATGATCTTATATACTCCGATCCATCATCATATCAAGAAAACATGGTACGAAGGATGGGTGACGTTACTGTAAGGAGTGACGATAACCGCCTGTCAAGGATAGAGGATAATCCCTCATCCAGTAAGATAGTTAATGAATACACTGCTAATACAAATAAGTTGATGCGAGATTTCTCGTGTAGTTAATCTCTCTTTGACGTCGTGAGACGTTTTCTTTCGAGCATTGAAACATTGAATTTTATAGATTTGCGATGAATCCGGGCCGTAGTGATACGTTCCGGATTTTTTGTCTTATATCTGTTCTTATTAATCCCATTTACAAGACATGACGTACTTTGATGATGACACATATCATGATCTTAGGGCTGTTAATTTTTGAACTTTGTAACGCCCGCCATCAGGTGGGGTTATTATTAATTCAAAAATAAATAGACATGGGTACAAGTGGAGACAAAATCGTTTTGTTAGACGGTATGGGTTCCGGTAGTGGAAGCGCCACTAACGGTTTATTATCTATGATTCCGGGTATGTTCGCCAATTTGATAGGCGGAAATAAGATGGATCCGAACTTGGTAGCGGCTTTGATGAACGGTCGTAACAACCAAGACGGTTTCGGCGGGGCTAACGGTTGGTGGTTGTGGATCATCGTCCTGTTCTGGTTATGGGGTGGCCGTGGCTTTGGCAATGGTTTTGGCAATGGTAATGAGTGTTGCGCTAATGGTCTTCCCGCTCAATTGAATAACGACTATGGTCGTGAGCTTCTGATGCAGGCTATCCAAGGTAACAGAAGCGCTATCGATCAGATCGCTAACGCCTTGAACTGTACTACCACTCAATTGCAAAGCGCTATCTGTAACGTGCAAGGCGCTATCGATAAGGTAGCTGGTCAGGTAGGTATGACCTCTCAGGCTGTTATTAACGCCGTACAACAACAAGGCTGTGAGATCGGTAATCAAATTAGCTCTTGCTGCTGCAATTTGAGTTCTTTGATCAACCAAAGCACGTGCGCTACTCAAAATATGATAACGCAGCAGGGTTTTGACAATCAATTACGGACGTTAGAGCAAACCAATGTTCTTCAGAACAATATCAATAACGGTTTGGCCAACAACAGGGAACAGTCTACAAGTCAGTTTAATATCTTGAGTGCTAAGATTGATGCTCAATCTCAGCAAATTCAGAATGCTTTCTGTGATCTTGAGAAGAGGGAAATGCAGCATACGATTGATTCGTTGCGTGAACAAAAACAGACGTTGGAGTTATTTGCCGCTCAGCAAGCTCAAACTCAAAACATTGTTAACCAGATTCGTCCTTGCCCGGTGCCTGCATTTTTAACATGTAATCCATTTGCTGGAAACGGCTATGGCGGATATCCTTATGGATTTAATGGGTATAATGGAGGATGTTGCAACAACAGTTGCGGATGCAACAACGGTTGCTGCAACAATAATGCCGCAATCTAAGGATTGGTGTTATTAGGTAGAAGATCTTTTAATAAAGGATGTTGCATTATTGATTCCAAAAAATCGTCTGTAATATTTTTATTATAAGATAATTCGATCTTTGAAATACTGGTATGTGGTTCGTAATCGGATAAATAAACCCAGATGTATCCTTTATGGTGATTCCTTTTGCCAAGACAAACAGCAGATATATGACCTTGGTTATATCCCTCTGATTTCTTGGCAAACATTGGAGATTCATATATTTTTATACAATTTGGGTTTTGGGGATCTATCCTAACAACTGGTTTGCTTTTATTTTCTATTATCCCTCTAGCGCCTATTTTTGATAAAGAATTTCTTTTTCTTGTAATAGGGTTGAGGTGATTCATAGAATTAGTGCACCATCTTAGATTAAGGTAATGATTATTTGTTTTAATCGTATCTATATGATCTATACATGGATAATTATTGGGGTTTGGGATGAAAGCTGTCGCCACTAATCTGTGTGCATATAGATGATTGCATTTATTATTTTTCCATAATTGAATTTGAATATAGCCAGAGTTGGTTATGTTGTTGGTCTTTTTAATAAATGGATCTGTAATTCTAACGCCAAGGTTGTTGACTATTTTTCTTCCAAGAGAAATAACTCTTCCAAAAGAGGATACCATATAAAGTCCCTCAAATCCGACTACATCTCTCCATTCCTCTCCCTCAAAGGAGATGTTCTTAATAAATTCTTCGTTCGTCATTTTCTCTAATTTTTAAAATGTGGACTAAGTTTTTAAAGAGAATGGGAAGGGAGAACTTAGAGAAACCCTTATCAGCAAAGACGCGACCTCTGCCTATCCCAGATGCGAATGTAGTTATTTAAGATTATAAACACAGTAAAAAATATTTAAAAATGGCTTGTGTTTCTAAAATAGGGTCTCTTTATGAGTTGGTCACGAAGAACGTGGTAGTGACTACTACCAACACCATCTTCGGTATCAACCCAAGGATATGGCTGTCCTTGCCATGCGAGGGCCTTCTGCTGCTGAAAATCCGGCAGGTGGTTCCGACAACAGGCGAGACATTGCCAGTACAGATAGCTGTCCCAGCGAACAGCACCGTATCCACGGTGGGTGATGACACATGCTGCCCGGTAACCGGCGTGGCTGTGGTGAACCCGATCAACGTGGCTGTGACCGGAGCGGCTATGGTTAACAACACCGAACGCCTTGTTTATTTCAACAAGGTAAGGGGTGTATTGAGGCTCATGGATTGCTGTGTGCCTACAACCGCCGCATCAGCGTCGGAGACGATTGTTGATGAGGAATAGGTTAGATTGGATGTCTAATGGGAGGGTATTCCCTCCCGCTTAAAAATCGAGATATGTTTAGAGACTTAAAGAAAGGATTTCAAGTATATACGCTGGATACGTCCGATGTTCCGGTATTCAGGATGGGGAATGTGGTCAACGTGTCCGAGCCTAGGTTCCAGCAACCCCAGATGGGTCAGATGGGGCAATATCAGCAACTACAGGATAGGGTGATAGACCTTACCGTGGAGATAAACGGGTCTTCCATGACCTATGTCGTACCGGAGAGCAGGGATGTCGCTATGTCCAATAACATAACTTTGGCCTGCTCGGTCGATCCGATCATGAACCAGCTTAACGCCGCTAAGAGAACCAGCTCCGATATTCTCGATAGTATCGATAAGCATAGGAGGACGCTAGAGGCTTGTGATTCGATCCTTGAGGAAATCAATCCGGCTTTTAAGCAGACTAAGGATCAAGACCGGAAGATCAAGAATCTTGAGGAGAAAGTCGATAGGATGGGATCCTCTTTCGATGAGCTAAAAGAGTTGTTAATTAAAAAATTAGGTTAAGATGAGAGTTATAGATTTAGGCGGCGGTCACGAAGAGGACTACAATGACGAGATCTACGATCGTAGAGGCGGCCGTGGACGTAGCAGACGTTCGGATGGGACTTACATGGGTTATGGTGGTGGAATATACGACCACTATGGCAAGGAGCATGACGGCAGAATGGATGAGCTAGAACGCCGTGAGCGTGATCTTGAAAGACGCGAGAGGGAGCTGGAACGTGACGAGCGTGAGCTTGAGAAACGCGAGAGACTCCATGAACGTGAGGACGAGATGTATCGCAGGGGATGGTTCGGTGAGCGTGGCATCCGTGACGAGTTCGATGGTACCGAGCCGTATATGCGCAGGGGACGCAGGAGTCGTTACTACTGAGGAGCAGACGCCGATGACCCGGATTATAAGCGGTATATAGACACCCATGGATATCACTTTTCCAAGGAGCTGGCTAGGGAAGCCGCTGACAAGATGCTTAACGCCGACGGATCCAAGAGAAGATGGACGATGGAGGACGCTAAGCAGATGTTCGATAAATGCGGGGCCAAGAAACCTGATAACGCCACTTGGGGAGATATCCAATATCTGTTCGCTATGTTCTATAGCGACTACTTTCCTAAGGTATTGGATTGCGACCAGAAAATAGTCAAGGCTGTCTTGGCTTATCTGGAAGACCCTGACGCCCCGGAAGGGACGGCGTTCGTAAGGTATCTGGCGGTGCGGTGCTTCGTCGGTGACACAATCAAATGGAGTGATATGATTTAGTTTGATACAACGTTGGAGAACCCTGTCGGCAATAGAATACCGATAGGGTTTCTTTTTGACCGTAGCTTTATTATGATTACATTTGTTCGAGGTAGATCTTTTGTTCATAGGAAGGGTGGGCGGGAATGAAAAAAGGCATCCTCACGGACACCCTTCCCCTTTGGTTGAAAATCACTTAAAACATTATGAGTTACTACACCGCAAATATAGATAATTAAATACAAACTGCAATGGGTAAGGGGTATTATTGGATAGAGCCAGTGGATCAGACGTTAAATGATTTCCAATTTTATAAGGCACGTATCGTAGGCGATCCTGAATATGACGAGAAACATCATCGTGTTATATTGAGGACTGATAAGTATTTCCCTGTCGGAAGTATCTTCCATGTCTTAAAAGACCCAGAGATGTTTGTTATAGAGAGGAAGTTTAAGACATGGGGGAATAAGTATGTCGTTAAGCCTTGTGAGGGTGAATGGGAATGGGAGTCTGTCCAGAAACTTAAAGACAAGGCTATTATATTCCGTAGCGGATTCCTGCACGGGGACGGCAGTTTCTGACACTTACCCGTATCTCCCCCCCCCTCGATTTCTTGGTATTTATGTATATAACTATATTTGAGCAAAAAATAAGTTTGATATGGAAGATTTTCAAGGTAAATACAATGGTAAGCAGATAGATCAGCTTTTGGATAAGGCTAATGATATTGATCTTACCAAATATGCTCTTAAGACGGATAATGCCCCTACCGCCACGAAATTACAGGCGGCTAGGACCATAGCGCTGTCCGGGGCTGTTACCGGTAGTGTCTCATCGGACTTCGGAGGCAACGTAACTATCTCCACGACATTGGCCAATTTTGATGCCTCTAAGATCGCATCCGGAACCATCAGCATAGATAGGTTACCTAAGGCGGCTTTGGAGAGATTGGTCGTGGTAGCTGATGATACGGCTAGATTCGCCCTTACCACCGCTACGGCTCAAAGCGGTGATACGGTAAAGGTCACGTCTACAGGTAAGATGTATCTGATAAAAGACGAGTCTAAATTGAACAGTGAGGATGGGTATGAGCCTTACACGGCCAGTCAGGCTTCCTCCGTGCCTTGGTCCGGGGTTACGGGCAAACCAAGTACCTTCACCCCTCCCACGTCCTCCGCTACCGTTCTTGGCGGTATTAAGGTAGGATATACGACTTCCGGGAAGAACTATAAGGTACAGCTGGATTCGTCCGGCAATGCTTACGTTAACGTTCCGTGGACGGATAATAACACAACGTATAATGAAGCCACGGCCGACACCTTAGGATTGGTTAAGATCGGCTATGCTTCTAATGGAAAGAACTACGCTGTGCTATTGGCTAATGGCAAGATGTACGTCAATGTCCCTTGGACTGACAGTAACACGACTTATACCCAAGCTACAAGCGATAATCTGGGTCTTGTTAAGATCGGGTATTCAGCTAACGGAAAGAATTACCCGGTAGCTCTTGACGGAAATGGTAAGATGTATGTGAATGTTCCGTGGACGGATACCAACACGACATACACCAATATGGGAGCCGCTTCTGCCTCAGCGGCGGGAAAGGCAGGTTTGGTCCCCGCACCTGCCGCCGGAGCGCAAGCCAAGTATCTTCGTGGTGATGGGACATGGCAAACTCCTCCTAACACCACATATAGTAACATGGGAGGAGCAACGTCCTCAGCCGCAGGATCGGCGGGATTGGTACCCGCTCCGGCCGCCGGCAAGCAAGCCTCCTTCCTTCGTGGCGATGGTACGTGGGTGATTCCGACAAATACCACATACGCCAAGGCCAATACCACAACCTTAGGATTGGTGATGATCGGATATGCCGAGAATGGTAAGAATTATCCGGTAGAGCTGGATAGTAGTGGTAAGATGTATGTCAACGTGCCTTGGACGGATACTAATACAACGTATGGTGTTGTAGGAGCTAACGGGTCCACGGGGTTGGTCAAGAACGGCAGTACCGTGACAAGCGCTTCCGGCTATACCGCCTGTCCTATTGTCGGTGGTATCCCCTATTATAAGGATACGAATACTACCTACGCCAATATGAAGGCGGCTACGGCCTCGGCGGCTGGTGCTGCGGGATTGGTACCGGCCCCAGCCGCTGGCAAGCAGGCATCTTTTCTTCGTGGCGATGGAACGTGGGTCGTACCTACTAATACCACATACGGATTGGCCTCTACTACAGCTAACGGCTTGTTGAGACAGCTTAATGGCAGTACATCCAGTTTCATGCGTGGAGATGGCACTTGGGCTACACCTCCTAACACGACATATGCCGTGGCCAATGAGTCTACTAACGGTTTGATGGCGGCCGCCGATAAGAAGACCATGAACAGGCTTATAGGGGTTAATACGGTCACGACATTAGCTAACCTGCCTATTAGCAAGAGAAGTATCACGGCTACGTTATCAGCCGCTACCACCCTATCCGTGCAGTCAGGGATGCAGATAGGGGAGGAGCTGATGATCAGGTGCGTCCCGTCGGCGGCCTTCACGCAGGCTATACCCAACTCCGGGGCTTATGTAAGCATGAGTGGTACTTCTATAACCACTACGGCTAACAAGCCTTTCGAGATAAATATCTGGTGTTACGCTTCAGGTAAGTATAGTATCGCCGTTAAAGAACAAGATTAATGATATAAGATATGAGCTACGTATATATAAACAGGGAAATATATCCCAATCAATTAGTTCAGGACGATCCGCTTGATGATAATTACGCCAAGGGCTATAGTTATGATGATTACATTAACGGGAATCCCGCCCCATGGATAGAGCTTGGGGAGGAGCAATTGGCGTTCAAGGAGGCTAATCTTAAAGCTACGGTTAAGGAGATTATCGAGGCTAAATTGGATGACTCAAGGCTTCTTAATGAGGAGAAATCGGCTAAGTATGAGGAGATCAGGACTTATGAGAATAATAATCTTCATGAGTTTTTCTTGGATGACCAAAATATCTATATCCCTGAATATGATAGGCGTAACGCTTTGGCTGATGGGGCTATAGCTGGTAAGATAACGATCATGGGTCTGAAGTTTGATATGACGGAAGGCAAGATCTTGATCGGGATGATGGATAAGTATGATAATGATCTGATGTCGGCGTTAGGAGCCAAACAGAGGGAAGTAAGCTTAGCCACTACCGTAGAGCAGGTGAGGGCTATTGACGCTCAGTCCGGCTATCCAGACAAGGTAAATATCACCATGACTTATGTCCGGCAACAGGCAAAGGAGAAAGATGTCTCCGATCCTCAGAAAGTGGCTGTCAGATTCTCCAGAATGGTGGTTAATAACAAGACTATATCTTTATCCCCTAATGAGAAACTGGATGTTAAGGTTCTATTCCCTATATGGGGACAAGAAGGGGCGGAGTTCGGGTTGTCGGTGGATGCCGGATTCTGTCTCAGGGTGGTGAAGGACGATACGGATATCCTTTATGAGGTTATTCAACAACATACATTATCAAAGGAATGGGAACCCGGATTGGATACGGCTTCCTTATACAAGGTCATTGATAAGGAGCATGCCGGGACCATAGGGGATCCTATCCCGTATTTCCCTCCAATGGAGATATTCAAGGATAAATATTACATCCAGAACGCTGATGTATATAAGTGCACTAGGGATAGCGGAACTCCTCTTAGTCATAATCTAAAGGACTTAGTAGGGTTGTATGTTGAGGTTGTACAGGGCTAGTCGTATCTACCCCCCCCCCTATATTTGGCTTGTGATATGATACAAGTTATTTTTGGCATAATAAAATGACATTTGTTAATATATTTAAGTATGGCATCACAAAAATTCGGTTTCGTAACCGTCGACCCGGTATCAGGATCAGGAGATCAGGCGGTTAATTTCTCCGGTGAGAAACACACCGGTCGTCTTCAACGCACTATCAACCTTACGGTCACCACGAACGGCGGGGCTAAGAAGGCGTTGGTAGTTAATCAGGCAGCGGCTGCTGAGGTGGTAAGATCAGACAGCCCTAACGCTTCCGTACAAAAGACAGGCGGTAATGTTACCATCACCGGTAAGTCTAACAGTACTAAGCTTACGTTCGCGGTCACGCCGGCTGAGGAGAACGGGCTTACGTTACAGCTCCCGGCTAACTACACGGCGGCTGGAAAGACTACGGCTAACGGAGCGGTTATCGCCGACGATCCCGGAGCCGCTGGCGAGTTCGTTTGGAGCATCACGATCTCGGACGTACCGGCCAACGTCACGATCGAGGAACTGACAGCTACATTGAAGGTAACTGCCGCTGGTGGCCAGACAGCCAACGTGACGGTAACGCAAGCCGCTGGAGACTCTACTATCGAGCTTGACAAGGAGACTATTAACTTGGATGTAAATGGTACTCAACAGACGGTTAACGTAACATCTAATGACAGCTGGACTTGGGCGCAAGCAGCGACTAGGACCGTATTGAGAATGATGGGACGATAATCAGTTTCTTTTCGCTTACTCAGACCCCGATCGACTAAAGCCGGTTGGGGTTTATTTGTTTTGCTATCTTTGCAATAGAACAAAAATAATACAACTATGGCTAATGATTTGAATATTAATTGGAAGGACGGGGTAGGCGAGGTAACGGACCAGCCTCTGACCGTCAGCCCGGGAGCCGGGAGCGGGGACGCTGCGGTTTCCTTTGGCTCGGTGATGAATAAAGGTCTTGACCGAACTCTTGAGTTAGAGATAACAACATCCAAAGGCGTTAAGAAGATGCTTACCGTAAACCAAGAAGGATGCCGGCAGGCTTATGTCACGAGCGATGGCAAACGATGGTTGACTAGTGATAATCGGGTGTATGGGGTGCTGAAGAGCGACGCTCCATGCGAGTGTTTTGATATAATTAGACTCAAGATAGATGATGCGAATTCAAATCCGTTGATAGAATCTTGTGGCGATAGTTCGTGGATCAAGGGCAGGAGATGCTTGGTGAAGAAAATTGATATCGGGGTTGCTATTTGCTATCTTGACGGGAATAACTCGGAATTGTTCCATGATGGCGTTACCGCAGCCTCGCTTGACGGCAGCATGGGCCAGTGGATGACCGATATCCCTAGCTATAGATATAGCCATAAGGGAGGTGAGTATGATTTAAGTGATATTAATAACATTCCTAATCTTGTTCATGATATTACCTTGATTCATGATAAATCTGATGATAACATTACTGAATGGGGGAACTCTGGATTATTTAGGAGATGTTTAGTAGGAGTAACTGAGGCTGTAAACGTTAATAATAAGTTATGGTCTAAGAAGGGAGGTAAATCTACTGGATCCCTAAGTTCTAAAGTATTTCATAATTACGCTACAGCATTAGGAAGTGGATTTGATATTATTGATTACGAAACTCACTGCAAAATAGCTCATTTATTCTATGCTAAATATGCTAATAGAAATCCACAAGAAATGAGTCAGTTTGGATATGGAGAAAATTCATATACTAGAACTATTGGTACTACATCCTCACTAGGTAATAATGATGGAAAGACTTCTACTCAAATTAGCTTCTTAGGTATAGAAGATTTCTATGGAGGTAAGCCTGAATGGGTGGGTGGAATACATTCTAATGGTTCTGTTTATTACATCTATGATGGATTCAAACCAGATGCAATTCCTACTGCTAATTATCGTATAGTAGATATAGGTGGATCAGGAAGAAATGGGTATATAAGCAAAGTATACTGGGGAGAATATGGGGATATGATTCCTATAGAATTAAAGGCTTCCTCTACTACACATTACTGTGACAGGAGCGATGTAGCTAATTCTGGCAGGAGAGTTATTCAGTGTTCTAGTTATTCTAATGATGCTGAGGGAGGCATATCTAAATTCGATTCTATTAGTAATTCTGACTATTCTGTTTACTTTGTCAGCTCTCGCATCCAATACAGAGGTCCTATTACGGTTATAGACGATCCCGCTGAATTTATAGCTTTGCCGGTAGGCTTTTGATTTTTTGGTTTTGTTTTTACGAATTTTGTAATTACATTTGTGGCGCATGTCCATCACCATGCTTTTCGTCGCTAATTTATTATAAGGGGATGCGGTTCTGTGATGGGATCTGTATCCCCCGTTTTTTAGATATGGAGAAGATAGATGTTTTCGATGTTCAGATTCCTGATGGGAGACAAATCAGTTGTATATCGTATAATAAGGTTACTTATTTTGATCTTGACGATATATGTAAGTTATGTTTTGACTCATATGATTTACATGATGTGGCTGACACTAAGGTCATGAGCGAGTTCCTGCACCGTGAGGGTGGTCGTTATTGGACTGCGATAGATGGAGTAAGGCAGTTGTATCGTAGGATTGAGTGTAAGATGTGTTTTGAGGTTATAGAAAAATTAAAGGAGTTATGATATATTCTTTAAATGTGGAGGTATTTAAATTTCATCCATATAATATTGCGGATATCAATAAGGCTATAGAACGCTTTGGCATATCTGTTATAGATAGAAATGGATATTATTCCGTGGAGCGTGATAATACGCACATAATTATTAATGATGGGGATTTTATAGTCGTATCCCCTTCCGCTGAGATATCCAGCTCTTCCGGGTTGCCTGTTTATGAGTTTAAGGCATACACGAATGATCGTTTTATAAGACTTATGGAGATGAATAATCAATTTAAAGTAGGATCCATGTGATCCTATTTTTGGGAAACATAATATTAAAAAGAATGGTAAAAAAGAAAATGGATAAAATAGTATATGAGTTTGATCCTAAGATATATCCTAGAAGCTTGTTCGTGATGAAAGGATGCGATCCAAAGGATGTTACAGACAGGTTTACGACAAGGGATGACTCTGAGTTCGAGATTGAGATAGAGGTGGGATCGGAGCCGTCCATGTCTACTTTCTCTATGGTGAAATTTAAGGATACCGGTAAATACGGGGAACTGGTTGTCGTGTGGATAGATGACAAGGATGTCGATATGTCTATGATCTCCCACGAGGCGTTTCATGTCTCTATGAATATTCTTAGTGAGTTAGGGATCAAGTTCCATGCTGACAATCAAGAGCCTATAGCTTATATGGTAGGGTGGTGTGCCAGATGTATATCGGATGTCGTGTCAGGGGAAGTTGGCATCTCAGACTGACATGCTGGCTACCGATTGGATGATATTATGATCATCTTCTCGCATTTGGATATTAGCCCCCGCTCTTTTGTGGGGGCTTTTTGTTTATCTTTGTAAAAAACATGGGTGATTATATATAATTTTACACTAAAAAAATAACATATAAATAGGAATTTATAAATATTCTATTTATATTTGCGCTATGTATTTGGTGGAACAACATATAATTACTATTAACGATAAGAGATATAAGGATTTAGATCGAACATGTTTCTTATCTAAGAATCTGTATAATGCGGCTTTGTATATAATAAAGCAAGAGTTTCTTAGTACAGGTAAATGGATAAGAGCTGTAGATCTTAACAAGAAGATGGTAGCAGAGAATAATATAGATTATAGAGCAATGAGTGGATCATCCTCCCAGCAAGTTCTTATGGCTTTAGACAAGAACCTAAAATCTTATTTCTCTGCTATCAAGGCATGGAAACGTGATAATAAGAAATTTACCGGCTGTCCTAAATTTCCAAAATATAAGCATAAAACAAAAGGAAGGAACGTATTTTCTTATTCTTACGCACAGTTTAAACATAGAGGAGGTTTTATCTATTTCCCTAAGAAGGAAGGATTACCTCCCTTAAGAACTAATTGCAAGGAAGGAACTGTAAAACAGATTAGATTTGTTCCTAAATCCGATTATTATGTCATAGAAGTTGTATACGATTCAATCGTGAAAGAGCAACTTAATGATAACAATAGGGTTATGTCTATTGATTTAGGTGTAAACAACCTAGCTTCTATCGTAACTAACGTAAGCAATAAACCTATTTTGATAGATGGGAGGAGACTTAAATCCATCAATCAGTATTACAATAAGAAAAGGTCAGATATTCAACAACAATTAAAGAAAGTAAATGGAAAAGAAAATTCGAGACGGTTGATGTCCTTAACAAGAAGGAGAAACAATAAGGTGAAAGATTATCTTCATAAGGCAAGTAAGGAGATAATAAATATTTGCTTGAAGGAAGATATAACAACATTGATAGTAGGTCATAATGATGGATGGAAGCAAAATGTTAACCTTGGTAAAAGAAACAATCAGAATTTTGTTTCAATTCCATTTGAGATGCTTATATCAATGTTAAGATATAAATCGGAAAGACAAGGACTAAGATTTGTTGAAGTAAACGAATCTCACACGTCAAAATGCAGCTCTTTCGATTTAGAGCCAGTATGCCATCATGATACTTATGTTGGAAGAAGGGTAAGAAGAGGTCTTTTTAAGACAAGAGATGGTATTCTTATTAATGCTGACATCAACGGAAGTTATAATATCATGAGAAAAGTAAAGGGGGATGCAGCAATGCCACTCCATACAGGGTTTGGGTATAACCCAGTTAAGAAATTTATTAACTAATTATACGAGTGTAAACTTGTATATAATTACCAAACATGAAGTTATGTCGAGTTGCGTAATTAAAAGAAATAGTAAGGGTAAGATAACCCGTGTCTTGACCCCTTCCGGCGAGGTATCCACCTTGTTCGATAAGATAGCGGGTATAGCCGCCGTAAGTGACCTTAATAAGGCCGCTGAGGCTTATATGACTATTTATAACGATAAGTTCAGGTCTAAGTTCGGAGACTGGACTAGATCCGTGCCAAGGAATAAGGAGGCGGCCAGATCCATAAGTGCCAGACTTAGCTCCAGCGAGTGGGGGCAACTTATGTCAGCCAAGGTCCTGCCCGCCATAAGCGACATGGATGCCCCAGCGTTGGCCAGAAGCCTTGGAAATAGCGACAATGTCGTGGCTTATCTTACCTCCGGAGAGGTAGGTGATGTCAATGATATGGCTGTGGTAGATACATCTACGGTACAGGAGGTGGATCTGGATTCCATAAACGAGGATAATATTGGCGATACGATACTGAAAGAGGCGTCATGGGATGATATAAGGGCTATCAGGGAGAATATAGATATTAAAGAAACAGCCCGTATGCTATGGAAGGCCGTGGAAAGCGCTTTTACCGGTCAACGACCTAATATCAGGGTGAAGGGCGGAAATATAGACGGGGAGATCATATTTTCTGGTAATGTCTTGCCGTTAAATGATATTGAAGATTATACGCCCCCATCTTCAAGATTGGTATATGATTCCGGTGAGCCTCGCCTGTTCTTTAGATCGGATGACGGCAAGATACACGACTCTTACGCCAACGCCATAAAAGGCTCGTCCGGCGGGCGGATCGAGGCCGGGTTCTTGGCCGGCAGTGTCGAGGAGAGCGACGTCCCGTCCGGTACGGCTGACATCTCCTTTGGCTCGTCCTCCATAATCCTTAACAACAGTGATTCGTTCATCCCGGTCCTTGGCATCAGCTCAGATTCTAATATAAGTACCCGTGGAGGGTTTGTCAATTACCTTATCAAGAAAGGTCTGTTGAGCGGGGAGCGTATAAGGCTAGGAGATAGGTATTATCTTACAGGGGCCGGCAACTCCGATGGTCTTAAGATCTATAACGCTATGGATGCCTTGTCTAGGCTAAGGAATAGGTTTGGAAGTCAGTCCTCCGAAATGAACGTATTGGGTTCTATAGGTTTTGATACGGAGGTAAGTAATGATCTTGATCTTATCACGACATCAGGGGAGAAGGTTACGGTAAGCAGATCGGAGATCAAGGGCATGTTAAGACAAGGTAAGTTTGAGGAGCTTAATAACAAGTATGATGGGTTCATGGAGCTAGCCTTGTCGTTGATGATGGAGGATAACGCTTTGTACGGAAGCAATGTCCGTGGGGTTATCGAGAATGAGAAGGCGGAGGATCTCCAGAATAGGACTGATATCACCAATATCTTATCCACGTTAGGTATCCGTGTGATGGGTATGTCTGAGTATATGGATAAGTATAAGATGCGTAATGGTGTCGAGCCTTCGGCTAGGGCCTTATCCGATATGGCTAATGGGGTTATCGCTTTGGCTGAGGGAGCTACGGTAGAGGATCTTAATGAGGAGGTGGCTCACTTCTTGATCGATACTTATCGTAATCAGCAGGAGATTGACGAGGTTCTGGACTCTGTTGTCGACACGCCATTATGGAATCAATTCGCCGGTCGTTACTATGAGGTGTATGGGAAGGAATACCAAGGGGAGGAACTGGATCGGATGGTGAAGCGGGAGATCCTAGGCAAGACGTTGGCCCAGCGGTTCGTACCGGGCATGGAACAGGCGGTGGAGGATCTGGCCTCGTCCGAGGACGCCCAGCTCTCCTTGTTTGGCAGGATAATCCGGGCTATAAGGAATTTCTTCTCTACCCAAAGATCAGACTTGAATAAGGTTCTTGATAGGATAAAGGAGTCGGCGTTAGCTGATGATCCAAGCGCATTTGACGTGCTTCTGTTAAAGGATAGCGACCATCTCATGTACTCATTATCGGATGTTGATGTGGCTAATAAGTTGATCAAGAACGGTAGGTCATTGGAAAGACTATATACCAGATTGCAGAGGATGAGGTCAAGCCAAAGCCAGAGGATCGGTGAGAGTATCTCCCTTCTACGTGATATAGGCGAGAAGGTAAGACAAGTCGGGGGTGAGCTAAATAAGAATAACAACCTATTATCCACCAAGAGCGTCATAGCGACCGCCAAGGCTGAGGTGGAGTATTTGGTCACTGTCGCCAGTAGCCTACGTAAGAGCGGAAAAGGATTGGATTATGAGACGATACAGGTTATCGATAACGTATATGGGGAGATAGTTCCTCTGATCAGGAACCTTCGTGGATTCGTCAATAATCAGGCGGCTGATTATTATGGCAGCAATAAGGTTGGTATGGTAGAGGATATGGATGATATATTACGTATGGCTGAGACATCCATGTCTGATATAAATGCTCTTCGAAGTGATCGTAATGAGGACTGGCTGGATGGACAGCTCAGGATGTTTAATATCCCGGAAAGATATTGGAATGGGATAAAGAAGTTGATAAATAACATCCATAAGGATATCAATGTCATGTCCCGGTTCTTTGGTACGCTGGAGCATAGTGGTAACGCTATTTTAGGTATGTTAGGCCAACGTCTAGCCAAGGCCCATAATGAAGCCCATATCGAAGGTATATCTAATATCAATAAGATGACTAGGATGATGAAAGAGCGTGGATGGGGGATAAAGGATAATGAGGATCTTATACAGAAGATAAATGGGAAGAACTCGGATTACCTTGACTCGTCCCGTGATTTCGCCAAATACGATTTACTATACAGGACCGAGCAGGCTAAGGCTATTATCGATATATATGATCTTAAGAATGTTACGGGTAAGACCGAGAAACAACTTATCGACCTTCTTCTATCCGATAGAGGCCTTAAGGTGAAGACCCGTGACGACATAGTAGGATATGACGGGGATAAGCCTATCACTAAGGAGGTATATCATATATTCAAGCCTACCATCCAGAATTTCGATATCTCGGACATGACGTTCGAGGATCAGCAACGGTATCTGGATACGATAAATAAGTGGTTGGATGAGAACCGGGAGAAACCTATGGTGCAGGCTTATTACGATAAGATCGAGAAAGTCAATAAGAAGGTCGAGGAAAGACTGGGTCGTAGGGTATCGCAAGCTACGTCCGATTTCATGACCCGTATCCGCAGGAGCCGGTATGTGGCTATGGATAAGTTCGTGAGGAACGGGAAGGTCGATTGGAAGGCGTTTCAATCCGATCCTATAGCTTGGAGATCTTATCTGGATATTTTACGTGATAGGGCTATAGCCAAGAGCGAGTGGTATTCCGATGGGACACCAAAGGAAGAGGGATCCGAGGCTCTGATGATGTCCGAGGAGATCAAGGCATGGGACGAGGCGTGGGCCGAGGAGTTCGGGAATACCAACGAGGGTCGTAAGGCTTCCGCCGAGTTCAAGGAGATACTTCGTGGGATAGAGCGGTCCGAGGGCGGCAAGGCTGCGTTTGAGTTCCTGCTAGCTGGCGGTCATCTTGGCTTCTCCAAGGATATGTGGGGATCCGAGGAGGGTGATTATTACGAGAATCTGGTTGATAAGATCACGGAGCAATCTGTATCATCATCAAGGATAGAGAAGGTAGAGGAGGCGATGGCGACAATAAACGAGATCAATGACCATCTAAGGCCTTTGCTTATCCAGTACCGGGATAGCACGAGATACGGGGAATATGATTTCGATAGGTTACGTGGATCCGCCTCATTAAGAAAGATAAACGAGTTATATGATCGTCTGGCTGAGGCTAAGAGCGTTATTAACGCCGCCGCTTCCGCTGAGGCTATTGAGATGGATATGCCTGATACGGTGGAGAGTGGAGTCACGGATTCCTACCGTAACGCTCTAAGGGACGCCATGGCGTACGACAATGGCATGGATGAAATTAAATTCGCCAAGGAGCATATGTCCGCCCGCTCCCGCAGCCAAGTGGAGCGGATGGCCTCCAAGCTATCCCGGAAGAACCCGTCATGGACAACCGTGGAGGTGGCGTTCTTTAGAAAGAAGTACGGTCCTGACTTCAACAATAAGCTGGCTAATGATATAGCTATGGGTAAGGCTAATAGTATACTTATCGAGTACGCCAGAACTCGGCTATATCCTTATATGAGAAAATACTCTCCCAAGGGGTATTCTGGCTTTGTCAGGAAGATAAATAACGGTACGTATAAGGTATCCGAGTTCTTTGATGCCATGGAAAATGGTATATCAAAGGAAGAGAGCGTATCCCGTTTCGGGTTCGATATTAATATGATTGACTTATCGATCAATAACCAGTGGCTAGAAGAGGCCGATGCCGAGAGTTCTTTCCGTAATCCTAATTATAATCCCGATCTGGGTTATGGATATCATACGCCTAGGTTCGATAAGTACAAGAACGAGGCTTTCTTCAAGAAATACGGTATTACCAACGAAGGGGAGGAAGCTACGATCAATAAGGATAAGTGGGAGATGAGGAAGGAGTTGCTTAACATAAGCCGTAAGGCTATGGAGGACTATGATGAGCGATTCCGGAACATCTACCAAATACCACAGATATCCAAGGGCGGCGTGGAGAGGATGGTGCAGGCCGGGGTTGACCCTAAGGCGGCCATCGGCAACGCCGTACGTGATATCGTTGGCGAGAGGGTGGATGACCCTATACATGGTCAGGGGCAAGACCTAGGAGGGATTGATGAGAACGATAACAAATATCGTATGATCCCCAAATACTATCTTAGTAAGTTGGAGAACGCCGATGACGTGTCCCATGACTTCGCCTACTCCTATTCCATGTTATCCTTACAGGCCACCGCTTACAAGTATAAGAGGGCGGCCTTGGATGATGTCATGGGATATAGGAACATGATGCTGGAGACGCAATACGACGGCGGTAAGAACCCAGAGGCGACGCATGCCTATAGGATGTTCCAAGATTGGGTTAACGCCAGTATCTATGACGTCAGGATAAATAATAAGCGGGCGGAATGGAATATAGGTAATTATAAGGTCGATCTTAATAAGCTGGCTCTTATGTTTACCAAATTCGTATCCAAATCCAACCTAGGCTTCTCCCCGTTCGTGGCGGCTACCGGCGCCCTTACCGGGCAGGCCAACTTCCTTTTGGAGGGTATGGTAGGGCAGTATATAAGCAAGGACTCCATGAAATACGCCTATGGGGAAGCCCAGAAGCAGTTAAGTACGTACGTGTCGGAGATCGGGGATATAAACCGCACCAACAAGCTATATGTCGTTGGAGAGGCTCTAGGCGTGTTCAATGTCCGTAACCGTGTACGATCGGCAGCGTATAACAAAATCTGGAGAACCTTATTCCGGGACCTGCCGTTTAAGATGATGGAGGTTCTTAACTCCCCGTTGGATCCGCAGGTCATTATCTCGGTCATGGATGATACCCGCCTATACGAGGGTCAGTTCTGGTCATACTCCAATTTCAAGGAGATGATGATGAAAGACAGAAATATGTCCGCTAACGAGGCTAAACGTGATTGGGAGCGTTTAAGGGATTATTCTATGTGGAACATGGTAGATGTCAAGGATGGAAAGATCGTGGCTAAGAACGAGGCTAACAAGGATATTATAGACCGATATATACCTACCTTGTCCAGCAGGGTCAGGAGCATGGTGCAGATCTGCGACGGTGCCTTGAACGAGCAGAACCGGGTGGGGGCTAGCCGGAACGCTATCCTTAATATGGTGCTGCCTCACCGTGGATGGTTTATATTGGCCGTGCAGCGGGCGTATAAGAAAGCCGGTTTCAATTTCCAGACCAACCAGTTCGAGGAGGGATATATGAGAACGTTATGGAGATTGGCCGGGAACGTCTATGGTTCGATGTCGGAGGGCAGGATGGGAGAGGCATATGACGTGCTTAAGGAAGAGTATGATAAGCTTACCCCCTACGAGCAGATCAATATCAAGAGATCGATTATCAACATGGCGGTATTCGCTACGATGATGGCCATAGGACGGGCATTGATGGGATATAGGGAGGATAATGAGGATAGCTGGTTCGGGCAGTTCATTACCTACATAGGGTTCAGGACGATCAATGAGATCGCCTCCCAGACATCCCCGTTCATGGAGCTTAACGCCATAGACATGCTACAGGATCCGCTGGTCACCGCCCGGAAGTTAGGCGACCTCACCGATCCTCGAAACTGGGATCCGTTCGCTACCGTCCAGACCGGCGTATATAAGGGCGAGAGCAAACTATGGAGGCAGCTCATGAAGTTCTCGTTTGGTAAGCAATGGTATAATATCAAGACGGCTAGGGATATTAAACAGACATCCGACTACTGGTTGATGACCAACGGCATGACGATGGGATTCTTCTTAGGAGGCAGGAATAAGGATGAGTCTGGGGAGGACGCTAATTGGTACTTTGACAGGGGAAGATAACTGCTGATATAGCGTGATGAAAAAAATAGCCAGTAGATTGCTTAAAACAATCATATTGGCTATTTTTGTATTCCCATCTATCCATCCCGGACGGATGGGAATAGGTAATTATTTTATGAATACAAATGTAGATCTTTTTCATGATTCCACGAAGAACAGTAGTGAAATTTTGACGTCCGAATCCAACGAAACAGGGTCTTTGAAAATTATCATGCCTGATAAATTGAATCAGTTGACAGCTCGATCGTCCTACATATGTCATATAGACGATTTCGTTAAAGGGAATAAAGATTATTATGGATTTGATATACAATCTGATAGCGAAATGGAATATGATTATGAACTAATCATAAACAAAATAAAACATATCAATAACAATACTGGTAAACATGAATATATATCAATATTTAATAATTTCCCTGTATTAGGTTTTATGTTATGTCAGATAGCTAATTTAAATGACCTTAGGATTCTTGGTGGATACAGATATAGCATAAGATTGAAAAATATATCAGAAAGGGATATTGTTATAGACTATATAAATAGTATTTTTATAACATATGATAATATATGTATCTATAAAGTTGATAATATTGATGTTAGACGTGATATCCCTCGTGAATTTATCGATGATTTAAACGCTCTTTACAAAACTATTATTGATAACATTTTTGGATATAGATTTTCTATAAGAGTGGTGACTGGATATGATAATTGTATAGTAGACAATATTGAGGTGTTTGTCCCAGTCAAGTCAAATATGGATATATCAAATAGTGTATCAAATATGTTTAGAAAATTTCTAAATGCTAAAAGAATTGATTTTTTTAATTTAATATCTGTTTTTGAATATTTTAACGATATTAATAATTTGAGCATAGGACATCTGATAACTAAGATATATAAAGATTTTATCTATTTATATGATATGTCATTTGATATATTAGATAACAAGATAGTATATACATATTTAGGATCAGGTAATATTGATGGTTATATTAAGATAGGTAAAACCAATAATATTGACAAAAGGGAAAATACGATAAGAACCGGGAATATAGATTTTAAGATAATAGCCTTTGTTGGCAGAGATATAGAAAATGAATTGCATAGCAAATTTGAGATAAAAAGGATGGAAAGAGAATGGTTTCATTTATCTGATAATGATATAGACAATATAATCAACGAGTATGGTTTTATTAGGGTAAGGAACAGTGTTAAAGATAAAAAGATATAGTTATATCATTGATACTTAATGTAATCCAAAAATGGATTTACATAATAATAGAAGGATAGGATATCATCACCCTATCCTTCTTATTTTCGTTATCGGTTATTATATTTATCCACAAAATCATCCACATCCATATACTCGCACCCGAAGTTCTCCGCCGTCTTCTTATCGGAGTCGGAGAACTGTCCTTCTTTTCCGGAAGCGTCCCCGATCATCAAGATAGTATCGTATACGATCTTTTCTTCCTCATCTTCATCGTTATTCATGTATTCGATGAAATCCATATACTCTTTTATCATCCCTATATTTGGCTTTCTATTGGCGTTGCGTTTATTATTGCTTTCGCAGTAATAAGCACTTACGGATACATCTGTATAATCTTCCAAGGCATTTGATATGTAATCGAATTTATATTCAAACATCTCTCTGTCCACGAAGCCTTTTTCTATACCTCCTTGATTTGATATGATTAGGATGTCATCAGGAGCGTAATTTTTGATAGCCTCAAACACGTAGAGTTTTATTTTCATATCCCATATACCTTTAGGGAATGTATCCCCTGACACTGTCTCAATCAGTGTCCCGTCTAAATCTGTTATTAACAATTTACACTTTTTCATGATTCAAAATTTAAATGATATATAATTACCTATCTTATAATAAATTATTTTGTCTTAATAACACCAGCATCTTATCCCAATCCACATATCCTTTATCCGTAAGTGGAGTGCCGATATTCCTATCATCTATATAATAATCACAATACACTTTTGGTGATGATGATACTGGCTCAGGATTGTAGTTTACCGAATACAGATTGATATGATTGTATCTAAACCAGTCTACGGCATCCTGTAGATATTTACCATCTCTTACGATTTTATCCAAAGCCCCTCTTTAAAAAGAGGGGGTAGTATCATATTTCATATATTCTTTTGATTTTCAATGTATTTTATAATTGTTTGTTCGGATATATGCCCTACTGATTCTACATAAAAAGATCTTGTCCATAATGTAGGAAGTTCTCTTCTAAGAGATTCAAATTCTTTTCTTAACATGTTAGCTGTATATCCTTTCAATTGTGAAACAATATGAGATACACAATCAGAAGGAGTTGCTTTTATAAATAAATGAACATGATTCGGCATTATCTCCAGTTCTTTTATTTCCCAATTGTTTTGACTAGCTTTTTCGTATAGAAGTTCTTTTAATCTTCTTTCGATATCTCCTACGAGTTTCTTTCTTCTATATTTAGGGCACCAAATTATGTGATACTCCAAATTATAGACACTTCCTCTGTTTGTTTTCCATCTACTATCCATTTTTTGTTGATTTGTTTTGCAAAAATAGTAAATTATTATTATATTTGCGTCATAAAAATAATTAAAACATGATCTCATACAAGTACAATATATATAAATCCAAGAACACTAAGCATTTAGATAAAATGCTTAGGGAATGCGCATTTGTATGGAATCATGCCTTGAATTTACAGAAACGTTATTACAGGAGATTTGGAAAATATATTTCACTGAACAGGCTTCAAAAGCACTTTGCCAAACGAATCAAAAGAGTCCTTTTGCATTCCCAGACCGTACAGGAAATCCTTGGACGTCTTGACAATTCCTATAAAAGATTCTTTAAAAAGCTATGCAAAAGACCTCCGAAGTTCAAGAAAGCAGAGAAGTTTAACTCCTTTGTATTTAAACAGGGAGGATTTGCTTTGAATGGAAATGTTTTCACGATCAATAAGATAAACAAGCGTTTTAAGTTCTCATATTCCCGTCCTTACGATGGGAATGTAAAACAGGTCAGAGTTTTAAGGGAAACATGTAATAGATATTCCATTGTCATCGTAACAGACTCGAAATCGAATAAGACCTATGAAAAGTCACGTAATGGTGCATCTGTAGGAATCGATTTCGGACTTAAAACTTACATGACGTTAAGTGACGGGAAGTCTATTCAGTCTCCTTTGTTTTTCAATAGATATCAAAAGAAGGTAAAGAAATGTAATCGCAACCTCTCAAGATCTGAAAAGGGATCGAATAACAGGAAAAGAAGGTTGTTCGAGCTTCATCAGACAAATAGGAAAATCATGAATTTACGTAGTGATTTTCAATGGAAGTTAGCACATCAGTTGTGTAAACAATATGATTATATTTTCATTGAAGATCTAAACATTGAAGCCATGAAACGTTTGTGGGGAAAGAAAGTTTCTGATCTTAGTCATTCTTCTTTTATTAACAAACTTACGTATATCGCTTCAAAGTATGGAGTGATAGTACATAAGATTGACAAATGGTATCCTTCTTCCAAAACTTGCGAATGTGGCTGTATTAATAAAGGTCTGTTGTTACGCGACCGCACATGGGTTTGTCCCGGATGCGGTTCTATCAACGACAGGGACCTCTTAGCCTCTAAAAATATCCTTCGGAAGGGCATTTCCGAATTGGAGAGTACGGGTAATTCCAACGGTTGTAAAACCGGGGTCCCGTACACTTGTATCCAAGAATCCCAATCACTTTAGTGGTGGGAGTATGTCAACGTATATAATATCAGAAGATTCTTATCAGCCAATTCTCTCAATACTTTAGCGGCTCCGATATTGTCTCCTACATAAGGGAATGAGTCTACTACGCACGTCCCATCAAAATCTATCCCTATTATTTTCTTCATATTATATATCTTGTAATAAATACTCTTCTATTTTCTTAGCCATATCAATAAGCATCTCACATCTAAGGTTATTAAACTCCTTACAAAACCTCATGTCTTCCTCATGCTTTTCCTCAGGCGATCTGTTATCAATTACGCTGTAGCATGGTGACGAATACACGGGGATAGGTCTCATGGCCTCTATAGCCAATTTAATAGCCTTTTCACTGATCTCGCTCATATAATCCTCTTTTTGCACCCATATAATACCACTGTTAAAGCAATTTGGGTTTTCTAACTGGCAATTTCCATTGTCATAAAAACAACATCCTGTACAACATTCTTTCTCTATCTCTGAGACAGCCATGAATCTCTTCTCTTCATATATCATGGTATCTCCTTTTTCTATCTTATTCCTCTTTGTCTTCATCTTATCAAATTTTTATATCCTACACGTTTTAATTCCTCTTCGGTAGCTTTCTTCTTAGGGAACTTCCCATGCCATTTCCCGGGCACCACGACATCACGGCCGTCGGGGCTGGTAGCCAGCCTCCCGCATTCACTGCACAGCCCCATGCCCTTGTACGGCTGTAGTTCCTTGGCATACTCGAATTTGTCCACCATATACTCGTTTGTCAACATCCAGTAACTAGACGTGGCGGTATTATCGACACAACCGCATTTAGCGCATACAAATAAGCTCATATTTTAGTATCGTTAAATGTCGTTATCCTTATCATCGTCAACCTTCTCTACCTTGATCGTTCCCATATCACCTGAAGGCAACGTGATATCACTATACACGTTATTCCAGTTCTCGTCAATGGCCAACTGATGTAATATCGACCTATATATCTGGTAGGTGTTACCGATAAGTCTCTTCCTATTTATCTTATCCTTACTACCCCCATCATATCCTATATGCTCATAATCCCCAAGATCAGGGAACAGTCTTCTTCTTATCGCTCGTGAGTTATTGACTATAAAGCTTCTTATCCCCAGCGTTTCCGCTCCATCCATATCATTTATCAACGTATCTGTCGTATGTTGTAGGTCCATGTCGCCAGCGGCGAATCTACTGATGTCTTCCACGCATTGGGATATCAGCATTAGCTGCTCCCTTGTCAACGTTATTTTATAAAGTTGTTTATTATCCATGATTATCTGATATTAATTTTTCTTTTATATGTTTAGATATATCAATTATCTCATCTTTTATATTGCAGTCATCTTTTAATAATGAACCAAATATACATGATATGGCGCCCTTTAGGCCTAGCGCTATCCCTATCTCCAATATTTTTTTATCGGTATTAGAGATTTCTACAGGTTCATATAATATTGATGATATGTTGTTAACGACGTATATTATATCATCTTCATTCATTGATGTAGATTTATCGACAATAGCTATAAAATCTTTTATAATCATAATATAAGCTATTTTTATTTCTTTTATCGTATCATCGCTTAGATGTCTATCTCTTATATGCCTTTCAACATACTTGTTTGCTAGATTCTCTATTTTGTTTGATTTGTCCATTTGTACTATCAATTATTTAGTTAATAATAGATCATAGTCCTCTTCATCTATACTCCCATTATTGTTGACATATATAATGAAATCATTTAAAAGCACGGACTTATCCTTGGATAAGGCTTTTATAATAAGCTCTCCATCATCTTTCAACATCACATGCACAGTATCCCAGATAACATATTTTTGACATTCTTTCTCAATCTTCTTGATTGTTTTAAGTATTATCTTATACGTCTCCTCATATCTTTTTACTATTCCGCACAGTTCAGTCGTATTATATTTACGTATAGCCGTGAATATATATTCCTTTTTACAATCCCAGCATTTTATCAGTTTTTCTGATCCGCACGCCTTATTCTTGTAGAAGAAACAGCCCTTACATGGCTCATTATGGTCGTAACTTAATACTACAAGCAGCTCCATGCCATTCTTGTATATCACGTCTCCTTGTTTCATCTTGTCTATTTTATTAATCTCATTATCAATATAGCAAAGTTGGATATTATCCATACTATAGATATCCAGAATGTTATACTCAACATAAGACCTATGTTCTTAGGTATAGGATCTACTCTCCTGAATGTAAGGATCATGAATACAAATGTCTTGAAGTTCATAATTTACGATATTTTTCTATATAGTTAACTATTAGATCCTTGACACCTTTAGGGACATTAATTAGCTTAAGGTTACCTTGGAATATATCCTTACCGTACTCGTCCATGATCACCCCGAATGAAGGATTCATGATTCTTGTCGATATACATATCGGTTGGTCGGTATCGAATCTGATAACGGCTACCTTCTTCTCGTTTATCGCCTTCTTTAGGGCTATATAAAGCTTATGACCTTTAACAATGTCACAATTACCTTTCATGATCTTAGACATATATATGATATGCTCTTTCTTCACATTGCTGAGATTGTCCATCAGTTTAAGATCTCCACCAACAGATTTCCATTTTTTGAAGCAAGATATGCATAGACAATAACTGGACTTGGCGTTCCTCGGCATCATCCTGCTGCTACCAGCGGGAACCGTATCGCCACAGCAGACGCACGTCCGGTCTTTGTTGGTGCGTACTGGGCCATAGCTGTTTATCGGGTATTCTTTTTCTTTAAGCATCTTTTTCTGTTTTCAAAATTATCATCACCATATTCATAATTAGGACAAGCCTTATTGCTTGGGCGTCTCGTATAAGTCTTTTGCTCCCTATCATATTTCCTGTTAGGGTTTATATAATGGTCGCACACTTGCCAAATGGAGCAGCATACTTTCCCGTATCTTTTCGCCCATTCCCGATCATGTAGATGTACACAAGTGGCGCAAGTTGGGTTCTTGAGCTTATCCTTATTCTCATCTATGATCTTATTGACCCGATCAAGAATAACATGCATTTTTTCAATATTTATGACGTTAAATGCGTCTGGGCATGGAAGATATGTCATTGAGCTTATATCTATGTCCATTTCCTTGGATTTATTGTAAGCTGATTTGTATTTCCTTCTCATCAAATCCTTTAATTGATTTACTTTTCTCTCATAAGTCCCCATATTTCACTCAGTTTTCCATCCTTGTTTTTTCAATAGATCCACCATCATCTCCTTTATCTTAGGGCTAATGGCTTCGGTAAGTATATCAGCGGCCAAGTTAATAGAGAAGCTTGTCATTCTAGATTCTCCTATATACTTCTCGCTGGTAACTTCTTTCACATAGTCGTGAATATCCTTGATCATTTCATTTTGAGATCTTAGGAGATTCAGTATCTCATCGAGTTTATCATTCATCTTTTTTCTCAAATATACCTGATAATAACCAGATAACCACTATCAAAAAGAAACACAACCCAAGCGCCTCGTCCGGGTAATCATGCATAGCCTCTAAAATTCCCCTCATAACTTAACATCCATTTTGTTGATTATCTTATAAAATATATCTCTAGTCAGCTCAATATCGTAAGTAGCGTCATGGAGCTTATTCTCGTCGATCTCAATACCCATAGTTCTGGCTACGGTCATCAACTTAAAGTTCTCCATATCGTTTCTTACACCCATCAGGAACGGTGTCACCATAACATATACATCCATACAGTTAGGATAGAACCATGATCCGAAATACTTATCCCCACATTGCTGGAATAAAGCCCGTAGGAAGCTGTTATCGAATCCAGCGTTGTTATACCCCACCAAATACATTTTATCCCTCTTATCGAACTTATTCACGTATTTGGATAATATACCAACTAACTGCCTGTACCCTTCTTCCATAGGCTGATACGACTGCACTTGCTCCAAGGTAACACCAGCCACATCCAGCGCCTCTTGCTCTATCGTGGCGGCAGGGTTCGGGGCTAGGCGGATGTCGAACCTCTCAGTCTCCTGCCCGTCGATATCCACGATCCCTCCTATTTGGTGTATCCCGTTTCTCCAGAACTTAACCCCGGTTGTCTCTAAATCAAAAAATAGTAATTTGCTCATGTCTATTTATTTTGTTAATTTATCATTATCTAAGAACTAGTCGTGAAATGCTTTTATAATATATACTCCCATCAACTCTTTTACCTTCAAAGAAGTATATCCAATATTCTAATGAAGAACATCCAAAAGCAAAGCATATATTATTTATCGCATATCTAAAGTATTTCTTGCCTGAACGAAATAAGACTTGAAATTCTTTATTATTTAAATGGAGTCTTTTTTTGGTTTTTCTTTTATTCATGTTTATAGTTTTATTTTAAATGTTCCTTAATCTTATTCAATGCCTCATAAGACAGATAGTCGTTTATGGTCTTATCGTTATTTACTTTCATCAACTCATCAAATAGGTCTTTAGCCAGTACTTTCCACTGCTCTCCCCAATCACGGAGATTCTCTACCTTTGACCGTATATCCTCGAAATAAGAATCTATGTCTAATTTGATTGATTTTGAATAATATTTAACATCCTCCTCATCCCCATCCATAATATAATCACATTGTGTCTCGATATCTTTTATATGACTGTCTATATCACTACACATATAATCAACAGGTTTACGTATATTGAATATAGCTTCTGACGTAAGACCGGTTATATCTTGTATGTTTTTTAAATTATCCATTGTTTAATCAATTAAATGCCAACCATCCACCTATAAATCCCATCATAAAAACAAATAAGATTATAGATGTGAATAATATCCAATCTTTTGCACTTAGCTCATTATTATCTCTCTTTATCTTCTCAAGATAATCATATATAGCTGTATAGACAGCATGGTGAATATTCTCGTCTCTAGCCCTTACGATATTATCATATTCGTTATATCCTAGATTATGGGTAGCACTTTCGATCCTCATATTCCCCGTAACTTTTTTGTTTACATCAAAATCGAAACTAAATACCATATCGGTGGTTAGAGCGTTTGCGATCCTGCTTTTTATCTCATCATTACTGAGATTGGCATCGTGCACTAATCGCTCATAGTCTTTATCGTCAAGAATTATCTGTTTTTTAATGTTCATATCCCTAATATTTCTGCTATATAAACAAATCCATAACATATATAATCATCATGTTCCTCATGCCATACGACGGCGCAAGGGAAATATAACGGCATATCCTCAGCTATAGGATCCTCTTTGAGGTCATCAATGTTTATCTTCTCCCTCCACCTCCACAGGTCTTGGATATCGTTCAAGATCAATTTGTTCATAACAATCTGGTTTTTAATACTGATACAAAGATAGGATTTAAACAAAAATAAAAGCATGAATAATATTAAAATAATATTAATCATGCTTAAATATAAATATATCCCTTCTAGTTCTCACGGATATACGTATTCGTATTCATCTGGAGGAGATGTCTTATATTCAACATCGCACTCCATATTGGTGTAATAGTTATCCCCTTTTCTGTATACTAACGCTACCCAACAGTCATATTTTTTGCTGTATCCTATAAGAGGGACATTAGCCATAGGCGGATTATCCTCTGTTTTGTATCTTATTCTTGTTACTTGTTTCATATTTTCATGGATATAAATAGGTGATTATATACCAGTTTGCACCGATATAACTTGACGCTTCGTAGCCCCAACTAATGTTGACGGCTCCACGTCCCCTACCCGGTTCACCACCGGTGAGATATCTTTTGTTTGGCCTATGAGATTAGTTTTCTCTAGGCCAAATTTCTTTATATTCCTAGCGGCAAGTAGATCCCGGTCATTTACGGCGCCACACTCAGGACAAACCCATTCACGGTCCGACAACCTAAGATCTCGATGTATGTACCCGCATTCGCACATCCTTGAACTGGGATCGAACCTCCCGATCCGAATCAGGTTCCGTCCGTACCAGTCCGACTTGTATTGCAGCATCCTGAAGAACTCGCTCCACGACACGCTAGCGATGCTATTGGCTAGGCGATGGTTTTTCATCATCCCGCTGATATTAAGATCCTCAATGACAATAGTTTGGTTCTCACGTACTATCTTAGAGGACACCTTGTGCAGGTAATCTTGACGTTGGTTATGGATCCGTTCATGTATGGATGCTACGGCTAATCTCGCCTTGTTACGTCTGGCGCTTCCCTTCTGCTTGCGAGCTAACCTTCTCTGCAATACCTTAAGTCTGACGGTACTGTTCTCCAGATGTTTCGGGTTCCGGTACACATCCCCGTTCGAGAGGACGGCGAAGTCCTTTATTCCTACATCGATTCCTACGGTCTTGTCGGGATCGATAACAGGTTTGGATGGTAGATCGGCGCCGTTATCAACGAGGATAGACACGAGGTACTTCCCTGTTGGGGTCTTGGATACCGTAACAGTTCCTATCTTGCCGTTGAAAGTCTGATTGGCGTAAAACCTTACCCATCCTAGCTTCGGTAGCTTAATCCTGCTGTTTTCAAGATCAACATGAACAGAGTTTATATTCTTGAATGACTGCCTATTCCTGTGCTTTGACTTGAATTTAGGGAAGCCGTTCTTTTCCCTGAAAAATCTGACAAAGGCTTGATCCATGTTCCGGATTGACTGCTGGAGACATTCATTAGATACGTCATAAAGAAAAGCCTTATCTTTCTTCAGTTCAGTCAACATCTTGCAAAGATCAACGGCAGAGATTGATTTTTTGTCACGCTGATAGGCTTCGATCCTTGTTTGCAAAGCCCAGTTATAGACATACCTGCAACAGCCGAAAGTCATTTCCATCAACCGGATTTGGCTTTTGGTGGGATTAAGTCTATATTTGTATGGTCTCAGCATGATAAAATTGTTTTACGAGGCAAAGATACGTATTAAAGTAATACTATCTATATTTTACTTTATGTTTTAAAACATAGGTGGTGTAAAATGGTATATAATTAACTTTTGTTATTTGCTTTATGCTCATATAATCTTATGTTTAAGTAATTCCATCATCATCGAAAACAATGTGTCTACAAGAAGTTTCTCGCTACTCCAATATATAGGGATCTCATCTATATCTCTATACGTTACAGACCATGCATGTTCTAGCTTATAACATTCGAATGTACAACCCTCTATCTCATATGGGAGTAAATTCAGTAACGTCCCTACATCCCAAACAGGGTTGGATATGTCTGGGGTAACGGCCTCGATCAGTCCTATACGACCAGCGTCATCCTCCATAGAATGTAATTGATCCAGATACTTGTCTCTGAAACCGATGGCGGTGGAGATAGGAAGGCCGGCCTCGACCAACACCCTCCCCTGTTCTTTTGTGGTAAAAATCCGTTCCTTCATGGTTTTTGCTTTTTCGGTGACATATCATCCAGTTTCTTTATTCCCATCAATATCGGGATACTATCATGCATACCATCCATCATCTTCCTCTCTACCGTAACGATCGTATCATTATGCCATCCCCCATGAGCCACGAGAAGAATCTCCTGCTGCTCGAAACCAAGCCCGGCCCCTATACCGCCGGAGTTCCACGCGCAGGTAATGACCACCCCGCCTTTCTTGGTGATCCTAGCTATCTCCTTCTTCTGTCTAGCCCAATAACTAGATTGCGTTGTTTGCATATTAACAGTACCTCCAAGTATTTTATACGACTCAGATACCTGTCTCGGAGAATATGGTGGATCATATAATACCATATCAGCCATATTATCCTTAAGACCACGTAGGAAGTCTGTGGCGTCTTTATGATACATAGCTTTAGTATCAGGGTCAAGATCGTTGGTGATCGTCCCTATATCGCTGTTTCTGGCGAACGGGTCCACTATAACCATCCCCTCTTCTCGATATTTATCTATAAGTTCCCTTATCGGTTTTATGCTGAATGTCTCGCTATTCGGCATTGACCATTTCTTGTTTATAATCATATTGCTGTAATTGTGCTTTAAATTTGAGTTTCATGGTACTTCTAGGTATAGGATCACATATATCCTCCCACCAATTCTTGTGTCCTTTCGGTGGATGTATATCCTTTTTCCATAAAGATCCCTTAACTGTCTTGATTCTTCCGTATGGTTTCATTTTGCTCATGTTTACCTTCGTATGTCTACTTACGCTCTATGCCTCTTAGCAAATGGGCTATCACATCCACTGTCCATCCGTTACCCGCTAAAGACATGGCCGTATTTTGGGCTATCCCGTCAAGGTAATCATCCGGCAATGTCTGTAGCCTACACATCTCCACCGGGGTCAGGTATCTGAATTTGTCTTTCATGTCAAAGGCGTTAGGATATCTTCCGGGAGGTAGTGATGAGATCACGTTATCTTTCATGACTGTTGTCAGGCAATTACTTTTCTTGATGGGAGTGGTATTCTTATCTTTTCTTATCTCCAGACATTGCGTTATTTTTATGCCCATGTCACAATCCTTTCGATACCCGTCCTCTCCTATCCTTCTACCGACAATGGTCCCTATATATCTCCCTCTTATGGCTCCCGGATTCCAACCCTTGTCATGCTCTAGAATATCATCCAATGATATATGCTTGTCTTTCGGCATTTCTACCGGCCAATTACACCAATAAAGGCGATGCCGGGTCTGTGCCGAGACCAAGGCACTATCGATCTCCACCGGCTCCACGCCAAGCTCCTCGGTGATCACCCAGCGGTGCTCGTCCCGCATCCGGACGTTCTCGCCCAAGAACAGGACCTTACCTTTGGTCTCCTTCCTTAAATGCTTTACGATGTCCGAGAAGCAAAAGAAAAGCCTTCCACGAGCATCCATGAATCCCTTACCCTTGCCAGAGCTGGAGAAACTCTGGCAACAGAACCCTCCCATGACCAGATCTATATCTTTCCAAGGGATATCCCATGTTCTCCAGTTATTAACATCCCCTAATTGAATAATATTAGGAAAATGTTTTTGACTTACCTTTATACATGTCTTGTCTATCTCCGAGGCGTAGTAAGTCTCGATAGGTATGCCGGCTCTTTGTAATGCTAGATACCCACATGATATCCCGTCAAATAATGATAATACCTTCATATTGTCTATTGTTTATCTATACAATTCTATAGTAATTATATTATCAAAATGATCTTTGGCTATATCTTCCCCTTCTTTTATAGACATATCAAATAAAGAAGCAGGGTATGATGTTATATAATCATTCGTATTTACAACAACCCTTATTTCCTTACTCTTATCCTTGACAAGCATCAATTCGTCTATCAAATCTTGTACTGTCATATTTTTCTCCGCTTTCATAAATTCCATTTTTATTTATTTTCATGGCCAAAAATATCCTTTTCGGCTATACGTAATATACATTTGTGTATCCCCGGCAAGACCTTAACCAATTTTATACCAAAATTTTCTCCCCTTTTAACAAAAGTCCATTTACCGTATATGACCCCATGTATCATATGTTGTATTATCTCCTTGCTATCTGTCAAAAATACTTGATAATAGATACTATTGAAATCCTTCCCATGATCATCTGCCGGTCTTAATATCATTACGGCGGAGGAGCATCCACGGACGAACCCGTATATCTCAAGGCATTCATCAAACTCATAATTATCACGTTCCTCATCATGAACATCCTTAACCCATTTACATGATCTCCCGTCCTTAAACGGGATCTTTAACTGTTTCTTTGCCATAATTGTTTTAATTATTAAATAATTCATATCTACCCTTCATCACCTATATTGCTTCTTTCTTAGCGTCATGCATTGCTTTAAATCTGTTTCTTTATGACAATTTGGTTCCCGTATTGAGGTATAATGCATAAACCTTCATTCAATCCATTTATTTCCAGTTCCCCAAAATTATTTAGATTGATAATAAACTCATTACCAACCCAATCAAAAACTCGTATGCCATTTTTAACTTCTATTTCATCGTCACCGCAGCGATGATTAATAATATGCACTTTCATTACCTTCGTCCCTGTTGTCCTATATTTATAACTCTCAATTTATCATATTCCTCTGAAAGAATCCCATGATCAAACAATTTGTTAGCGTCTATCTTAAGACTTCTATAATTGTCAGTTATATTGATATCACTCCACAAGTTCAATTTTCCCTTATCATCCAATTGCATATGGATAAAACCTTTTGTCACCTTCTTTCCGGCTTTAAGAGCCTCTACGTCTTTATCGGTAATCTTTTTCATGCTTTCGATATTTTATCATTATAGTTAAATTCATCTTTCATTCTGATCTTTATACCTCCATATGATAATTCCTTATGAGCTGTAACAAAATAATCAACCGCATCTTCATCTAATAAACTATGCGGACACCTTTCCCATACAGGGTTTTGATCTAGATGACCCCATGTGGCTACAAGTAACCTATTCTTGTCATTATCAATAGCTATTTTGTATGTCCCTGTAGTAGCCTTACGTTTAATGATCGCTCCATTTAACATCTGTTTCTTAGCCCAGCTCCATGAACCTCTCAACCCAAATGTTTTTATAACCCAGTCATTTATCTTTTTCATTTCAAGTTATTTGTTAAAAGTGTAATATAAATATAAATACATAAATTGGATAGGACTATTCACCATACCCTTATCAGTAGGATCATCGTATTTTTCAAGCCAAAAACGAAGCGCCTCCCAATCGATATCCTTACGGTCACATACCATGCAGGCTAGGTTAGCCCCGAACAGCTCCCCGCCGCCGCTCAACGACCTGTTAAACCTCTTGGCTAGTCTTCTTTTGAATCCCTTATCATACCATATCCCGGAGGTAGCGGCATAGCAATAATAAGCGTTGTACTTCATTTTCACGCCCATCCTATCAAATAAAGACGTATGCCATATCCGATCCAGAAAGAACACTATTCCACGATATATGAAAGTCCGGAGATTCTTCCTGTATTTCTTCCCTAAGAAGCTATCCACGCAAGATATAGTCCCGCCTGAATAGTACCAGTTATTGGCACCTCTCTTGACCTTATCCGTCATCTTGAATTTATTCTTTCTGTCTTCCACCCTATCCCAAGGTTTCAGTTTATCCTCATTAAATGTCGGGCAATAATGATAGTAATGATTAATCCACGAGAGGTAGGGGTTGTATATCGTGTATCCATTATCGCTGACATATGAGTTCATATCATACCCAAGTTCCTTGGCTAGAATAGATCCCTCATCAGCTAATACCTTTAATATCGGATTTAAGTTCCATATCTGATCTTGGCTAACAAACATCGAATAGCATGGGTCTTCATCCTCTCCATACCATCCACCCATACCGCTCACTATTTTATCCAAATCAAGTGAATAATCTTTCCCGGATGAAAAGTCATCTCTAAGAAAAAATCCTCTATATGGGATCATATCATATATACCCGGTTGATCCTCAAACATATGTTTAGCGTTCTCGGTCAATCTAATCAATGTTTGTAAGACAGAAGATATATCTATGGGTGCATATTCACACCCATAGACCTTATTATTTATCCAAAGATATTGAAGAAGCTCAGCTATATTAATAGTCCCGTCCTCTACATATCCTGTCTTGTTATCGAAGTTTATTTTGGCTAGAGGTATATTACTTCCTTGTGGTTGGTCACTTTTTTCATTACAACAATGCACGAACCTGCCAAAGAATATATCCTTCCAGCCAAAATATTTATCCCTTATCGTCATAAGCCTATTTCTTGTCGTATAACGACATGACGTTAATAAGATCAGCTTTTCTGGCCATCCCCTCAAGTTTATTAAAGCCATCCATGTTATCACCGCTGACGATGATAGTAGGATATACCTCTATACCGTACTTGGATATTTCCTCCTCCGTGGCTTTGTTCTCCGGGATCTGGTTTAACGTGACCTCACCCTCATACTCCTGTAATGTGTTGGCGATAATATATCGCATGTAGTCGCTGTATTCAGCGTCTTTCTTCGTGAAAAAATCAATTCTTACCATCTCAAATAGTTATTAATCTGTTAATAATCAAATCAGCGGTAAATATAGCATTATCTACCTCATCTATACTCATCTTTCTCCCATCGAAATTGTTAGATAATAAATCCTTAACAATCTGATATCTACGCTGCTCCCAATTTACGTCTACATCAAAATTCAGATTCTTTACATAATCATAATTTAATTCATTATAACTGTAACTGAGATACTTAACTATCGGGAATAGGCTATCATCAATAGTGCGCTTGATTACATTAACGTATTTACCTGTTCTTTTGTCGATAGCTCTTAATCTCTCATCTACTACTCTTTTTCCTGACTCTTCCATTCTATAAGCCCTTTGTTATGTTTATCGTAATATAATAACGCTATGGCGTTCCAGCATACGGCGGATAGATGCATGAATCCCTCCTTATCATATCTCTCCCCTTTCGTATAAGCAACCAAGTGTCTCATGAGTGCACCTAGATAACGATTGAACCCATCAGGTATATCCTGCCATGAGTTATCAGCGTACTTCTTGGCACCTTCCGTATATACCCTCACGATGTCCTCTATCTCAGCCAAAGGAAGGAGATCCCACCGGAGTTTACCGTCGGCCCGGTCGTCCTTCCCCGTCCCGTCCTTGCCTGGCAGCCCACCTCCTTTATTGGCGTCCTCATTCCCATCTGGCTGGATGATCTCCTCCGATAAGGCCTTATTGCTATTCATTACTATCTCCTCCGCCTCATCCTTGTCTATAAGCCGTTCCCTTATAGCTATATGTAGCGGCAATACCTCATCCTCTCCAGCCCACATGAAACCATATCCCTTTGGATATAACGTTGATAATTTCATCGTACCTGTATTATCCGCCGTTCTTTCAACCTCCCAGATCTCACCCTCGCAAAAGACCTTGTCAAATTTATTAAATTCGTATTTCATATCCTTTCCCCTCCCTCTTGGTGTATTCTTATTGCTACATCATCATCAAGTGAGGATAATGCTTTAATATGTAATAATATATCTCGTTCATCGCTCTTATTTTTCCCTGCAATACATGATAAAATATTACCATTCATTTCTATTGTAGCCCATCCTTTTATGACAGGTTCGTGCCTCTTCAGCTTAGCGGCATCTTCTCTCGTTATCCAATATTCTTCAAAGATTATGTCTGGATACATAGCTTTTATTTCCTCCCCGGTTTTATACCACGTTGCCATATCTCATGTTTTTAATTAATAAAACTCGCTTAAATCCCTGCATTCTGGTGTCTCTCCTGTCATAGAGTAAAGCTCACCAGATGATAGATGCACGCAATGAACGGTCTTCCCGTCTATATACTCACTTCGCTTCGTGATCCCACAAATAGCGCAGCGTTGGATCCCCGGACCCGCCTTTATCCATGAGTGCCGTACGCTCCTCTTCCTTGTCCTGTTGGTGTCATTAAGCTTTCTCATGATCAATCCTCCAAGACCGTTACAATCTTATCTTTCCCGATAATAACCTCATTTCCGCTTCTCACATCAAAGCATCTCCCTTCATCTGCCTCCTTGAAATAAAGAGCGCCATTGTACTCGAATAAACCGAAACCGTAATCATCTAGCTTCATCTCGTTAAGTTTATTAAATTTATACACGTTTTTCATATTCTCCATATTATATTGCATTACTGGAAATATCATTATGATACTTATGCCTATTACAAGCAACCCTGTGTAAAACTTTTGTGAATCATATTTTTTCCATCCCTCCATCATCATGGCAAAGGAGATTACTGTTATTATAATAATAGATATCAACCCTACCATATCACATCCTCCTTTCTTTCAAAAATCCCATCATATCCTCCACGCTAAGCTGGAATCCGGCAGCCGCCTTATGGCCTCCTCCACATGGGTTGGCCTTGCGTGCCAGCGCCGAGACATCCACCTCCTTCTTGGTGGTATAGAACGAGCATCTGAAGAATCTGCCGTTCCAGCAAAATGGCATCATCAAATCATGTTTTCTAGGATCGTACATAGACTCGAATGTGGTGGAGTTAAACTCCGTAGTATTCATACATATCGCCTTGTATCCAAATATATCTGCCTCGAATGAGAACATCTTCATTTCTCCTCTGTTTTTCTCGATGATATATTCTATTATGGCCTCGCCATTTCTTATCATATCAGAAACAAACTCGCCATTCGCCTTGTTTAGCACCTCCCTGACCATGTCAACGTCAAGCCCGCAATACCCTCTCATCCCATATTGGAATGAAAGAACGTCACTCCATTCGAAGCGATCATGATCCCATACATCATAAGCGCTCAATAATTTTACCACGTCAGGGGTTTCGATATCATCGAAAAGATATTCCCACGTAAGCTCACAAGCCGCCGTTCCGATACGTCTTTTGCCTTTGACATTATAGTCCTTCACAGCTTCTATCGCCGTCTTATGGTGGTCTATCCATGTGACATCTATCCCCTTGTCTTCCCATTCGTCGAATAAGAATCTCGTTCTATCGCCAAATGACACGTCAACTACAAACACCTTATCATATTTATTCACGTCAGGTATTTCCTTGCCGTAATTGTAAGGAAGAAGATCAATGTCCCCTTTGAAATACTTTTTTACTATAGCCGCTGACATTACTCCGTCAAGATCAGCCTCATGATATATACATCCTGTCATAATCTGTTGTTTTTGATTAAAAAATCTATGTATTCTTTTATATCCTTGTTCCTGTCATTATCCCAGTCAAATGTCTCGTTTATGAATTTGAAATACGATACTGGAATCGAATGAAACATCCATCCACAATACTTGCCGAATGTCATCACCGTAGATCCAAGGGGATGATCCGGCCTTCCGGGAACAGGGGCGGCGGTTACGCCCTGCGCCAGCCCCCTCCTACGATCTTTCTTGGCGGCTTTGATATCCAGATCTGTTTTCGTTACCTTATCCCCCATCGGGATATTAGTTATTAGCTTATCGCCGATAAACATTCCCCATCCATACCCCTTGTAGTTCTCTATACTAAGTTTCCTTATATCACCGAACCTTGACGAGTTGTTACAACAATCAACGACCAATGCGCTATCCTTACCGTCCTTTATCCTAACCGCCCTGCCAAGCCACTGATAAAACGATGAGAATGAGAATGTCGGTCTTCCTACTATCACGCAGTCCAGTCCTGGGTGATCGAATCCGGTTCCGAGGGCGGAATAGTTGAACACTACCTTCGTCTTACCTGACTTGAACCCCTCGACTATAGCCTCCCGCTGCTTCTTTGGCGTGCCTCCGTGAACTACCTCCGCCATGCCAGCGCATATCTTTGCGTTCATCCATTCGGCGGCGGTATTGCAGCTCTCAACAGAATCCATAAACACCAGTATAGATCTGCATACGTCTTTTAATACCATCAACCGACGTAAAATAAGGTTGTTTAAGCCGTTTTTTCTCACCGCCTCACTAATAGACTCGGCCGTATATTCGGAGCCGTTAGAATTAAGTTTAAGGGCATCTCCATTGAAATCCCATGTCTCATATTTAAGAGGTGTCCAAAATCCTTGCCTTATCATCTCCTCCACCTGTATGACATGGATCAGGTTCTTAAAATATACCGGTCTCATTCTGGTTATGAAGTTAAGTTGAGAGTATGATACTTGTCCTATCGACATAGTTTTAAGTCTACATGGCGTGGCGGTAAACCCTATTACCTTGCTAGGCTTTAATTCGTTCATGAATTTCATGAACTCACTGTCTTCCTCTGGGCTGTATCCGGCATGAGCCTCATCTATCAATACGTTCCTGATCCCCATCTCCTTAAGCTGACCAATAACTTTCTTGACAGATCCTAACGTGGCGTATATCATGTTAGACAGTTCTTTCTTTCCACAGGAAGCGGAGTAGATGGTAGCCGGTATGCCATACGACGTTATCTTGTTGTGGTTCTGTTGCAGCAATTCTTTTGATGGTTGTAAGACCAGTGTCTTATCTCCCATCAATCTGGCCGCTTCCGCTATCAACAAGGATTTCCCGCAACCTACTGGTCCTATAACCAATACCGGATCATTCCTATCGGAATTTATATAACTTGAAATGCTTTTAACGCATTCCTCTTGATATGATCTTAATTTATATGCCATCTTGATATGTGTTTATTCATGAGCCAGACTTTTGTTAAACTCCTCGATCTTGTCCCTATCCGTCTCATTAACCATCTCTGCCTCCTTGCTGAACACGTCATACCCCTCACGGATATTATCCCCTACCATATTCTCTATCATCTCTCTCATTTCATCGCTCCTTACGGCGAAGGATATCTGGAACGATTTACTTGTGCCTTTCATCAGGTAATCAATCTCCTTCTTACATTCTGCCATTAACCGATCCAGATTATCGAACTTAACGAACTTGGAGTTGCCATTGGCTTTTCTTACCCCATCCTTGAAATCCTCCAATATCCCGTTAAATACATCCGCCATACACATCATGGAATGTAGCCATACCAGCATATTGAATTTATATTCATTATCAGCGTTATTCATCAAACTCACCAAAGACTCGCTTTTTGTCAACATGATCTTCGATTCCCGGTCTACGATATCCTTTATCTCCTGCCGGCATTTCATGGCACCAACGAAATCCATTTTAGAATAACATTCATTTGATTTCTCTACCAATTTCCTAATATCCTTTCTAGACATCAGAAGATCCAATACCTGTTTTTCTCTTTCGTTTTTATCCATAATCATTTATTTATTAACACAAATATAATTAAAGCCTAGATATTTACCTAGGCTTTTTAATAAAGTTAATCTTTTTTATTCTTTCTTTTTGACTCATCCCAATCCGATGAGTACCTGCATGTCCCTTGTTTGTGGATCGAGAAATCGCACCAAAAACACAAGGGCTTGGGGCGGGGTTCAAGGCAGGCCGGCTGGCGTCCCATGAGGTAGCGCTTCTCGTACTTATACCCCTGTTTGGCGTCGTCCCAAACGTGAGCTTGATAGCTATCTATTTTATTTGTCTCGAAATCATACATGTCAAGGAGAATATCGTTAAGTTCCTTGACCGATCTCTCTACTTTCTCCTTATCTACCTTCACGTTCTGATTGTCCAGCATGCGGGTAAAGAAATAGCTGCACATATCCGGCAATACCTTATATTTTCTGAGTATGTAAAAGGCGTATATCGGATGTTGGAGATTATGAAGCAGCTTATCTTCATCGAATAACTTTCTCCCGGACTTCCAGTCTATCGTATACATGGCTATCCTGTCCTTTGTCTTATACTCTCCACGCCAGTCCACCGATCCTATGATATGTACCTTATCGTACGTCACGCCATCCAAGGTAAGGGGCTTGGGTAGCTTATAGGGCAGGACGAAGCTCTCCTCCACGCCGGCCGGTCTCGACCCCCGGACCACCTTCTCCATTGGCGTAAGATCAGACCATGCCTTCTTATAATTGCCAGCAGCATCCTTCTCAAACAACCCCACAATCCATCTTATTAGCCTAGCCGCATGTTGCATAGACTCGATCTGGGATTTTACGCTATCAAAAGGGATCTGTTCTATATCGGCGTAGTAATTGAAAGCCTTACTCATATCCTCATAAGAAGGTCTGCATCCGTTCTTGAAGAAATACTCCATTGTCTGGTGGATAACCGTACCATATGACGTAGCTTCGTGCTTTTCCGTGGATCTGTGACCCTCCACGTAAGTCTTATACCATTTATATGGGCACTGGATGAACGTGTCTATCTGCGAGTAAGAGGCGGCGAGAACCTTCTCTCCGTTTATAACCTTACATAATAAGTTATTCTCCGGTATTACCATAAAGCTTATCTATTTTTATGTCATGTCCGTATAGGTCCATTAACAGGTTTTGTAGATGGTGAAGATTCTTAATCTGAATAGGATCGCTTAGATCGTCTTCCAGATCCCTAAGCCCAAGATAATACCCATCATCAAAAATCTCTATAGATATTCCATAGCCTCGATATACATCCCGCCCCTTATCACGCTTGAAATAGATAGTATCAAGTATATTATCATCTATCTCAATAGGTATGACATCATCTTCCCCGGAATACCATTTCATTATCCCATCATCAACCTCACATTCAAGGATCAATGACTTACTTTCATTACGCATACCAGTAACGCACCCTACTCTCCATATATTGCCAGCCTTGTCTTTTACAAGATCCCCTATCCTTAGTTCTTTAGCCGAAATCATACTCGTCCTCCTCGTTGTAATCGTCATCGCAATCATCGACAAGAGGGGTCTCTAGCCCCTCTTCCCAATCATCATATCCGAAGTCCATTACTTACTCTCAAGCCAATCGTACAACATATCCACAAAAATCCCTACAGTTAGTTCATCGACAGATTTATCGCCAAAGACATCATCCGGTATCCTTATATCCATCTTTTCTTCAATCCCTATCAATACCTCTAATAAATCAAATGGATCCATAGCTAGATCGGATGACAAATTACTGTCTTCTCTTACATCGTCAATTACCTCTATATTATTAATGTAATTGAACTCATGCATTTTCTCGAATATCTCTTCCCTCACTATCTCCAATAACTCATCTCTTTTCATAATCCTTTAAATAATTGTACAACATATTTGTAAGCTCTCCTACCGTCAATTCGTAATAAGGCTTGACATCAAGCACTTCATCAGGTATACATCTACCAGTTCTCTTCTCCATTTCCATTACGACTTCCACGAAATCAAGGGAATCCAAGGCCATATCCGCGCCCAGCTCATCATTATTGGTTATCGATTCAGGATGATTAAGCCCATTAAATTCACCTACCTTTTCGAATATCACCTCTTTTATCATTCTCAATAATTTATCCTTTTCCATAATCTAAATCGACATTTTCAATCTTCTACCTAATTCTTTTTTTATATCCGATATCCTTTCGATATCCATCTTAACATCGCCTGTGATAGCGTATTCCTTATCCATTCTCTTTGGGGGATCCGGAAGCCGGCTTATGGCGAACAACCATGCCAGCTCCTTGTTCTTGTTCTCCCTAAGATACAAGTCAGACGTCATGCCATACATTTTTATGATCGTATCGAATAACGTTGATTCCGATAAACTCATATGCACGCTATACACATTTGATGGTTTCCAGATCAAGTTATCCAATCTCATCGTATATTCACGTTTAAGATCTATGTGAGATATTACGGCCCTTACTATAGGTTCTTCCTTGAAGTTGGTGTTAGCCACAAACCAGATAAGCCTTTTTTCCACCTCCTTGATAGCTCCTGTATCCTTACCCATATCGTTATATACCCCAACGATACGGTCCCGGATCCCCTCGACCTCCGGTGTCAGACCGGGTGTCTCTATCAGCATCAGCAGCGATCCTCCCCTTGGCGTTATCTTCCACTTCCCATTCTTCTGAAGCTCAATATAACCAGATGCTTTATAACTATCTATTTTCTCCTTTGGAATGGTGTTAGCCATCTCTTCTTTTTGCCGGATCATCAAAAGATATCCAACATCAGACATCGTTAATCCTGATGTCATCATCTGTTCAAAATTTATATACATATGTAAATAAGTTAAAATATTGACCTAATCTTTCTGGCTACCCTCTCGACTATATCGGGATGATCATTTCCGTTATATATATCTATTAGCGTATCTATTATATGTAACCTTATGTTTTTCTTTGATGAATGAAACCAAAAATCTCCATTTTTTCTGTTTACAGGTTTGAACATCTTCAGTTCTGGTATAAGATAACACGCCACACATGATCTTTCAGCAAGTGATAATTCAACCGCTGCCTTTTCTATTGCTCTGCACATAAATGTATAATTATCATTCTTTATTAGATCGTAAGCTCTTCTCAACACCCTAAGGGCGTCTGCTTTCGATAATCTCTTTCCCTTTTTCATATTGTTTTACTGTATAAGATTCATTAGCCATACCAACCCTACCAACTGATATAGATTGATTTATAGATTGGTTAAGATGCCCTACAACCGACATCTTAGCCCTAACCGTATTGGCGCATCTTAGAAGGATTCGATAATCCTCTAACGCCCTCTCGTATCTTACGTCCACCCTGGCCCTTTTATCGGCGTCAGTCATGCTCTTGCATGTCCCGTCCTCCCTCAAACTTATAGCTATCTTATCCCGTATGATCCTGATATCATCCTCGGCTATCACCAGCTCGGCGTCAAGAACGCCCTTGTAAGAGCTAAGAAGATCCTCTACCGCCACTACCTCCCGCTTCAAGTTCTCCAATTCCAATACCATTGAGTTATCGTTCATTCTTTTATACTCCTGTACTTTATTGGATACCTCATCACAGATGCTCATGATCTCCTTCTCCCTGTCCCGGTTTATGATATACCTGATACTGTATTCGGCCATTTCCTTTAATGAGGATATGATCTCTCGTATGCCCATCTTGTTTTCGGTGGAGAAATTGGCTTTTAATAACATCTCCATCCCTTTTATGATGACAAGCAAAAAATTTTTTCTCAATCTCATGCTTAATAAGGTGTTTCGTCATGTACTACATTGAAATCATCACTGGGCGGTATATATTGTTGCTCCAACGGGATACTGGGAGGCGGGGGCGGTAGCGTCACCACAGTCGTGTCCGGCTTGCCGCTACCCACTGGGGCGTCCGAGCCTCCCGGTCTTTCTTGGCGCACCACCCCTCCATCAGGATAATATCGCTCATATCCTTTCATGATATCTACATGTATCGCATCAATCTCCTCTAATGACCGTTGACGGACCTTTACGATATGATGGAACAATAATCCATCCACACGGAAGGATCGTCTTGACTCGCTCTTGAAACGTTCCAGATTAGGATACCATCCTTGCGGAAATTGCATGTATGAGGAGTACCCGTATCTTTTCGGTATATTTAACGCTACCATAGCCGTACATAACTGTCCCAATGTATCTGATTGATAAAAATCAGATTGCTTTGGCATATGATCCTTTGGATCCCGCCGTCCTTCGATATCACGATTGAGTTGGGATATTATAAGAAAGAAAATATTAGGAAAAGTTCTTTTAGCGATATTACACATGGTTATCAACGAGTCGATATTTCTTTTGGCGTCTCCTGAACCTTGTACTAGAGCCGTATGATCTATAGACACGAATACCATTTTCTTATCCTTGTTTATTGGCATATACTCATTCCATAGAAAGTTTTGAAGCTCATCTACGGTTGATGGTTTAGGGATGTATGTTATTCTGCTAGAGTTCTCTTCCTTGAGGCATCTCTGCATTTCTTTTACCTCATCTTCTGACATCTCGTTAAGGAGTATATCTTGTATGTCTTTCCCCATTTTTTTTGATAGTGAACGTAACATCAAATCTTCTGGGTTCATCTCAAACTCACATCTTAACCATACATAATCATCTGCCTGTGGATTGATATTGACATTCATCACATTGCTCATGATTTTTTGCGCCAGATAAGATTTGCCAACTCCGGGCCTAGCGCCTATAGCCACCGCATGTTGTGGGTAGAACCCGCCCAGTAACGCCTTGTCAAGATAAGCGTATCCAGTACGAGCCGGGAGAAGCTCTCCCGACTGATACTTTCTTATCCTCTCATAGGCATCCATGATAATCTCCTTGGATGACCTCCATATCCTATCCTCACTCATCCTCTTGCGTTTCTATCGCCAGCCGTATCGGATTTAGATCCTCTGTTAGCTGATCTTGATTTATATTTTAACCCCTTAGCCGTATGGCATAGATCCTTCCCCTTCCGATAAGCCTTACCCTTTAGCTTATCGGTCTTGTAGTTCTTGCGACCCAACTCCCGTCTCTTGGCTTTCTGCTCAGGTCTGGCGTTGATCTTCTTATCCGTCTCAGCCTTCTTCTTTCTGGCTTCCGGATGTGTTCTGTAATATTCAGTCGATCTCCCCATCCTCGTCCTCCTCATCATAATTATAATCCTCTACGATAATATCCTCTCCATCTAAATATGAGGCTTTATCTCCGAGTCTGCTTCTCATGCTCTCGTAAGGATCATCCCCATCTTTTATTTCCCACACACATAAGTGCGGACCTATTATATCAATAAGCATGTTGGCCTTATCCTCGCTTATGCCTTTTTCTATCATCTTATCTCTGCATTTGTAAAAACCACATGTCTTGTTAAACACTGATCCTCCTACATAAAACCCTGTCTGTTTGTGAATGAAAATTACTTTCATGTTCTGTCAATTTTTATTAATAATTATTTTTTGTAATCACCGTAACTCATGTCAGCGTCACACACCACCAAGTCAGTTACCTTATCCACTACATGGAATAGATGCTCCGGACATCCGTGGCATGCGCTACCGCCTATCGCTATCGCCTTATGCCTAGGGCAGTTATTCCCCCTCCCTCCATCATATATCTGTATCCGATTATCACTATATGTCTTGATATGTCTCATGATTTTAAGTAATGATGGCAAAGACATCTTGTAAGGGGATATATGCTCCTCCGGTATCATAAGCTCACCGGATAGTTCTTTGTAAAGATCATGTCTATCATGTCCTGTTTTTATTAAGAATACGTTGATCTCGGTCATTACCATATCCATAGACCTAAGGAGATCCGGCTTGGCTAACCTACCTACAGGTTTACCCGTAGAATCGGATCTCATCCAAGCCCCACACTTCTCGCACCCAACTTGCTTTCCCTCCACCGTATTTATCATAGTGGATGGGGCCTTGCAATACGGGCATACGGATCCGTTTAACATAGCTTTCTGGGCTAAAGATAGCTCTCTCATGCCTTTTCTTGTATTTTGACATTAAATAGATCACAGAATCTATTAAAATTCCTGTTCTCTATTCTCATATCCTCCTCATACCTGTCAACTGATTTGATGAAATCATTATAACAGTCCTCGCACATCCATTGATTGATTACTGCTACATAATAGCCCACGGATGTAGGTCTGTTACACATATCGCAAATACCTAAGCACCCATATCTGGTGAGCTTATCCATCATCTCCTGTCTTGTTATTTCAAGCACCTTGAATTTCTTGTAATTGTCAACTACCTTTGCCATTGTAAATTTGTTTAATAATAAAATAATCCGCTATATCCATTCCCTCATTTATATTGGGTTTTGATTCTAGAAAATTACTTATCTCTATATTCATCCCCCTCATATCCTTGTCTACCTTCTTTCTCCATTCGTTGAAAGCGTCGCCCTTATCCGGGTACAGGACTATCCGCCTCCTACCCAATGTCTCTATCATCTCCCTTTTCAGCATATGGATACCGCCACAGGCCATAAACAACCTACTAGGGTACACAATGTTGCAGATAACAGCCGTCTTCTCTGACTCTACTATATACACCGGAGCGTCATTGGGATAGAAGTTGATAAGAAACTCCCCGAACAGGCATTGCCTAAGCAGGTAATCCTGACCGTCCAGTATATGCACCCAACATACGTGATCCATGGGAACCTTTACCCTCTTCCCGTCAGGCCCGTAGTCCATTATCTTTCCGGTCCGCACTACCCAATTCTTATCTAGTTGCCAGAACACACAGCACTTACCCCAGTCCCCGAATCTCATCATCCCCACCTTATACAAGCTAAATGCCCTATTGGTATGATACGATCCGAAGATATTGGATAGATAATCCTGAAGATCGGATGTCTCGAAAGGATTAAGCGTCTCAAACATCTTGCTTACCGGAATGCAGTTGGCTATATCCGGATCCACGGGAGGTCTGTACCTCCTTAATACTTTGTTTGAATCGGTAAAAAGATCATTGTTCCCAAGTTCGCTCCCTGTTGGATATTTAAAGTAACCACATTTATTTTTATGATCACACACCCCAAACTGCTCTCCAACGATCTGACCGGTGGTTACGTCCACGTACGGCGTAAAACACTTATCCTTGCCGCATTGCGGACACGTCAGCTTCCTCCTTGGCTTGCTATGATCCAGCTCATACCGATGAACGCTCTTATTGAACTCCCTAAATTCCATCATCCTCTCCTCTCATTCATGACTCTATATATATAGTCCCTCAGCGGTTCCTTTCTTATTAACTTATTAACGTCAAACTCGCCTTCTATGTCCAAGGATCCGACTCTTGATGTAACCGTATAATTGGTTTTCTCAAACTTATACTTTCCTTGAAGATATACTACGGTAGCCATATTCAATATAGGGTTGTCAGTCTGTCTCTTCAACTTATATTGGCTGGTCTTTGCGGTAGGATCACCCGGAGCGAAGTTATATATCTCCTCTATCTCCAATATCTTTCCATAGTTCTCCAGTATCATTCTTCTATATAACTCAAGTTGGAAAGCATACTCGTCATAGAAATTGCCTTTCCTGTTTGATTTGAAGTCCAATATAGCGAATATCCTCCTGCATCTCTTTATCTTCTTTTTCTCCGTCTTAGGCTGACCTTTCTTGGCTCCCGTCTTATAGAACTCTCCTGTCTCGACCTCTATCTCCACCATCTCCGGCTCGCCATCCATCTCCACCACTGCGTCCACCGAAGAAGCTACTTTCAATCTCCTTGACCTCAACATCTTTTCGATCAATACAGGTTTTACATGTCTTTCCTTGCAGAATATGGCAAATGATATCAGATCCTCTATCAGCTCATCAATGTTGTCCACTAATATCCGCTCCATCCTATACTTGTCTATTCTTAGCTTAGCCTCCTTGACAGCCTTCCTTATCCATGTCGGGATCAGCTTTATATTAACCCCGGTCAGATACAACCCAAATAGATAATGCATGATAGTACCCAGATCAGCCCTATAGTTAGCGTACTCATCAGGGTCCTTGCCCTTGAGTCTCATCTCATTCTTCCACTTCTCCAAGGCTCCGGACGTATCACAATACCCATTGGCGATATTGTTAGTGGCTCCATCGTATATGATAGGATACCCATCAACATCCATCTCATAATACACACGTTTGCCGGCGACAGTCATTCTATATAACACAGGTGTCGGGATATCCTTTATCCATTCAGCGGCATAATACTGTTGCTCTGTCTCCAGATCATACTCAACCTCCATCTCCTCGTTAGGCTCGTTTTTAGGCTCTTCAACAGGCTTTTCCTCCTCGACCATATCTTTCTTTGGGACAGTTGATAAAACGTCTAATATGCCAAAGAAAGCGGTAAATTTAGGATCTGTATGATATGATCTTAATACTGGTAATGATGATCGCCAATAATATGACGACGCATTCTCGTCCTTTATCTTGCCTAAAATCTTGCCTAAAGCCGAACATCCTATCTCTCCATCATCCGCAATAGCCACATTGTGTCTCTCGGATAAACGAACTTTCATCTCATCAAACGATTCTTGATCGCTTATGACTTCCATGATCGTCCCATAACTATATACTGTGTCACTTATAGCCTTATATCCTAGGTCTAAAAGTAATCTTTGTTTTCTTCTATCCATGATAATAATCTGGTTTTTAATTTACCATCCTCCTCGACTTTAGGTGCGAGATCCCTCATCCTTCTGGCTGCCAACAGCCATACGTTGCCAAACTCGTCCAAGAGCCGGCTGAAATCCATCGTATCTAATAGATAATCGAATCTTGTATGCTCATCAGCCGTCAAGTAGATAATGTTATCATTATCCTCAGCAACTGATTTATATTTCCGTTTAGGGTATAAGTGGCATATGTTGCTTACCCCCGGGCATGGTATGTATGCGCCGGTAGCAGATCTCCTTGTCATACTCAACCTAGCCACATGGGCGCCAAAGAAAACGGCTAGGCTCTTCCCCTTTGGCTTGGCCTTCACCCGTATCGTCGCCCTTTCCTTTGGCGGTAGCTCCTTGGCTCTGCACGCGGGACACAACCCCTTACTCCTTATGGTTACCATCCTCCCACATCTCTCACACGGTAACATCCTACCTCTCATGCCTTTTTCTTTTTATAACTTTTGTTGAACTCCATAAGGCTCATAGCCCTATACCTCTTAAGCCTATTAATCTTACCCTCAGTCCAATCTTGATCCTTGAAGTTGATGATCGTATCGAATATCTGAGCTAGTTCCCGGATATTAAAACTCCTGTTTTGTATCTTCTTATAGAACCCCGATCTGCTATATCCTAATTTAGAAGCTAGATAAGTTTTGTTAGACAATGTGAGGATACGATAAATCGTACCCTCCATTTTACTTATCTCCATCAACTTCTCGGCTATGGACGACGTGGTTTCGTAGCTAGCTTTACTGCCTACTATCCTCATTTTTCTCCGGATTCCTGATCTTACCATCAAACTCGTAGAAGTCCATCAGTTTCTTCTCTTCCTTGATACAAGTGACAACGAAATCTGATATGGTTCCTTTCATGCCTTCCTCGAAATTCTTTTTGGCATGATCAAGGTCATTGGCCCGAACGATGTAGTTAAACGCCTTGCGTTTCTCATTGTTCGATTTCTCGTCTATCGTAATATAATCAGCCGTGACCTTATAGAACCGGTCTCCATCCATGGCAAACAATTCCGCTATCCTGAATCGTTTGATATCAACGCTAAACTCACCGGATATGAATGGCTTCATCTCCTCTATGATTCTAGCCTCACATTCGGTATAAGAAAAGGCATCTACTAAATACTCTTCCTTTACCTTCTTCTTCATGCCGTTCTCGGCATCGGTCTCATAAGAAACCGTACATTTAAACCAATTGTGCATTTTAATCTATATTATTGTTAAACAAAGGATAATCTTTTATTCCTTCACGAATATATCTTTCCGTATCATCATCCACGCCATAAGCCTTCTTGAAAAATATCATAGCCTTATCCGTATCATTATCCACCAGTGGTAGATATTCCCTTGCAAAAAGCGACCTAAGATAGTTCATATTATCAATCCTATGTCTTATATCGGCTACTTTATCCCATATCTCGGCCCGAATTTTACTCATTTTCTTCATATTTCTCTCATATCTCTCTAGCTGGTCTTTATATTCCGCCTCAATCTTATCGTTCTTATCCTTGATAGACTTATAGGTCTCCTCGTCTTTCGTATCAAACATCGGAGTATGTTTGATATTAATTATATCCAATTTGCTGTATAGCTTTTCATTGGATACGGTGAAATCATATCTAGTCCTGTACAGATCAAAGTCACTTAAGAACTTAGCTATTTTAATAGCATCATCCTGATCAAGAACGGCTATATTCAATCCTTCTAAATAGTAGAAGAAATGGGATGGAGAAATAGGTTTACAGTCATATGTCCTCATGATTGGAGGCTCATCCATAAACCTGACACCTTCCTCCGCACATCTTATTACGATCAATTTCTCTACCTGCTCATCAGTAAGATCATATATCTCCTGATCGGTCATCTTATCAATTGTCTTCATCATCCTCATCCTCCGATATCGTTATAGCCTTTGTAAACTTTTGTTTATAGACCTCACTCATAAGACAGGCAAAAGTCCTATCATCCATACTAGCCATAGTATTGGCCTCTACCGTCAGATCCATCTCGATGTTCTTTACCGAGATTTCATAGTTATCATCATCTTCTTTATAGAAAATGACTTTACCACCATACTCGAAACCATCATCCTCGGCCTTAACCATATCGATGATCTTCTCTAACTCCTTTACAAATTTACTCTTTTTCATATGTGTAATTTTTATGTGTCTACAAAAGTAGACATTTTGTTTTTGAATTAAATTAAATAAACATTATTAATAGTTAATACGCTTAGGTTATTATATACCATTTTACACTAAAATCATAAAATGGTATATAATCACCTTATCCTCCATATATCTTAAGCCCTTTTATGTTGTATTTGCTTATATCCATACACAAATTACACCCTCCATGACAACAACACCACGAGCAAAAGGCTAGTCGCTCCTGCTCCGGCCTATCTTGAAACTCCACTGCCGCCCTATACCATGCCGGGGATAATACCCTGACCTTCTCCGGTACGGGCGGCGTCATGAGCACAGATCGCCGCCTTCCTTTGGCATCTTCCCTACTTCTCATCTGGATTATCTTTTAACAGTTCAGCTATCTTCTCATCCTTCAACATATTTTGCTTCCTCATATTATTCACGATAAAGGTAGCGAACGCCATATCATATCTCTTCCTTAACTCATCAACAAAAGATTTAGCTCTTGATTCTATCATTGATTCAATGCCTCTGTCTATAACTTTCTTCATCCTACCTCTTATAAACTCATCTACCGTCAACTCATCATCCATATAATCTATCCTGAATCTATATTTCTTCTCGCTGGCGTTTTCGATGAGATCACTCATTGATTCCCTCGCTATCTCCTCAATTTTCTCTGATATCGGATTACATATTTCCCTCATCAACTCATTCTTGAACTTTTCTTTAAGCTCACGTACTACGGCTAACCTGACCGAGCTGGTAAACTCCTCTTTCAACGTCGCTTCGTTGTACATAGCTTCCTCGAATACATCTTCCAAATTTAATTCTACTTGAATTTTCATATTATCATATTTTAAGTTATTACTTTAATCTTTCATCAATCGCCAAATCAAATATCTTATCAAGACATTTCCTCATCTCCTCCGCATACTCAAACAGATCCTCTTTTGAAAGATCCCTACGCTGCCAATCATACATATTTGTATATTGAGATTCAATAGCCTTATTCTCTATTTCCTCAAGCACTTTTTTAATAGACTTGTCTTTTTGGCATATTTTTATCTTCTTCTCTCCCATATCTAGTAAATATAAATATTATATAATCGCCTGTTTTATATCCCTACATCCGCCCCATTCTCCCTAACCCAATTAACCGTATCGCAATGCCAGCAATACCCTGTCTCGGAATCCTTTTTATGAGAATGGGAACCACATGTAGCGCACCAATAATTATCATCTATATTGTATGTGTAACTTTTATCCTCATGCATCTTATCTATTCTAGCTACCCTATCTTCCAATAGATTCTTTAGATAATGGCATTCATAAGGCCTATCTTCTTCCCTTAATATATAAACATCTATGTCCATCATATTCCCCATCCTGTCCGTGCACATCAGCTCGGCGGCATGACGTACATTCCCTTCCGGCATCCCCGGGACTATCTCCAGGATCACCGCCTCCATCTTCTCTTGGTATTCGGTGTCTACCTTAACCACCAAATCCTCTAATTTATCTATTAAACTCATGATCTTTTTACTTCTTTGTATATAATATTTGCATCATCTTCTCTATCTCTATCAATACAATAAGTATCTCTACAATAATAGATACCATCATTAAATATACACCCATCACAACTATAATTATCAGACTCAATCACCTCCAGCTTTATTTCTTTTGAGCCAATATCGTATTTAAATACAGAGCATATCTCATGATACCCTATATTACTCAAAGTTATTATATCATCTTTATCAAGTATCATCCGGGAAATAAATGATTCCATTTCATCATCCGGGCCATTCTTGTCCAACAGTTCATTGCGCTCATTTCTATCAAATCTGAATGACTTTATAAAATGTTTCGCCATATCATATTGCTCCATATGCACCAATTCTTGTATGCATAGCCATATTCCTTGTCTTATGCCTTCTTCTTTGGCTTCTTGCACTCTATCTCCCATATTATTTTGTATTAATTAAGTAACAATATTTCTCTTCGCTCTATTTTGATCATTGATGGATTATCGTCATGATCATACCAATATAGATACCATATACCTCCTCTATTGGCCTTCCACATCTTCCCTTCATATTCCCCCGATGGGATCGTTACTGAATATTCTCTAAGACCCTCAAAGGTTTGTTTGGTCATTAAAGCGTATTCCTCATCAATTTCTATGTATCTCCTATGGGGCTGTTTCCATAACATCCCACGTTTGTCTGTTATCTTAGGTATTATATTCTCTCCATTCATGATGCTTTGTAAATTATGTATTAACTATTGTATATCTAACACTCTCCCCATCTTCCCTTTCGCATCCCAAGCAACCTGATTTTACGCAATCATATATATAATTTTCAAAAGCGCATCCCGAACATCTATCACACTTATCTACTCTTAATGTCATTTCAGACATACCAACTTTATAGTTAAAGACTTCCCCTATTTTATGATACTTAATATTTATACATATAGTATCGTTTTCACTTATAGTACTGCCTTCACTTATCATATTCTCACGTCCAAACATATTGTCAATAAACTTAATCATCTCATCATTGAATGATTCGCTTTCTTCTTGCAGCTCCCTACATTCATCCTCGGTCAATCCACAAGAAGACACCAGTTCCTCTGCGGCCTGCGTCCATCGCCCGTCGTGGGCTAGCTCCTGAACCGCCAGCCATATCCCTTGGTTCATGCCCTTCATTCTTACCTTATCTAAAATATCCTTATTCTCCATATCCTCAATCATTTAAATTCTTGTTTATTACAACAATCTCTATATCGTTTAACATCTTATCTTTTAATACTTTCTCTACCATTCTTGGAATGACATTAAAATCTTTATTTTTAAGCTCATTATCTACCATAAACTTAATCATCTGCTCTATATTATTATCATTCCCGTAAGTATTACATATACACTCCTCAACATATTTTCTTATATCAGATCTAATTGCATTGATTATATCTTCCTTCGTAAGCCCAAGCTCATTATGGATATAATTCTTTATCGCTTTATATTCCTTACTTCTGCTCATAATCAATCTCCTTTCTCTTAAATTCACCTATGTTTAATATCCCTCTATCTCCTTCAAGTGCTAAAGAGATCGGAGGTATTGGCATATATAATTTAACTACCCCGTCATCGTAAAATGGATGCGGATATTTATGATACTTGGCAAATTTGCCCCAGCCTTTAAAGAAGTAAGCCATGGAAATACTTTCTCCATCAGTGACAAGATAATAATCATCTACATCCGGTAGCCCATCGCTTACTTTTATCCACGGTGATTGCTTTGACCGCCATTCGGCACCGGATTTAAAACCAGAAGCAATCATCTCTTTAATGGCAGAAATGCCGTTCGGTACTCCATTTGTTCCAAACGAACTAATAACCGATCCTGCGTATTCAATCGCTACTTCTACTATCTGTTTCATAATTCCCCTCTTGCTTTAAGTCTTTTGATTGCATCTTTTCTTGAGTATGCACAGATCTTTTGTCCTTTAATCGTGAATTCTTTCAACTCTCTAGAAGTCGATGGGCGTCGATAATCAGGATTGAATCTCATCCCTTCATTTGACAATCTCTGATTAGAATAAATATTTTTATCGGCAGTCATCGTACTTTCCATAGCTAACATTGCTAATGTTTTGAGCATACTTCTTTTTAAACTCATTTGATTTCTATATTTTTAAATGTTATTAAATCTTTTCTTTTTTTTGATCTTGAAGAAGTTCACATTTTTGATCTTACTACATTCTATGAACCTTTCTAAACCTTATTTATTGTTTTGAGATTGTTTACCTTTCTCAAAACAATTTCTTATCTTTCAATCTTCTTTTGCTTAGATCCCCTTTATATATTATAAGGTGATTGAGTCTCTTGATAGACATAACCTGTTACCGGAGACTTTACCGCTGCGCAACTTGATAACAAGAATGCCGTACTGATAAATAAGAATGCTTTTTTCATTGTGTGTTTGTTTTTGCCCTCCCTGTCCCCTTCGTTCGGTGGTTTCTAAATAAAAGAAGCGTGGAGACTATTGGATGTTACCGTATTTGAGGCTCTGGACTGCCCACCACTCGATAACAAACAACAGCCCCACGCCGTAACCCTCCCGTTATCGAACTCCCAGACCAGAGGCCGGAGGCCGCATCGTGGACACGGCAACCATTCCATTGGATTCTCCGGCTCCTCATAAGCATCAATACACTTGTACTTATATCTCTCTACCATTATGATCAACCATTACAGAATTGATTTAATCTTTCGATTCCTCATCTCATTCTTATCCTTGAACATCATTATCCTATTAACAATCCCCTCCGATTCCATGTACGTCGAGAATCCATGTATTCTTAGATATTGGATAGCTGATAATGATTTCTCTAATATCTCCTTATATTCCATATCTGTTTTAACTGCTTTCCCCATGATCTTTTTCCTCCATTTCTTCTAATATGATTTTAGCTAGATATACTATCTCACTTATCTGGTCGTAATAAACATCCACTCCCTCAATTTTCTCATTATCGTCATCATATCCATCGACCATCAAATTATCTTCCCCCGATAAATACACGGATGTTATAGATAAACAAATCAACCCGTTATCGGTAAAGATCCTTATTTCAGCCGGAAAATCATCTACATGGGTTCCGCTATCCATGTCAAGATCAAGTCTCCCTGTTCTTTTAATCAAATCAACCATAGCTCCATAAGCTACTACGTTCGCATTTAATAGCATTTTATTTAATGCATTTACTCTTTCTACGTCCTTCATAATCTCTAACCCCTTTGTATTACATTGTTATACGTTATCCTGATTTTCATGAAATGATCTTTAGTATAAGCAAAAGACCCCAATAATGACAAGCATGATCATAAGCCAGATGAATGCGCTTATAAGACATCCCTCACCAAGATTACCCATATCCCTAAAGAATAAGTAATTAAAAAATATTTTCATTCTATTCATAATAAACTTTATTTAATGCGTTTATTCTTTCTACGTTTTTCATATCCACCCCCTTTGTATTACATCGTTATACGTTATTCCGTTATCTTGAATTAGTTTCATAAACTGATCTTCGGTATAAGCCAGAGATTCCCCTCTGTTAGCCCTCTCTATATTCTCACTCATCATCCCTATAGCCTGTATTAAGGCTGCTGAGGAGTTGGCTATCAATTTAGCCGCTTCCATTATCCTATTATCGTCCATAATCATATTGCTTTAACTTCCTCGTTCCACAAATGTCTTTCATATACCATGGTTATTCCTATCAAAATCCCGGTATCTTATCCCCAATATTCAAGGGTATATAATTACCTTATTTATAATATTCATTATTCTCTATCTCCAAAACATCTGGGGACAAATAGTCTTGTAACTCCAATTTTCGTATTTGGACAAGACAATCCAGATGTTCAACATTCATTTCTTGCCTATCTTCGTCTACCCACATCAACGTGTCGTATCCATAACATTCTGGACACTGATCGGCTCCACATGGAAGAAGCATTTGCGCTCCACATTGAGTACATCTTACCCAGTCACCATGCCGTATTCCTTCGTATATTCTTGTTTTCATATTTATTGTTTATCATTTATAACATTTACTTCTTCGCTCCACAAACGTCTCTTATATATCGGAGTGATGCCAATCAGAATACCAATATCTTCTCCCCAATATTCAAGTATTTGATTCCTGAATTTGTGACGCAACTCTTGCGTCTTCCCCTTATTCCTATCATAAGGCGAGAAGTCAGATAATTTTACTGTTTTCATCTTTTGCCTTATTAACGATACATTTGTAAAACAACCCTATCTTCCGCCTCCCCATCATCAGGATGGACATCGGTAAAATCAATGATCGAAAAATCATATAAATATGGTGTGTAATCTGTCTCGTAATCATCACCGGCTACCGTTACATTTATTTCTGCCTCCTTGTTCACGACAAGCATTAATTCGTTAATTAAATCCTGTACTGTTACTATTCTTTTCATATCTAATATTTATTTTGAAAATTTGTAATCGCCCGCATAATCAATCCACACACGAAAATCATTTGCATATTTTCTTGCGTCTTTCTTTATTTTTCGATGTATGTCTTTACTAACGCTACCTCCCAAAACCCTATCCAGCTCTTTTTGTAAAACCGCCCCGATAAGAGGATAGACGTCCAAATAATTGCCTTCACACTTCTCGAAATCTATTACCTTGTTCCCTATTGCCCGTTCTAATGCCTTGTCCATTGCCTTCACAATGGATTCTTGCACATTTTTATATCGATTGATAAAATCCTGTTCTTTATTTTCCATTTTAATATGTTTTTACAAAAGATGTTCGTTACCTTCATAAGGAATACAATAGATCCATCCCCTCCCATTTAAGCATTCATATCTTTCTTCTTTATATTGAGCATCAGCAATTTTCCTAACAAACAAACTTACGTGCCAATCATCGTCTTCTGTATCTCTTACTAAAACTTTATCAAATGGCTTGAATTTATATTCTGGTTCTATTTCAATACCAAAGAATTGTTTCAAATACATTTTGGCTTTAGGCTCTTTGCTTGTTTTAAGAGCATCAATAAACTTTTGCCTTTCATCCTCAGTAGCAAGTCTGTATTTTTCAATATTATTACAATCAGCATGTGCTTTTCTAGGAATCACGACTCCCCTCCCCTTCTTCCATGATGCATGAAAAGATGTAAGATATTCTCCGTTCGTATTTAATATAAACAGGTAATCACCCTGTTCATTACTCAATACATCTCCGTCCTTGAATGTGGTATATTCTGGAACTTTAAGCTTAAGTCTATAATTCTTTCCTCCGAATCCATTATTTGAGAACCAATCTGATATTATGCCGTGATCAGTATGGATAACTCCTAGGATTGGGAAAGACTCTTCCCTATGATACACAAACTCTACTCTGTAATTATCGCCATCCGTTACAATCATTCCATTGCGCTCACCATTGTTGATTTTCTTTGCCAACTCTAAATCAAATGGTATTGTTATCATTTTCTTTCCCATAATTTTACATGTATTTATATTGTTATTTTCACTTTAGTTATATCACTACATTGCAGCTTTATCTATTCAGCCAATCCAACGAACATGGGCGGACGCCCCGCTTCCCCGACCGCCTTACCCATACACGCCAGCTCCACCGGTAACGCCGCCCATGGCATCTTGGATGTCTCTCCCGTAAATCTGATAGTGATCGCCACAGCTCTCAAATGTTACTTGATAGCTGTTTAATCCCATCCTAATTGTCTCGCAATACCTTTCATCTCGCTATACGCGATCCTGTGACATCCAACAACCAATATATCATTCTTATAGCTATTGGTCTTCCATTTGTGACCGGTTGTATCCAATACCATATCGTGTTGGAATTTACTGCCATTATGGAAGAGCTTTATCAATTTCCAAAGTCTCTCAGCTTCAGCTCGTCCTATCTTGATATTCTTGCTAGTCTCAATTATGCCACTCTTAATGCGAAGCCATACGTTAGGCTGGTCATCCTCCAAATAATAATGTGGATATAATTCCAGAATCTTGCCAGACTTCCACATCTCGATCTGTTCTTCAAATTTTTTCTTGCGATCTTCTTTTTCTTTTCTTCTTTTTTCAAAAATTAAAGCCTCTTTTTTCGCCTGACTGTCTTTCCATCTCTGACATCTGGCCGCATACTCAGCCCACGTTCCTTCACCACAAATCTCATCTACTATCACATTGGTCGTTCCTAAAGTTTCTAACGCTTGATGATTTAGCAATACCTCAAACACACGCTTTAACTCATGGACGTATTCACTTTTAATCTTATCCGATTCATAAGATAACTCATGTTTAGTTCCGATCCAGGTGTTTGCACTCTTTTTAAGAAGGCTCTTGGGAGTACCCATATTAAAGAACTCAATATAATCCATTAGACTTCTAAATACTCCCCAAACATCCCTATAAGACAGGCTTGTTCTAACCTTCTTGTATTTCTCGATAACCTCTTTGATAAGCTCCAATCGACTGGTGATAAAAGCCATGCTGCCATCATCAGACATATTATATCCAACATAAAATACCTTTGAGCCAGTTGGTATTGCACTACGAACACAATGTTGATGTTTACAGGTGGAAGAAGAATAATACTTATCGTTAAGCAAATACGCCTTTTCACCACACTTATTTCTTACGATTCTTCCAACCTCAAAATGATAACCATAAGAATAAATACTTCTACCTTCAAAGAAAAGATTACTACCTCTTGCGGATTCTTCCTTTTCGTTTGCCCACAAATGAGCGACCATAGAGTTGTTCATATCTATTAATTTTTGAGTGTTAACTATTGATTATACTTGCTAAAAATAACATCGACACAAGTTCCGCCAATAGCGTTTGCGTCATTATACGAATAAAAACCTTCTGTTCCCCAATCCACACCAACTGGACAACCATCTGCATGTTTTACAAAGTCATCAATTTCTTGCGCTTCCTCGTTAGATATTCCAGTGTAGTCACCATTAATCAAAGCCCCAATCCAATAAATCGGAAGCCTATATCTTATTATCTCTATATTCATAACTTTATCAATTTACAATTACTACCTTTTCATTCTATTTCATTTAATAGACCAACATACACATCCCCATTCTCATAATAAAGCTGACCCTCATACTGGTTATGATGAAGCTCCTCACGTATCGCATCTTCATTATCAGCCCAATACTCGTACTCCTCATGCCATGACTTGAAGAAGTTATCATAACATTGTCTCATCAGATCCTCTAAAGAAAAATCCTCCGGATAAGTACACCATGCATTGTAATAATCAATTATAGGTTTCAGGAGATAATAATCATAACACATCCCTGTCAATGGGCAATTATCTCCATAGTCAAACATCACCCTACTATACTTGTGCCTGTATTTGTATTTCCCATCAATATATTTACCTGACGTGGAGAAATACTTGCCCTTGATAATATATGGCATAATATTGTTGTTGATATATCTGAACAGTAATTTACCGCATAGATTCTCAGGGAATATATCACGATGATAATCTGTAGGGTGTTCATAAATAGGATCCTTGTATTTAAACTCATAACTAAAATCATATCTCTCGTATCCAACTTCCCAATTATAAACCCTAGTATCTGTCATATCCTCAAAGGCTTTCATTGACTTTTTATAGTCTATGCCATAAGCATCCATACATTGCTCCATTACATTCCAGTGCTCACGCTCTATGATCCTTTCTTGTGAGTCTTTTGACAGCTCATCAAACTCATACAGTTTTAATACAATCTTTTTCATAATCCCTCCTTTTTTAATATAATTAGATCCCTAACGTCAATCGAATGACATACGTACCTCCTTATGTTCACGCTTAGGGATGATCGTGGCTATTCTCACGAACCACCACAATCCAGATTCAGATATCATTCATCCTTTATCTTTACGAATGGGTTTTCTACATAAAACTCCACTACATCCTTAGATTTTATAGATGTCACTATACCGGTGGTATCCACAAATCCATCTGTTTCATCCATTGTCAAATCTTCTATTTTATCTCCCGGCAGAAAACAAAGATTATAGTCTTGATCAATATACATAATCATCTTTAACCTAACCATGTCATCAATGATGCCTTTCATTCTCTCCACGACATCCAATTGATCATTACTAAGCATTAATCTACTTTTTGATGATTCCACTAACCTTATGTCTCCATTCCTGTCAACTACAGTTAAGTCATTGAATTTATACACATCTTCACGTGTTCTGTAATATGTTTCCTTACAATAAATTTTTCCTTTATCATCTATTTCAACATCAAAATATTCCAACTTATCCTTGACAGCTCTTCCGTTTTTGTATTTCCACACATCACCTATTGGAATGAACCCATATAATGACTCAAAAACATCATATATTGATAGTCTTGTCTTAGGAATGCTCTCGCCCTTTTTAAAACATTCTTCGGACGAATAAAATAATTTCCCATCTAATATCTTCTCAGTCCTACATCCTCCCCATGTTCCTACATATCTAACTACTCCATATGTAAAACTGATCAAGATCTTATCAATCTCAAACCACTTTAATCTTCCTGACATATCGTCAAAAAGATATCCACTCTCTAGATAAACCGATAAACATTCTCTAATTTCCATAACAATTTATTTTTTTTAATTAAACAACATCATTTGCCTTGATCACTATCCGTATCAATATTATGAACAAGCTCATATAGATCATAATCACTACACTCTGCTAAACATAAAGAGAAGACGTTCCTGTCGTTAATCAGGAAATAGCTATCTTCTAATATGAAGATAGATCTTCCTACCTCTAAAAAACAGTCCCATAACTCATTGCCTCTTTTATTGCCAAACACTTTCTGAAAAGTATGACGATCTGCCTTATTCTCGAATTTACGCATCCGTCTAATCCACTCATATCCGTGCCTCACTAAATCCAAGCCGCCGGCTTCATCGAAGCTCCCGTTTTTATCAATCCATTTATTTACATCTATCAACATACTCCCTTATAATATTACATTAAACAACTCGTTTAACCTATCTATCTCACTTAGGTATTCATCTTCTTTATCAAATCTAATTTGCGTCCCTCCCTCCAATCCAAAGGACAGGATAAAGGATATGACCCAGCCCGATCCGTCCACGGCCTGCCCCTTGGGAACCCAAGACATCACCGCTTTCTTGGATATCCACCATCTCCCTATCTGAACGAAATCAGGATAGTTGTCCATTAAATACACCATCTGATTAGCCATCTTATTAACATCATCAAAAGGCACTATATGATACTTGTTTCTTATCCTGACCTTCAAGAAGGGGTTATCCATATTATATGCCGCAAATGCTGATATCACGGAACTAGGATATCTAACTCCTTTTATTATCACCCATTTCATATATCACCCCCTCTTTATATAACATAAATTCATTGGATAAAATTTATCCGCGCTCTCTTTCCCGTCTCCTCGAAAGTTAGCCAGCCCGCATGTCAGGATGCTCACAAGGTTATCCACCACCTCCAACTCGCTCGATTTGAACCACGCCAACTGGCTGTAAGTTTCACCTATCCATATTATACTCATTCTCCCGTCCCGACTGACCTCCTTCACCAGCCCTATATGGTTTTTAGTGTCCTTAATCACATTTAATTCGTCAATATTTGTAAGCCGAACAAAATCCATCGGCCGTATCACTTTATTCTCGTCCATGTCTTTATCCTCCTATATTCTTTTTATTCTCTCAATTTACGCTTAACCTCTTTAACATATTTAGTAGAATGTAGTCCCCTATGCAATCTTATAGCCCGATCTATATCCTTGTTCGGATTATGATGAGATTGATATATCTCGAACATTTCCCTAGCCTTGATAGGATTTGTTCTATCATCGTATCTATACCGCTTTTTCTCCCGTTTAAGGCGCAATATCCTATTAACCTCATCTACATACACCTTTTTCATCTGCCACCTCCCTAACGCCCCGGATGCGGCGTTGTACGCCCGATCGTCATCCCTTGACTCCACGAAAGATGGGCGGCCGCCAGCTTATCCCATACCCGTGCCTCGACCACTGCCGGCTTCGGGGCGAGGGGCATGCCTCCGTTCCCTTTTGGTGGTGTCAATACTATCATCGTCATCACAAGTAAGTATCTTATCACGTTCCCTTGTTTTTATAAAACTCCTCCCCGAATTTCACATTATCCACATAATCTTCCATACACTCATGAACAATTATATGAATATCCCCCTCCGCGTATGTTACCTCGGACATTAACCTCTCATTGGTCATCCACCAAGAATAACTATCAATATGCCGTATCTCAAATCCATGATCATGCAACGCATACATAACATTATATCTTAAATCCCTGTCCATCATCATACACTCGTACACGATATAGCCATTGATACTTTCATGAGACCTACCGAACGTATAAACGTACCTACCCATCAACTTATACAACTCCCTTGCCACAGGATTCGGGATCGCCTCATCCATATCAAAATCCCCATCTGGATCAATAACCCACTCTACATCCCGCTCATCAATACAAGCCCTAGGCATTCCTATTGTCCGTACATAAAGACGTGATCGGTGATCCTCGCTTAACACCGTCCCGATATACTTTTCCCCTTTGGCATATCCTATATTATGGTTGCCGGTTATATTAAATACAATTTCAGCTCCTATCTTAATTTCATCCATATTCAAGATGTTTGTATCATTTGTTATCTTTTTTATACAAAAAGAGGATATAATGGCATAATATTATGATATCAAGACACGAATGCGTTATCTATCATATTATCATACATATCCTCTATACAACGTCATTTATGGCATTATATCGTATATGATGCCGCAGGCCATAAATACATCTAATTAACCCTTTTTTAAGGGCTTATTGCCATTTAGGTAACTAGCTATGCCTAATATTTTCGAAATAAGGGCTTTTTTAGCCTTATACTCATCGTTTATCCCTATTATCGCATATCTGTATACCATCCCATCCTTCGACACCTCCACGCCCACGTATTTAGGCGCAACGGCATCCCTATGTAATACGATAAACGGGCTTTTGCCGTCTAGCTCATTTATCAACTGATTAAACTGTCGCCTTGTCATCTGATAGTGATATTATTTCCATGTTATAAATACGATCTCTTTTTACCCTTATCTTCTCGCACAGCTCATCGAAGCACCCATCTTCTTCTAACCTACCAACATAATATGATACATTCGATTTAGAGCTTCCTTGAAGATATATATTTCCTCCTATATTCCTTGAGAAAAAATTAGGCAAGACCATCTTTTGCCTCTTATCCTTATTATCCATGTAAGATATAACGACAACCCATAATTCTGGCTCCCGTTCTTTTACAGATAACATGAGATCAAGACTCGATTTACCATTAATATTCCTCCTGCCAGTTTCGTTATAACGAAGAATAATATAATCATTCGCGTTATCATCCTCAACCATCACGACTATAGGGCGATCTCCCTTCCCATTATCACATAATACTCTTGGCTCTTTCCCGTTGCGGAGATACACCTTATCGTAATCTCCGTTTTTGTATATCTCAAAATCAAATTCTATCACCATATTATTTTCTCCTATTGATGTATTGTTGCGTACGTCCTTCCTCTATTTTTTCGAAATAAAACTTATTCCCATATAACCGAGTGAAGCAGATGTTATACCCGAAATGTTCCGCGCGTCTGATCTGTGCGTAACCTCTACTGATGTCATTATTATCAATCAGCGTAACAAAACAATGTGATCCTACTTCTGTATTCAAAACCAGATTTTCCCAATCTTTTACCTCCATATTAAATCTCCTTAAATAATTTTTTGTTATGATTATCGCTATTATACCATTTATCAATATTATCGTACTGCTTTGGATAAACCCCATAAGACCTACACCACCTAGGTAACGGCCCGTTCAGCACGTCTAACGCCGTCTCAAGGTCAAACGTAGCTTCCTCCTTGACACGACATCCCGATCCACTTCCACGGCTCGGTATATAGGCTCTACTATATGCTACGCTCATCCCATATTCCCCACGACTCAGATACCCGATGTTAGGCGAATCAGGGAAGGCGTAATACAACATTATATAATCACCCTTACTCCAACTTCTATTATAAGTATCATCCTGCCACGCAAAAACCCTGCAACCGGCTTCTTTCAGTTCCGCTGCCGCTCTTTTTAAAACATTGTCCATATTATCTATATTTAATTAAGTTGTGCCAAGGCGCCGGGAACCGACCCCGGATCATATCCGTACACGTACGATCATGATATATCCTTCCGCCCCGCCAAGGTTTGGTTCAACATTAACAAACTTTCATATCCTCACACATCTTAAAAAAGACCTCTCTTATGATCTTCTTGTATAAGATGTATATCTCATCATCATCCTCATCAAACTCCACTCCCCATGAACGTAATAAATATCTAATATCACAATCCGCTATATGAATCCTGAATATAGACGGAACGCTCATTATGTAATCCTCAAAAGCCTTCTTAATTCCATCCCTTTTGATATGTTCTTTATACTCATTCTTAAACACATTAAGCATAAAAGACATATATTCCTTATCGTATTTAAACTGCTTACCATAATTATCTGTATCTATATGATCCAGTATATATATCTCTATAGCGTCTCTATCGTATTTTGACATACTCCTTCCTCCTCCTTTTGATATTTTATAACCTTTTTCTCCCCATACGCTTTCGCTAACTGGATAAGTTGACCGGTAAATACCTTGGTACGGTGTTTTACGATCTTATCCACCAACTCCGGGCATCTGGTTCTCCATCTATAATTAACCTCGCCCTTAGCTTTCTTCTTGTAATACCTGTAGAATGTTACGGCTACTACCACTTCTCCATTCTGCTCGAAAGCAACCAAATCGTAATTGTTGTAAACTATTTCATTCATGTTGTTGTTACCCATTTTATGTATCTAATCACTTCTTTAGGCAAAGACATTATATCCTTCACCCTTCTCCCTAAGTTGTACATACCTCCCTTATGAGGATAATAGTCCCCTACATACATCCCTATTCCTTGCGGATGCCACGGGTTTTCGTTACAAGTGAACGTCGGATAAAATAAGATTCCTCTTGAATCTTTATTCCTGTCACTTACGCATACAATAGTATATCTATCAGCGACCTTCTCGCCGAAATCATATACCCTTACCTTTCTTTTTACCCCATCATTGTTCTCTATGATATTATTCATGATGTTATTTATATTAATTAATTTTCTTTCCATCAGCGGTATATGTGCCATACCATTCCCTATCCATATTTACCACCTCAATATGATGTATATGATAACAACCATTAGCTATTCTACCGCAATCGGCTATCACCATAGCTATATTCCTATACCCAGAATCAATGAAAACACGAGCCAACCTACACCCGTTAAATATAGATACCTTGATATCGTCTTTCTCTTTTATAATCCTTCTCATATCATATCCTCCTATCAAACTAATCTATCCTTTTACCATAATTAGTATATGACCCACACCATCCACGAGCCTCATTCGACACCCTAATATGATCAATGGGCTTATCCCCGACCATATTATTGGCGTACGATATTACATCCGACATACTTCTGAATCCGGAATCCTTAATGGATTTTATAAGCGTCCTATCATACCCGAATACCAATATCTTCACAATATCTCTTTCTTTCACAGTCCTTCTCGCCCTCATAACATTCTAGCCATAAAATAAACAAACATAAAATCCACCTTATCATAATCCACCCTATGACCGGTTATCTCGAATATAACCCTACGCTTTTCTACAGCCTGTATATTATCTAACTGAATAGCTATGTAAGGATATTTCATAACTTTCTCTCTATTGATATTATTCAAAATAGCGTTGACATCTTGCCTGCGAAAATACATATTTACCCCTATGTAGCTGGCAACCAAAAGACATTCGTCTATTATCCCATCTGTATCGAATAACAATAACATATCATCCTTCTCGATAGTATATTCCATATCAAGAATCTTGATACGTTTGCTCCCGTCCTTCTTATTAGCTATAAGAATCTCTATCATATCCTTATCGGTCGTAAGGATATAATACGCCTCATCCTTTGTAATATTATCACGAAGGTAAGATAGCGCTTCATCTTGTAATCTTAGTAATTCTATTTCGTCCATATTTATTTCTATTGTTGCCAAGGGAAAAAGGACGGCGCTGGCGACAAGGCCTGTCCAGCCTCCCCGCAGCCGCCCGCATTCCCCTTGGTATCATTAACCACCTCAAATAATCTCATAATCGAATTTCACATTAACACTCTCATCAATGCTCAATTCTTTCTCCATCCCAAATACAATCTCCCTTACCGTATCAAAACCCAATAATTGATCTTCGGGATTATTCACAAGCTCTCTCCGGTTATTCTTCCTAGGTTTTCGAGATGTAAGAATATATTCCGAACAACAGCCTCCCTCAAATGTCCTCACTCTGGAATACCATAGATCGCCAGTTCCGTACTCAACACATATATTCATGTTTATGATATTATTATTCCACGCTTCTCCCGGGAAACGTTTGAATATCCTACCAATCCATTCAGCGTCAATACTTATATGCGGGGAATCAAGATCCGACGTACCCATACCATCCGCATATAGGATAATCTCTTTCTTGCTCTTAAATACTAGAGATTTTACATTAATCTTCCTTCTCATATCTTTTTGATTTTACCAAAAACATTCCTTCGTATCTATTTTCATGCGATCCTCCCAATTGCATAAATCCGGATTCTCTCCCTCATAAAAGTAATAGTAAGCCCATACTTCAATATCGCCCACTTTTATGCATCCATCACTGCACCATTCCACAATATCGTCATTCCTGCATACATTTGTCGGTTCAGCACCAAGCGACAATAGTTTGTTTATTATATTGTCACCGAACCTTTCTTTCGCTTCCTCTTTCGTCATATCACTATCAGATTTTTAATATTACACTACCGCCAAAGGAGAACAGGGAACGGACGACCAGCGGGGCCGACCCCACGCCATCGCCGCCGCCCGTTTCCCTTGGTTCCCTCCGCATCACTCCCACACCAACAGACAATATCTACCACCAATAACACCCTACCCACCATCGCTCGCAACCGCTTTGCGTTTCCACTTAACGGTAAAGTATTACCCCTGTTTAGAAAGGAATCCTATTGATTGAAGATACTCCCATTGATTGGAAGGTATTTCTTTTGTTGATTGAAGGGGTTTTCCTTGGTTTTCCTTGGGTTTCCCTTGGTTTCCCTTGGTTTCCCTTGGTTTCCCTTGGTTTCCCTTGTTTGGAGGTGCACCCTCCCGCAAAACAAACCAACCCCACCAACTCCCAGCATAAAACCCGAGACCTTCCTCCCGATTGTTCCACGTGGAACGCCCGTTCAGTCTAGGATATCGAGGTCTTTGCTCTTGATTGCCTTATATATTTGCCTAATACAATGTATTGATAATAAAGCCAATAAAAGAACTATGATTAAAGGCAGGGCGTCGCCCGTAGCTATAACATACCGCCCCAACTCAAACGCCATGTAACCACAAAACAAAGTAAGTACGAAATATATAACTAATCCCATAAAATATACAATAAGTAACCACGATTTTAAAATTACACTCAAATAATATAATTAATTGAGTATCAATAACATAATATACATCAATCCCTAGAGCTTCCTCTAAAGAAAGATAAGCCCAAACATAGATAAAAAATATACAATAAGTACCGCCTATTATATACCTTTTAGGATTGATTCACACATGAAACCATACATAAGGGCACAATATACCCGCCTGCATGGATATAGATATATACAAAATGATATGCAATGAATGATTTTACTTACACATTTTCGATCAAGGCTTAAAATTTGCCGCCTAGACACTTTTATGTGTAAGCAAAATGTATACATATACTATCATTTTGTAAAATATAGGCACAAAAAAGCCCTTCCGCCCTATATCGCTACAGTACGGAAAGGCACAAACTTTAAAATCAAATAAAAACAAACGACTACTGTCTCAATTTGTTTGCCATGTAACTAACACGTTTCCGCCTGCACTTATCCGACTCCCTACTGCAATCTAATTTATTAGACTTGTGTAGTTCTTTGGTAAGCTCAACGTAAAATTCCGTTTGAGCTATTTTAACCGCCTCTAAAGCCTTTTCTTTTCTAAATGCTAGCTTTCTATTCAGATTGTCAAACTTTCTCCTATACATAATTTATTAGTTTTAAATGGCACCAATAAGAAACGGTAAGCCGGGGACAATACGGCCGGCCTTATCAATACGACCAGCCGAACGCCCACACGCCCGCCTTTATCTTTGGATTAGTCCCTTTGCCGACAACGAAGCCGGCCAGATATGCACATACGTTACCCGTGATACATACCGACAAGGCGCACTTTGTCCGTCAATTTAACCGCACAAAATACCCTTATAAGGGTTGTTATTTGCTATCCGTACATATGTTAGGTATTTAAGCTGCCCTAACATACGTCGTATTGATATACTGGCACGGAGATAACACCGTAATACACTTGGTATTAGCTACTCACACAACATACCAACATACGCCCTATACATGCGTATATACACCAATATACCCCGTGTTTTTACACGGCCTACTAGGTTGACCTAGCGTATTTACCAGATCGATATAAACCAAAAGATAATAGCACTATCCTGGACTAGGGTAATACTTAAACCACATTATTAAGCGGCGGTCTATCTACACAGGCTATCGTAACACTACCCACCTATGTATGTTTATATCAATAAATTAAAGATCCTACCTGTTTAGTCTAGTCCAGTGGCACGACGGGGACGTACAGGCGCTGCCACCATAACGCCCCTATATATAGAGATATAGGAGCAAATGATACTATCTATCATTTTTAGGGTGAGTTAGGTAGTATGTGACGCATTTTGCAATAAGACTAAATGTGTACCGCTTTATTGGCACGGCACATTTCACAATACGTTTGTCAGTGCCATTAAACGTTTCGTAATATATGCCAAAATCGTACTCTATAGGCTCATTATATCCAAAGCGTTTATGAGACGATCCTAGTATTGCTATATCCTCTATTTCACTCATTTTAAGCTTTTTGTTTTTATCCTGTTCGTTTTTATCATAGTATTCACGCTCTACTTCCTTGTATGCGCAAAACGTGTTATTTACACGTGGTAGTATTTCTTTACAAAGTTGTATTACTATCTCTTTATCTTTTGCCAAATTGACTAAAGCGGGGACAATCGATTTATCTACTTTGATCTCATTTTCTTTTAAAATCTCATTAACTTCTTTTCCAGATTTAAAGAGTTGACACCAAGCTTTAACGGCGCTTGTTAATGTTTTTTCACTAGCTTTCTTAACTTCATTTTGCACTTTGTTAATATCTTTATTTGTCATTAGATTTGCCCGTACCCTCGGGACTTGTATTGGCATCTGGTGCGCTTGTTTGTTAATGCTATTATCTTACAGAAGCAAATATACTACATGTTTTATTTTCAAACAAATATTTTGCAATAAAAATTCGACGATTATATGTAATAAATCTAATCAAATGTAAACGTATATTAAAATATTGATTTATATGATTGATAATCAGCAAGTTAAACGGAAAATAAACATTCTTTTTTTTTCGTCCAGCTGGTAGTTTGCCGTTCCTGTTTTATGATTTATACAGGTTGGGGGGGGTGGACCAAAAAACGGCAGCACGGCCGGGCCGATTTCGGGGAGGTGGTCCGTCCCGCATATCCCGCATATCCCAATATGTCCGGCGTCCCAACATATTCCTATGTTCCCATCCCTCATCCCCTCACGACTTAATAATCCCATTAATTTTATTATATTTGCGATATAATTAAAACATAACATATTATGAATAAAGAAGTTAAATACATGGGGGGGGGTATTTTAACCCTCAGATAAGGAGGGGGTATGTTTAGGCGCAGGACTTTTTCTTCCGGTAATATCCACTACCGTATCAATATAGACAAGAGCATGTGTCCTAATCCTGTAGATATATATATTGATGGAGATACATATCAACATAGTTTTAACGGATCTTATCTTGATATATATCGCAATAAGAAGATAGAAGTTATAAGAATAGGTGGACAGATAGTTTCAAAGGATCAACAATATGAGTACAACGTTTTATTAGGCACAACTGGAGGTGTTTCAAAAGGGACTCTCACGTATCTATATAATTCTGGTATGCATTGTGATTTAGCTGATACGGAGTTATACGGGAATAGGATAACTAAATTTACTCCTATAACGGAGATAACCGATCCTGAGGAGATCATCAATTTCACTTACATGTCTGAATTTTATAATCAGATTACAAGTAACAATCGTATAACTTGGCAAGGTCATCTTATAACAAGTGATCATTGTATAACAGCCAATGCCTGTGAGGGATGCCAATCTGTTGCCGTTGGAACTGGCATTTACAATAACACCTATAATGTAAATATAGTAATTGTAGTACCATCATGATATATTGTGAGGAGGATGTAGTACCAAAGGGAGGTAGGCCTCCCTTCATCCCTCCGGGCCTACCCATCGGGGCTTCCGCCGGCTACTTCCCTTGGTATATATCTTTATGGGATAATTAGATAGGTGGTGGCACGACCACTACCTTAATATTATAGATCTCGTATCAGTCTAATTCTTTTAGGACTTCTTTTATCCGATACGCCTACTTGACCGTAGCCTGAAACCGACCAATAATTTCTATCATTACATTCAGAGCTTGTCATATACGCCTCAGTTGAGGCTTGGAACATCTTACCTCCAATAAGATACAATATATCATTTATATCAACCATCCTCATATATACCAATGACATTTGCGGACAAGAGGGGATATACCAGTCATCGAATCCAAGGGCGTCGCTACTATTTATGAATCCATTAAGAAGATTGCCTGAGATAGCATAAGATCCTTGTTCTGTGGCTCCAATCTTTTTTAATACCTCTGAATTAGATTTGCCATTCCAATCAGACATCACTCCGGTCCATTGAGATATGTCATTTGGTATATGTGGCTGACCATTATATACCCCGGAATTACTCATAAGGTACGCACTAGTAAGGCCTTGGTAATCGTAATCAATAGTATCATAATTAGGGATCTCGTATTGATCTACCAAATATTCTCCCCATACAAAGTTATCACTGGCCAACATACCTTCTGTTGCCTGTTTATAACTAGGATTTTTACTCTCGTTTTTTTTCTATCATAATCCTATGTTCTTTATGTATCAAAGCAACTCCAATACATTCGGCATCCACCTTATTAGGTGGAAGTAACTTTAGATTTTCAGCAACTCCATATACTCCATTGCTGGCGTTAGACGGATGTATTCCTGATGAATGAAATCTTCTTCTAAGCATACTGATAAATTTTTATGGAGGACGAAAAATACCCCCCCCCATTGAGTTAATTTTATTTAATATCATATTATTATGCATTTTGTACATACAAATATATGATTTATTCTCAGATCATGTCGCTAAATCCAAGGAAACGGGCTGGCTCCCATCCTTCCGGGCATCCCCCGTCCTCCCTCCGCCTCCCGTTCTTTTTGGCTTCCTTCTGGCTTTATCCTCAAAATTTCATATCTTTGGGACAAAACTAGGTGATTATATACCATTTTGCACTAAAATCGTAAAATGATATATATCTATACGGGAATCCGTACCGGGTTCCACCAAAACCCTCTACCTTCTGATAAGATACTTACATCGAAGGCTTCTTTTGCCGATTTTCTGATGATGTTAAATGCAGCGTTGATATCGGCGTTAATAATATTGCCGGAAGATGTTTTAAACAATCCTCGTCTGATACGTCTTCCGGCATATTCCTCATGCTTACAGATCTGCTCGTTATCCAAGAAACTACATTTTGAGGTATAGGATTCCTCAACGATCTTAACATTAACACCCTCAAGTGTGGCTTTATATGATATCATTGAGACAAACATATTAAAAGGAATAGATACAAAGTTCTGGTTGTTTCGTTTTCCGATATTGATTTCTTGTTTCCAGCATCTGTTATGACCGATTACGATCGTATTAATGCCATTAGAAACTACATGATTAATCAATACCCTACTGGCTTTATGCAGATAATCCTTGATCTTATTATTCCTTTTGTTGGTTAACGATCTTATTTGTCTTGATACTTGTTTATTGTCTTTTAATCTTGATTTTAAATATGCTAGTCTTTTATTATAATACTGGTTGATAGATTTTAGAGGCTTACCGTTGATGATAAAGCAGGACCCGGTATTTGATACACAAGATGCAAGATTGTTAAGTCCAAGATCAATACCAAGGTAATTACCGTTATCATACATAAGATCTTTCTCTTTCTTATTATACACAATCTCAAGCATAATATATCCATTCTTAGGGACGAACCTGAGTTGTTGGATATTTTTCTTGTTGGTTCTCGTGGTGAAAGAGAATTTCTTTGGCAACTTAACAATACCTTGTTTTATCCATTTCTGAGAAAAGGCTGTTGTTGGGAAAACAGCAATAAACATCCCTTCTTTATCAAGATACTTAGGTATTCTTACTTTCTCAGAATACTCACCTCTACCTTTTTTGTTAAGAAGATTGAAGAAGGACTTGAAATTCTGGTCAACCATCATCAATACCTGTTGGGCTACCGGTGACGGTAAAGCACGATAGTCAACGTCATCTTCTGTTCTTAACTTCTTTTCAAGAGAGTAGTAGTTGAGGTATTTATACTTAACGGTATTATCATCCTTATATTGAAAGTAATGCTGCCTAACAACATACAATCCTTTGTTGTATAAGTTTTTGCACTTATGCAACAGGTCTTGAAGCTCATTATAATACACCGAGCTTTGCTTGATTATATGTTGTTCGACTAATCTCATAGCACAAATATATGGATTATTATTTATATATAAAAATAATTCAGTATATTTGTAGTGTAAGGTTGTATATAATTACTCAAAACTATAATCATGTTTACAGATATACTTCATAAGATCAGGATATTCTTCTGCGACGACGACGTTGAGAAGATATATGTAAGGGACAGTACGGTTATCCGCAACAACGAGATCCATAGGATGTATAATGAGATACTGGACGAGTTAGGCGATTTGGCTACTGTCGTATCAAGGAACTACGTATATGGCAAGATAAAGGACAGGACGGGATTAAGTATCCGTCATATCAGTAGGATAATAAACCATACTAAAGTTGAGGAGATATGATTAAGGACGTAATGGAGAGGGATATGATAAATGAGATATCCACGTTGTTCGTGATGATATTCATGTCCGGGTTGATGTTTGTCATGCCGATGTTAGATATAGAGTGCGATGATATTGCTATCATAATAGGATCAGGAATAATACTATCTTTTATACTAACCATAATACCGATCTTGCTTTCTTACGACATAAGGGATGAGATCATTGAGTTGATTGGGGATATGGATAGCCAGATCGTGGTAGACACATCGGTGTATAAAACGAACCTGCCCTAAGTAATTCCTAGGGCAGATATTAATCTCAATTCGACTTCAAATACGATTCTATTCTATCAGCGACCTCTTTAGGCGTATGTCCATCCCATTCCCATGCCGTATCAAGTTCAGGGATATTAAACAACTCCCAATACCGGTTCTCATAATGATTGGATATCTGTCCCGTTGGCAGTTCTGCCATTACGATAAACCACAATCCGCCGAAGCATTCCTCTCCATCATAATGCTTATGTGATTTACAGATCTTTATATCGCCTTTCTTAGCAAGCTCATTGAAGAAAGCGGCATTGTAAAGCATTCGATATCTATATAGTTCGTTAAATGTATGATACCCATCGGATATATTACTCATATCATCTTCATGTAAATATGTTTTCTCAAAAATGTCCTGCTTGCAAGGATAAAACTCCCCGTTTACTCCCTTGATGATGTAATCACCTACATTGGCTTTCATAACACCTTCAAGGGTTTCTATACTACAATCAACAGAAGGAGGTATCCCATTATCAGCGTCACCTTCCCTAATAACTTCTATTTTAACGCTATCACCAGCGAAATCCTTGATCTCATCATTATTAAAGCCTTTCCATTTTACGGCTTCTATCGCAATTGGTTTCTTTACATATCTATTCATAATTTTACGATTTAATATATTATTATCTTTTGATATACCTTTCTATAAGATCTATGGATAATTTAGCGCCCAGCTCTTCCTCCAACAGGTTAAGGTAGTTCCGGTGCAGGCATCCGCCCCGCTCCACCTCCCTAAAGCCGGCCCCGTCCCGGATCCTGACCAGCCCTTTCCTTGGATCCATGTCGATCAGATCCCGAAGCTCGTTCATGTTCTTAAACCGGTTCTCTATCACCTTAAATACATCGATCTTAGGTTTCTTATCCTTGATCTTTATCTTAACCCTTCCGCTCATGATCACCTCCCCGTGCTTCCGAATCCACCATCGCCTCTATCGGTATATCCGAGGTCATCCAACGACTTCACCTGATCCCATACGATACGTTCCCTCCTACGGATAAGCAATTGAGCTACCTTGTCCCCAACCGAATAAGAAGGATCATCATAACAATCCACACGTCTACATGCTACCATAATCTCGCCTCTATATCCTTCGTCAACGGTTCCCGGGGCGTTTTGGATAACAGACTTTGTTTTGGTGATGCTACTACGAGGGCGTATTTCCATCTCATAATCCTCCGGCAATGCTACATGTACACCGGTATGATATATGGTCCTGCCTCCGTCAAGTTCTACATCCTTGACGAACAGATCCATGCAAGCGTCCTCCTTATGGGCGTACTTAGGCAATATCGCTCCTTCTTCCAGCCATATCTTGACCTTACAAGTATCTATATCTTCAAGTAATGATTCTACCTCATTATAACTCATTGGTTGTTCTGACGCCAATGAAATGGCTCTTGCCAATAAATCTTTAATCTTACTCATTTTATCTTGTTTTTAAATTCCTTCCCTTTCGGACATTGTAATTTACATTCCTCGCCACAAGCGGAACAGTTGGGTCTCATTCCGGGCACCCCTCTTCCCCCGTACGGCCAGTAGGCATAATCGCAGACGCTCCAGAACGCCTCCATCGCCTTGATCTTGGCATCGACGGTTATCTTCTCCTTCACCTTTTTCATGCTCTTCCTGAACTCATCTTTCATATCCTTCCCTTCTATCTGTCTGGCTTTACGTCTCTCGTTCCACCAATTGTAGTAGAATTTGTCCGCCATCTTATAAGCTTCGGGGTCAAATTTATCACGATGCAGGATAGGTGCGTCCTTGATCTTTCTCAAATTCCTGCCACAAACATAAGCAAGCCCGGCGTACGGAGGTATGTCCTTAGGATCAACCAACCCATCAGGAACGCAGTAGTAGAAGTAGTTGGGGCGGCCGTACCTGACCCAGTCTCCGGTCTCGTACAGGGCTTGCTTCCGTGCCTCGAACCAGCCTTGCATTACTTGGTGCTTACCCTCTTTCTCGAAATCCTTGTTATAGTCAGCCAACGAGATCTTCACCTCAACCTCATAAGCGTACATAGATCTGGTTATAGCCAGATAATCAGACTCCCAGTTATAGACATATAAGTTGTTTATAATCCATCTAGGAGACACCAAGAACTGTCTGTTAAGGATATCCAATATCCCTCTCTCAGTATATTCAGCACCTTTATTTGATCGCCGTGTTCCCATCTCCAGTAAGAGGATTATTCCTATATCCTACCGCCATTATAGCATTACCTATCAACATCCTCAACTTATCCATATCTTTATCATGGAACGAGAAAGTAGTTAAATTATGTGATTCAGTAATCTTATCATAAGACTTTATCATCAACACAGCCACATACTCACCCATCATCTTCCCGTTCATAATATCAAGATCGATTATGCCGTGATCTATTAGATCAACCACATCCCATCCTAATGGTAGATACGTTTTTATCTGATTTATATCCATATAGTTAAATTATTAAATTTTATATAAATATATTTTATACATTTATCATCTCTCATTCATATATGAACGATTTATTAAATACAATATTCATTGTGATAAAAATAAATTAGTTTTAATAGATATCAAGCCATGGCTGACATATCTTAATTTCTTATAAGAGATATTCCTTTCGTTGTTCCCATCTATATCTTTTATTTTAAATTGTCCAGAAAGTCTTCTTGCGTAAATAAAACGCTCTTCTCCTTGAAACATTACCTTATCAAACAGCTTGAACCCGAAAACCTTAAAAGGAGATTGATTCATCCTTTTCTTACCTCCTTTAGGTATTTTCATCTTATGAATCTGTCTGTTATGACGACGAACTAATTTCAGCTTGTAATAATATCCAAGTCTCTCGGAGTCAAAATTCCTTGAAATCACAAAAGCGTCGGATACATGGGATTTTTCAATTCCATGGTTTATACGATCGTGTTTCGTTATATACCCGAAAGTCATCCTTACATTTGGATACAAAGATTTCAACTTGTCATATAATCTCCATTTCATGATACCCATGACGGCTGCGTCACGAAGTGACTTGCCTCTTTTTACCTTCAATTTTATATTCCCTTTATGAAATTCCTTGTGGCATGTCTCGCAAAGTGTTATAAGATTTGAAGGGGAATCTCCTCCAGTCTTACGTGACTCAATATGATGGATATTAAGAATAGGATCTTTTGACTTACCCTTACAATGCTGGCATTTATGCCCGTCTCTCGCAAGGACATACTCCCTTACATTCCAAAAACCTAATTGATCGCCTTCCTGATACTCTTTACCTGATATCTCTGGATTCTTGATCTTTTGAGTATCAAATTGGGCTACCTCGACGATGACACGGGATACCGGCAGGATAGAACACACGTTGTTAATAATACGGATATGGGCATCAATCCTATGTCGTACCGAAGGTGCTACCCATCCTAGACGTTTGCTTTTTATCCTGTTGTTAAAACGAGGCTTCCTATATCTCAACCTATTTCGTCTCGTTCTTCTTGACTCTCTTCTTGTAGACAAAAGTTCTACAATATCATTTCTAAGAATAACCTCACCGCTGTAAAGCTCCTTGCTTTTCGTCGTAGCGGATAAACCAACATGCTTGGTTCCGGCATCGACGCCTAACACAATTTCCTGTTTGTAATCGGATGTCTTGTACGTTAATTTGATGGTAAAAGGACATGTGTTTACAACGACCGCTTTGTTATCTTTTAGCAGTCGTCTAACCTTCCCATGCCTTGTCGTAGGCATCATCGGTTTACCATCTATGTCCTGTACATACACCATTTTACAAACTAATTCAATGTTTATTCAACATAAGTCAGGGTAAAAACCCTGTTAGTACCCATCGCCAATGTTATTGAAGGTTTTGTATAGGCAACACTGGAACCCAAATACGATCCCTGTTTAATCACCTACCTTAGAGCTACGGACTTGGATAAACATCCGTAGGTAACTATATATTCTCCAATAACGTAGCCTCTGTTTCAAGACTTAGGCTAATAACCTGACCGTTTCCGATATATGCAAAACATTAAATATTTTCCAACATTTTACATGTTATTTGAGGTTATACGGGAATATGTTTAAGAAAACACCATGTACCCCAACCACGACTCGAACGTGGATCCCATCTTTAGGGGAGATGTGCTACTTTCCTCTTGAGCTATTGGGGCGTATACCCTGATCCTCACGGACAAGGGTACTAAAAACATCTAAACTTTAAAAAACCTAATGACAAAACTCTATGCTAGTTTTTCCCCAAAAAAACAACGTAGTCCTGGCGGAGGGGCTTGAACCCACGTGCGACCAACTACCCTTTCTACAAGGTATAAGCTTGAGGGGATACGCCAGGATGGTTTTATGTATATATTCTATTTTTGCATATATTTATTATAGTTGCTTTTGATACATCAAACATTTTAGCGATCTTATCATAAGATAACTTTTCATTACTTCTTATACTTCTTATCATATTTGATATATCAATATTTAATTTCCCACTATATAAATTAGATTCAGCTCCTCTTTTTATTTTAAGAAGCCCCATTCTTGACGCTTCTTTCATATTATGAACCTGATCACACCATTCAAGATTATCATATCTATTATTTAACTTATTACCATCTATATGATTTAACACATTAAATCCATTATTGTTTTCAACAAAGTAAATTCCAACTAGCCTATGAATACATATGGATTTGTATTTACCATTTTTGCACAAATTTACATAATAATACCCACGGCTATTAACTCGTTTCTTTAATAATATTTTCTTACCTCTTTTGACAGATATCACATCTCCGTCTTCAGTAATAAAATAATCATTGTTATAACCTTCAATTTCTTTAAATCTACTCATTGTATTTAGTTATTTTATAATATAAGTTAATTAAAATATATCCACATCGGCTTTCACAAGAGGATATGGATAGAAATTTCTCGAAGTTTATATAGTAATATCATGAAACTATTGTCCAACATTCTAGCATATAGCACCAATCCTCGAACGGGAACGTCTCCACGCCAGACCTACCCCATCCCGTCCCCCAACTGTTCTGTAGGACGAAGCCGGCCTTGTCCCAGCCGGTGAGGATAACGGCATGACCTCCCAAGTTCTGCCCTTGGCCTTGCCAGAATCGATTACCATAATTATAGCAATACAGACCTATAACCAGAGGCCCATTCAGCATCAAAGCTACCTTAGCCGATACCGGATCTATGATCCTAGCGTAACTGTTTATTTTCTCCCCATCTACGCCTATGTTCTTGATAGACTTGATAGCGTCACGAAGAACCATCCCGTCTTGATCCTTATCCTCTCTCAGATCATATATATCGTAGGGAGAGATCTTAGCCGGTCTTTTAATAGCCCTTATACTCTTTCTCCAGTTAAGTATCTCAGCTAAGCTTACAGCGGCGCAAATAGGAGAAGATCCTTGATCCACTACGCTATCAACGTTATTGACCTTATACTCATCAGGGACAGCCTCATGCTGCATGTTCATAATAGCGTCCCTATCATCTGCTGGCGATGGTATGTAACCTAGTCCGTATTCCATTACTTATCTTTTTTATGGTAATCAATTATCTTGATATTAAACGTATCGGATCTTTGCCTTACCTGTATAGACCCTCTAGCCTTTCCCTTGGCGTCGTATAGGGCGGTGAAGCCAAAGTTATCGACCCGGCCGTCGTCCAGCGTAAACCGCCACTCCTTCCATTGGCCCATCACGGTCCCGGAAGACACTATAGAATCCACTACATAAGATATGTCAGTAGTATCATATTCCGTATAATAGGTTCTTGACGTACTGCATCCGACAACCGCTAAGGTAAATAACGTTAACAAGAAAAACAAGATCTTATTCACTTTTCTTAGATTTTTTACGTTTCTTAGATTTCTTCTTATCATCCGCCTTATTCTCGACATTTACGTCAATACCGGCATCAGAGACCTCAGGGGCGTTATTTTCAGGTATATCAATATGACCTGAGTTAGGATCCATCTTATCCTCATCAACAACAACCTCATTAGGAACATCGATGTCTAAAATCTCTGCCTCCAGATACTTGATACGATCTGACATGATTTTATTCTGGTCCTCAAGTTCCTTATATCTTCTTCTAGCCTCATCGAGTAATTTAGATGATAGTTTATGTTTCTTCTCGATATCCATATAAGCCCGTTTAAGAGTCTCTTTATCTTTTACCGACTCATTATATATCTCTCTTGATTTACTAAGCTCATTACCCATCTTAATTATAATAGAATCCTTTTGTTCTATATCCATATTAAGGGAATCGGAAAGAGTTTCAAGATACCCTACTTTCTCTTCTAATTCCGTTATCTTCTTGCGGGAATCCTCATAATCTCTTTTTAATCTACTTGAATAGCTAATAGCCTCATCAAGATCCTGTTTTAGAGTATTTATATAGCTACTCTTTACTATCTTCAATCCGAACATGTTCATTACTTTTATAAGTTCTAAAAATATCGGCTTTTATCTTGCCGACTATAATTAACTCAGCTATATGTTTGTCTTTCTCGACTATAGCCATATCCTTACGGATATTAGTGACCCTGATCATGATATTCCCGTTATTAGACGAGACGAACGGTGATCCTACCAAAGTAAGTCCCGTATCTCCGGTAAACGACGGCAGCATCATCAACACCCCTATGGTGTTATCCGGGAACGACGCCCATACCCCTGTGTCTATATCAAGGACATCACCCTGTCCTAATGGGAAAGCATTACCCTGCTTGATAGGAATATCCTTACCCAACGAGTTCCATGCTTTCGAGAATCTTACGGAGTTAAGGAAGATCTTCCCCTCTTCCTCCATCATCCCTACCATAGGGTCGCAATTCAATCTAACCTCGTTTTGTTTATCATCCGGCTTCTCCTCAAGCTCATCAAGGTCTCTGGCTGATGTAAACGACTTGCTTTCCAGAAGCTTTTTAATATCCTCAATACTGGCCATTATAATTTGATTATTAAATAAACGATCTTCAATCCTAACTTCAAATCAGATGTCTTCTCGAACATCTCCCTAAGAGGTAAGATAGTAGCGTCAAGATCTGACGCTACCCATTCTCCATCCTTATAATACATATCCTTTTCCTCGGAATACGCTATACAAGATCGATGCCCTAGGTTCTTCATAACCGTATCTACCTTATTTTGGGTAGGCATCGAGACACGATTCACTTTAGTAGATATATTGAAATTACTCTCCATTAACTTTCTGTTTTTTAATTAGTTAATTAAAATGGAAGATCACTGTCGTCTCCAAAAGGAGGATATTGAGGAGGTTGTTGTTGACCTCCAAACAAAGGGGCTTGCGCTTGCTGCGGAGCCTGCTGGTATGATGGAGGAGGCGTTTGCGTTATAGCCTCACCAGCGTTGTTTTGGCTTGGAGACTGAACCGGTCTCACGCCATCCGCTTTAATACTTTGGATATATTTATTAAGTACCTGATAAGCGAAAGCGTCTTGGGTCGTATAATCAAACTTCTTATTCCCCATTATATCAGTACTCTCAACCCTGTCAGGCCATCCATTCTGCCCGTTCTTATAATATTGCTGGATAAGCTCGTCCTTCCCATCTGGAGTTTCCCTAGCGTATGAAATGAAAAAATTACCGGGAGCATATTGATCCCCTTTCTTAGCATGAGCAGGATTTATTACCACCTTACGTTTTAGATCAATATTAGGCAAGTACCTTACCAGTGACTTAACGTAATTATTGATACCTCCTTTTTGAGTCATCAAAGGAACGTTTATAAAGTAATTACCATCCTCATCACTTATCTTTATGGATAAGTATTTGGCATTTATTCCATTGAACTCCACTTCTCGCACATTGATATCAGACAAATAACCTTCGATACCGTTCCAGAATACCCTCCAATAAGAAACGGCTCCGGTCTTCTCGTTTATATGCTCCTCGAAACCTTCCTTTGGTTCTCTTGATGACTGATATAATAATCCGCTACCACTTACTTTAAAGTAATGGTTATTACCACCTGATGAATTTTCTCTAACTCCCATTTTATATATTTTTAAATATTAAACAATAACTGATGATGACAAGAAATACTCGTTCTTATTATCCTCTCCATAAATCTTATTGAAATGAGATTTATGGTCATGTTCGATAACCACCCTATTACACGATATGCTTTTTATGATACCAAGATATCTTCCACATAATACGTTACATATAATATCTTCACCATGATAAGACAAAGAAGCAAGTCTCTCCTTACATGATTTACCGGAAGACGGGTTCTCTGACATAATACCGCATCCTTTATCGGTAAATATCAACTTGCAATGATCGAACTCATTTACCTTAAGATTGTTTTGGAGGGCTTGGACGAGTAGATCCTTATCAAAGACATAGGTACTTGTTTTGACAAAATGCTCGTCCACGAACCTCCAATTTGGATAATTACCCTCAAAATGGGTCTCATACATATCCATATCAGGCGTAGAGAAATAAGTCTTAGTATCGTCCACTTTTATAGACAACATATCCGATGACTTATCGATATGCTTATCAAGCAATATCGCAGATTCGTTCGATACCGGTATAAACATCTTCTCTACCTTATCCTGATTAGGGACAAAATACCTGTAAATAGTATTTCTATCCGTACTTACTATATTAATATTAATATCATCAATATCAATAACCACATTCTCGATGCATGGATAAAAGTCATCTACCTCCGTATAATCGCTGGCTTTGTTAAGAACCGAAACATAATCGCTCATCTTAACCTTAATTCCTCCATCAAGTATCTTATGTACCTGTGGGAATGTATTGATATCAAAAGCCGGACAACTATACTCACCAGAAGCGTAGTGGATCGTGATCTGATCTTTTCTATCCGAAAGCAGTATCGTAATCTCACAATTCTTCTGTTTTTTCATGAACTTAATAAAAGAGCTTGCCTCTACCAAGAAAGAGAAGTTAGAGTCAGCCTCTACCTCCAATCGCTCTATAACACATACCTTGGCATTTACGGAAGTGATATAAGCCAGATTATTGACAACATCTATCTTAAGATCCTTATAAAGGGAGTTGGAACCGGCGTTCTTAACCACCGTCTCCAATTTGCCCAACTTCTCATTTAATGACTTCGACAAGCATCTTATAAGCATAACGAACAACTTTTTATTACATCGCAAATATAATCATAATTATATTAATACAAATACAATAAATACTTAATAGTATTAAAATAGTTTAAACTTACGTCTAATATACTCGGCTATAAGCGTAGCGTCACACATGCCGTCTTGTATCTTAGTAGGTTGTACTCCTTTTCCTGACCATGGTTTCACGAAAGAAACCAAAGGGAAAAGGCGCATGGCACATCGGATGGAGGTAGCCTTCGTGTCTAACTTCGCCGCCGTATACACCCGATCGGCTGTCGTATGAAGCTCCTTCTGCCAGGTCTTTGGTTGCACCTCCTCGAACATGAACCTAACATCCGGGTGAGATCCGTATCGCTCCATCATCTCCACCATCATAGCGAATAGGGCGTTCGGTTCCCTGCGTCTCCCGCCAAAGGTGAAGTTGCTGGCGGCCGAGCTGTTGTGGATGCTGTGGACGTCCTCGACGGCGATCGCCAGCGTCCCGCCTCCCTTTTCTTGGATCTTGTCAGCGGCATCGAGGAAGAAGCTTGATATAGCCCTAAGATCTATATCCCCCTTAACCGATATCCTTGGAGTCATAATTACCTTAATATCCCCGTTCTCCGGGATCATGGACAATCCTCCGGTGTCTATACCCGGATCTATACCTATTGATATATTCATAACTTCAACGTATATAATGAATGGAAATCCTCCGGTCTAAACACCTGTATTGAGTTATCCGGATACATACCTATATAATAACCGTAAAAAGCCCGTAGAATGCCATTTTCTAGCCTTATATCCAATGCCTTTACCTTATTCCCTTCAACCATAACATCAACCTCATCAGTCTTGTTAGATATCTTATCGAACCATTCAGGTATAGGATCAATACCGTACCTGAATGCGTTTACCGTTGATTTTATCGAGATATATGTTCCCATATTAGATAAGATTACAATCGTCTCGTTTAACAACCTTAAAATCGCCATTTCTAAGTAATATCGCTACATCAGATCTCGTATACGTAAGAGGTGTATACGACACCAAATGATAAGAAGCCTGCCCTGTCGCTGGCCGAACTGGTCTTAATACGGCTATGGCTATATCGCCGCCAAGTTCCGTACCACCGGTAACACCCTGTAGGCACATGTATATGAATCCCTCATACTCATATCTCTTTCCGATAAACTCACTCATGGGAATACCTACGAACAGATAGTTCTTCACATCCCCTTTCTTAACCTCGACAGCGTTCTCTACACTGGACGGTATTACGTCTACAAATTTTACTCCTATTGCCATGTCTATATTTTCATTTAAATTAGTCAATTTGTTTCTTTTTGTATCATAAAACGTTTACATCTTAATAATTTCAACTTTTTGTACGTAATATCCCGTTGATTACCACCGTCAATATCACGGATATTGAAACTACCCGATTTGCGTCTTCCAAATATGAAGTAACAATTGCCTTCAAACATAACCCTGTCAAACAAACGAAAACCAAAAACCTCAAAAGAAGATTGATTCGGCTTTTTAACCCCTCCTTTTAAAACCTTTTGTTTGTGGATTTGACGATTATGTCTTCTAATCAACCTTACCTTGTAATGATATTCTAACATTAAAGCGTTGAAATTCTTAGAAATAACGAAAGCATCAGAGATATGGGATTTTTCAATTCCATATTTAATCCGATTGTATTTCGTAATGTATCCGAACGTCATCGAAACGTTGTCGTATCTGGATCTCAGCTCCTCGTACAACTTCCATTTCATGATACCCATGACGGCTGCGTCGCGAAGCGACTTGCCTCGTTTTACCCTCAAATCGATTTTACCTTTATGATACTCCTTATGGCATGTCTCACATAAGGTAATAAGATTTGAAGGAGAATCACCTCCTGTTTTTCGAGACTCGATGTGATGAACATTCAAAATCGGGTCTTTTGACTTACCTTTACAATGCTGGCATTTATGTCCATCCCTTGTCAAGACATATTCCCTGACATTCCAAAAACCAAGTTGATCTCCTTCCTGATATTCGTTACCGGAGATGTCAGGATTCTTGATCTTTTGTGTATCAAATTGGGCAATCTCGACGATGATACGGGATATCGGCAGGGTAGAACAGATGTTGTCGATAACACGGATATGAGCATCAATCCTATGTCGTACCGAAGGTGCTACCCATCCTAGACGTTTGCTTTTCACCCTGTTTTCAAAACGAGGTTTTCTATACCTCAACCTATTTCGTCTCGTTCTTCGTAACTCTCTTCTTGTAGACAAAAGGTCTACAATATCACTTCTAAGAATAACTTCACTGCTGTAAAGTTCTTTGCTTTTCGTCGTAGCGGATAAACCAATATGTTTGGTTCCCGAGTCGACGCCTAACACAATCTCTTGTTTGTAATCGGATGTCTTGTACATCAATTTGATGGTAAAAGGACATGTGTTCACAACGACCGCTTTGCTGTCTTTTAGCAGTCTCCT